ATAAATATTTGATGACATTTCAAAATCTACTTTCTCGTATTCCAAAATGGAATGCAATTATTGTTGAAGAAGAACGCAAACGAATTATTGAAAGAAGTGGATGTAATTATTTAGAAGATTTGATTACTTGTGTTCATATTATTCAATTGAAAGTATTGACATGTATTCGTGTTGGAAACAAACAAAAAAAAATAGATATTTCTATTCCAAATTTAGATAATTTCATTCATAAAGTATATATCAATGTTGCTCGTAAGTTATATATGAATGTATATTTATTTGAAAAAAATATTAATCCACTTCAAGTACAAAAGAACAATCGTGAATTAGAACTTATTGTCCAAGAATCTATTTTAATGGCTATACGTGAAAGTATTCCAACCGAGGCTATTATTCGTGCATATATGGAAGAGAGTGTAGAACAAGAAGAAGAGGTCATTATTGAAAAATTAGAAGACCCAGTGGTTGAAACTCCACCCCCACAATCAAATGAATCATTTGAACCAATAACAACCAATGATACTTCTTCAAAGGATGAATTGCCCCCGGTGGTTCCTTCTATACAAAATATTGATAATGAACCTGTAATAACACGTTTATCTTTTAATGATTATGATTCTATAATGGACCAAGATAGTAAAATAGATACGATAAATGCACCAAAAACAATAGAACGTTTAGAAGAAATTAGCACGTCACGGGCTATACAACGTAAATTAGAAGAAGAAAGTGATAGTGAAGAAGAGAATGACCGCATAACAATTGATACAGAACCTATGGATTTAACTGGATTTGAATTATTAGATGGAAATGATACAATGAATGATATTCCAACATTAGATTTTGAAGAACTACCATAATGCGTAATAATATCTATAAAAATATTTCATAATTATTATATATTTTATGGAAAATATACTGATTGTGTCATTTTTAATAACTTTTATATTTTGTGTAATGAAATTTTTAGAAGCAAAATATTTAGACAAAGAATGGAAACCTTTGAAATATTTTGTTAGAGATGCAATTATTGTATTAATCAGCGCTGGTCTTGGTAGTTTCATATTTTTTCAAAATAGTAATACTATTTCCGAATTATTCAATGTGGTCACTGAAACAAAAACTTTGAATAGTGCAACTACACAAATATTTACTGATGCTCCTGGATTCTAAAATATATTTGTAATATATATATTATATGTCACAAATAGTAAATGAACAAATTCAATTAGTAAAAGAAAAAAAAGAAAAAAAACACCATAAACCAAGAGTGACGAAGAAAAAAATGCCAGAAAAATCACAGGATGAAATTATTTATAGAAATACAGAACCAATGAACGAAAAATTACTAGAATTAATGGTAAATTTAACAGCATTGATGGCTAAACGTGGTGACAAAATACGAGCAAATACATATAAACGAGCACAAGAAACGATTTTATCATATCCTAAACCTATTCTCAATGTAAATCAATTACTGGGAGAACCAGGAATCGGTCCTGGTATTATGAAAAAACTAAAAGAATATCAAGAAACTGGAACATTAGAATTGTTAGAAAAAGAAAAGAACAAACCAGAATATATATTAAGTAATGTTTATGGGATTGGACCAATCAAAGCAAAGGAATTAGTTGAAAAATACGGAATAAAAAGTATTGAAGAATTACGAGAACGCCAAGAAGAAGTTCTCAACGTTGTTCAAAAAATAGGTCTAAAATATTATGAAGAAATAGAACAAAAGATTCCACGAGCAGAAATTGATGAATATAATAATATTTTTGCGAATGTTTTTAGCACTGTGCATGAAGATGTTTCTGCATATGAAATTGTAGGTAGTTACCGTCGTAAAATGCCAGAATCTAGTGATATTGATGTTATTATTACTGCTGAAAATCCATCAGCATTTGAAAATTTCATAAATATGTTAATAGAAAAAAAAATAATCACCAATGTTCTCTCTTATGGTAAAACAAAAGCATTAGTTGTTGCGAAAATACCAACCAGTAATATTCATCGTCGTGTTGATTTTTTATATACAAAACAGGATGAATATCCATTTGCAATTTTATATTTCACTGGCAGTAAAGGATTCAATACAGCAATGAGATTACATGCATTAAAATTGGGATATACACTTAATGAACATGGTTTAACAAAAATAGTACATAACAAAAAAACAGAAAAAGTGGAAAAGATATTTATTAATGAGCATGATATATTTAATTTTTTAGGATTAGAATACAAAAAACCAGAAGAGAGAACGGATGGTCGGGCAGTTGTTCCTAAATCAATTCCAAAAATGCAAGAACCAACAAAAATAATTGATAATATGGATTTTATGAAAACTGATTTTTTAAAAACAATATCAAAAGAAGACCTTGGAGAACCAAGTTCTCAAAAAATAACAGATGAAATACAAGAAAGTTCTCTTAAATCAATTGTTACAGAACCAGAAAAACAAAAATCAAGAAAATCAAAAAAAAATAAAAGCCAATACAAACAATCAATTACCAAAAAATCAAATAAATAATATATACATTTTTACATGTAAATGTATATATTCAAGTTGCATGAAAGTATATTGGAAAACAGTAATACAACATTGTTTCAATATGATTTTATTTTCCATATATGATTCCATTTAGACCTTTTTCCAAATCAATTTTTTATGATTTTTTTTCTAGTTCTACGAGAACTTCTTTTTGAAAGTTTCAACGATTTTTTACTTGAATTTATTTTACTTCGTATATTAGTTCTAATTATCTTTTGTTTGTTCTCAACATTGTCCAAATTCAATATCTCGAATATAGTATTATCAAACAATCTATCTACAAATGAATCGTGTATTTCTTTTACTTTTTCCATGTCTTTCATGAAATAATTTTCATTTTTTTTATTCAAATTGAACATTCCATAAAGATATTTATTCAATATAATCAATTCTAAATATGCATTCAAAAATAGTTTTGTCTCTATTTTTATATGATGGAATATACCGTCTATTATTTTATAATAATTCAAATATTCAATTTTTTCTAATGATTTTGTTTTCATACCAACCAAAAATAACATAGATATTTCATGTATATTGAATTCTTGCATATTACGATAGAATAATTCATATAGATAAAATAAACGAGCAATATGATTTATTGATTTGTGAATAAATTCGGTTTCATTGATTGAACCATATACACTTTTTCTACTTATATATGCATTAATATTATCATCTATCAAAGTATTATATTTTGAAATAGGTATTTGTTTATTATTCAATTCAATAATATTAAATGAACCTTGTTCATATGCATCTCCGGATGGTGGATTTGAAAAAATATCACTATAATTTGGTATCAATATGATCATTTCAAGAACATGGTCAATTACACTGATATTTTCATGTTCTATCTTACATACAATTTGAATTTTATACATTGTTTTATCATCGTTTATAAATCCTACGATATAGAAACTTCCAATAGATTGTATTATATAGCCTAAATCTTTTGTTTTGTGTTCTATTGGAATATCTTCATATTCATCAATATCAAAATCAACAACATGATTCATATTTCTAAATATTTTTTTGTATTTTTTGAAATTATTTACTAAACAATTGAGAACCCATTTTGTAAAATCACTGTAAAACATAGATATTTTACCATCCATATTGAAAAAATATACTTCACCTTTTGTATTATACGATAATTTTGGCGGATATACAGTAACATCTATATCACCAGTTGGATCACAATAATCATGTAAATTAATATTATGAAACTTTTTGTTCAAAATTTCATAAATACTTCCACCCAGAAAATAATATATTGGAGAACCATTGTTCTCAAACCTTTCTATAAATTGTGTATTATTTTCCGTATCTATACATTCACTATCATTATTGTATGAATATTTATCAAATGGAATATCCATAACACAATTCATTAAATATTCACCGTATGGATAAAGAAATCCTATGAACATTTTTCGTTTTTCATTAAATGTATATTTGAATTTTGGAACTTTCATCAAAGGCTCTAAACCCCCTTTTTTCAATTTATTCATTTTGTTCATATATAAATACAAAATATATAAAGTTTTCTTTGTAAAGATTAAAAATGGAAAATGAAAAAATAATACACTATATAATTAATTTCAAAAATGATGGAATAAATATATTGGATTCTTTGAATGAAAAAGAATTAATACAAATAATTGTATTATCAAGTGATAAATACTATAATAGTAATAATCCACTCATGACGGATAATGAGTATGATATAGTAAAAGAATATACAAATACAAAATTCCCTAAAAATATTGTTAGTCATTCAATTGGCGCACCTGTAAAAAAAAATAAAGTTATATTACCATATCAAATGCCCTCTATGGATAAAATTAAACCAGATTCAAATGCTCTTTCGAATTGGATGAGTAAATATAAAGGTCCATATGTATTATCATGCAAATTAGATGGAGTTAGTGGTATGTATTCAACACATGGGGGAGTTGCTAAATTATATACTCGTGGTGATGGAACAACCGGTCAAGATGTTAGTCATTTATTGGCTGTTTTGAATTTACCAAAAGAACCAAATGTTGTTGTTCGTGGTGAATTCATAATTCCTAAACAAATTTTCGAAGCCAAATATAAATCTATATTCGCAAATCCACGAAATTTAGTTTCTGGAATTATCAATAGTAAAACAATAGATGAAAAAACAAAAGATTTACATTTTGTTGCATATGAAATTATTCAACCACAATTTCCACCAAGCCAACAATTACAAAAATTAACAGAAATGAAACATGAAGTTGTATTGTATAAATCAGTCCAAACATTATCCAATGAAATATTGTCCGAAATATTGGTGGAATGGCGAACAAATTATATGTATGAAATCGACGGTGTTATTGTAACTGATGATAAAATATATCCACGTATTTCTGGAAACCCCGACCATGCATTTGCATTCAAAATGGTTCTTTCTGACCAAATGGGTGAAGCCAAAGTGGTAGATGTTATATGGTCACCAAGCAAAAACGGTTATTTGAAACCACGAGTCCGTATTGAACCAATTCGTTTAGGTGGTGTTACAATTGAATATGCAACTGGGTTTAACGGAAAATTTATTGAAGATAATAAAATAGGTATAGGTGCAATTGTCCAAATGATACGAAGTGGTGACGTAATACCCTATATAAAAGCAGTTACAACACCCGCTGAAAAACCCAAAATGCCAAGTGTTCCCTATAAATGGACATCAACCCATATTGATGTTGTTTTAGAGGACATTAAAGGAGATATTACTGTATTAGAAAAAAATATAACGATGTTTTTTGTAGAATTAGAAGTAGATGGGTTATCCAGTGGAAATATAAAACGTATTATGGATGCCGGTTATAATACTGTGGGTAAAATATTAAAAATGACTAAAACCGATTTTGAAAAAGTGGAAGGATTCAAATCAAAAATGATTGAAAAAATATACAATGGAATACATGAAAAAGTAGAAAATGCGTCATTATTGGACATTATGGTAGCATCCAATACATTTGGAAGAGGATTATCGCGGAAAAAAATGCAACCAATGTTAGATGAATATCCTGATATATTGATATCACGAGATACACCAGAAGAAAAGGTTCAAAAACTACAAAGTATAAAAGGTATTGGTTTGGAAAATGCAAAAGGATTAATATATAACATACCCACGTTTATGGCATTTTTGGAGGAAACCGGATTACAGAAAAAATTAGATAATAAACCCGCAGTGCCAAGAGAAAATATAGTAATAAATACAAACGACCGATTGTATGGTAAAAAAATAGTAATGACAAAAATTCGCGATAAAGAAATCATTGAAAAACTGCAACAAGTGAATGCTACATTAGAAGATTCAGTAAATAAAAATACATTTGCGGTGATTGTGAAATCAAAAGAGGATGATTCCAATAAAATAAAAAAAGCCAAAGATTTAGGAATACCAATTTATACAGTTGAAGAATTCAAAATGCAATATATGAAATAAAAAATGAAATAAAAAATTGAGTATAATTTGTAGGAAGGATACAAATTATATGAATACGATGCAAACAAAAGGATTAACGCGTAATACTATTGATAAATATTATACAAAACCAACAGTAGTAAATATGTGTTTAGATAAAATAAAACAATATATAGATATACACGAAAATGATGTGATAATTGAACCAAGTGCAGGGAATGGTGCATTTATATGTGGAATAAAACAATTATCCAAAAATTATAAATTTTATGATATAGCGCCAGAAAACCCAGAAATAGAAATGCAAGATTATTTATCTATGAATGTTACAAAACAAAGTGAAAATATACATTGTATAGGAAATCCGCCGTTTGGAAGACAATCTTCTCTTGCAATAAAATTCATAAAAAAGTCATGTGAATATTGTGACACAATATCATTCATATTACCTAAAAGTTTCAAAAAGGATAGTTTGAAAAAAACATTTTCCCTAAATTTTCATTTATTATTTGAAATGGATTTACCTGAAAAATCATTTTTAGTAGATGGTGTAGAACATGATGTTCCATGTATATTCCAAATTTGGTGTAAAAAAAATTATAATAGAGAAATAACCGAGAAATTAGAACCTACTAGTTTTGAATTTGTAAAAAAAACAGAAAATCCTGATATATCATTTAGAAGAGTTGGGGTATATGCTGGAAAAATCGATAAAAATGTAAATGAAAAAAGTGAGCAATCACATTATTTCATTAAATTTACAAATAACAAAACATTAGACGAAAATATAGAAAATTTATCAAAAATACGATTCAATTTTGATAATACAGTTGGTCCAAAATCAATATCAAAACAAGAACTAATAAAAGAATTCATAGCATGTATATGAAATATACTAAATTATGTTTTCAGTAATACATTAGAAACTAGTGCATTTTTTACTTCTTTTGCAGGTTCTACACATTTAGAAGTCTCGGGTATTTGAATCGGGTTATAAAATATTTTATAATGTTCTAATTTTTTTGCAAATCTAACATGTTTTGTTTTGTTCTTTTTTTTCTTATTTTTAATATTTTTTTTTATAGTTTTATTTTTCATTATATAATAAAACTATATTTTTTATACATACGATGGTATTTTGTCTATATTGATTACACGTGGATGTTCTAAATCTTGTTCATTTATTTCAAATTGTGATAACAATGGATATTTGAATTCATCGTGAGGAATATGTTTATGAACGGTTCTTGCAATCATTTTATATAATTTGAAATTTGGATAACGTTCATCTCCGTTTGTTTTATACAAAACATTTTTATTATTATCGTCCATACACCAACGAACTATTGTTTTTTGGAAATCATCCATTTTTTTTGGATTATTATCATCATCAATAACAAAATCATAAATAGAACATCCCAATCTACACAAATCAAAACTCATATTTGGGTCTAAACGGGGTTTGTTTTCATTCATAAACGGTTCGCAATTATATTGGGTGGCGGCATCGCCGCCATTTGCGAAACTATCACTACATAACATTTTACCTTGATATTTGTAAATACTTCTACCAAAATCAATTATTTTGTATATTTTTCCATAAGTAGGAACCTTGTAATATTTGTTGTTAAATTTATAATACAAAAATTCAATGTCTGTATTTATATACATGATGTTATTGGTATGTAAATCGTTGTGTGTAAATTGAAATGCCTTTTGGTAAGTAGCTAATATAATAACGATTTGAAAAATTGCACTGGCAGATTGGTTTTCATCCATGATATTGTTCTCAAATAGTTCATCCATAGTTCCATCACATTTTTCTAAACAAATCATTTGTATTGGAAATTTAGAAACATATGCATATATTTCTTCTTCTTCCTCTGTATCATTTTCATCACTAGAAGTACTAGATGTATCACTACTACTGCTACATGTTGAATAAACAGTTTCTTCATCTTCGTCAGTTGTATAATTCAATTCACTTTTAGAAGATTCATTTGATGATGAACATGATGAAGATGTAGATTTTTTAGTTGAATTGTTTTTATATACCAGTTCTCCTTCAATATTTGTAATTTCATTGGAAGATGATTCTTCTAAAATATCCGCACCCAATGATATAGCAGATAAATTGTGAGGATTTGATAAAGAAGAAATTGCAATTTTTTTACGATTACGACGAGAACCAAAACTCATTTTTTCTTCATTTGTATTGTCACTAATGGAAAATAAGAGACCAATATTTTCATTAAAAAATTTTGAACCATGTAAATATTCTAAATCGTCCGTTATATTTGCCTTGAATTTCTGTTGAATTCCTAAAAATGAACCATAAAAATCAATACCATGAACAAATCCATGAGAATTTAATAATTGACTGCTTAAATAACTAAAAAAACAATCAGTATATGCCATATTATTATAATTTCTTAATTTTGAAAAACATATATCATCATTATTTATTGTTGGTAGAACATAATCGCTATCTAATTTATCATATTTACCAATCATATAACGTATTGGGTCTAGAAGTGGAGAGAACTTGATAAATACATTTTTTTCATGAATAGTATTTGTTTCTAAACATTCAACTTCCTTCAAATTTTTAAATTGATATTTAGAATTTAATGAAATACGGTTGTAGTTAGTTTCATCCATTTTGAAATAAAGATTATAAATTGGATTATAATTTTGAAATTTATCAATAGAAAATGGTTTATAATCATTATCTTGGTCCATTTTGGTGTGAATGTATTGTTTTTCTAATTCTTCTAAATCAATTTCTTTTCTTTTACAAAAATGAATATTGAATAATTTTGCAGGATTTTCTAAATCTGTCATAATAGTTTCTGTATATTTACTCATGAATATAAAAACAATTATATCCAAACTTATTTTACTAATACATAGTTCTTTATATCCTATTTTTGCATATACGTTATGTTTTGAACAATTAATTTGTGTCTATACAATAAATATTTAGGAAAAGTATGACGTTAGAATTGAAAAAATTTGATATGAGAACAATTACTTTTAAACCCGATGAAAACAAAGGTCCTGTAATTGTAATGATTGGACGTCGTGATACTGGTAAATCATATTTGGTAAGAGATTTATTATATCATCATCAAGATATTCCTATTGGAACTGTAATATCAGGAACAGAGGCTGGTAATGGATTTTATGCAAGTCATGTTCCTAAATTGTTTATACATGAAGAATATAATACAGTATTAATTGAGAACATTTTACGTCGTCAAAAAGCTGTCTTGAAACAAGTGAATAAAGAAATTGAAACTTATAAAAAAACCACAATAGACCCTCGTGCATTTGTTATTTTAGATGATTGTTTATATGATCAAACATGGACTCGTGATAAAATGATGCGTCTTTTATTTATGAATGGTCGTCATTGGAAAGTAATGCTGATTATTACTATGCAATATCCATTAGGTATTCCACCCAATTTGAGAACAAACATTGATTATGTATTTATTTTAAGAGAACCATATATGACAAATCGTAAAAGAATATGGGAAAATTATGCATCCATGTTCCCAACATTGGAAGCATTTACTGCGGTAATGGACCAAACCACGGAGAACTATGAATGTTTAGTAATAAATAACAATGCAAAATCCAACAAATTACAAGACCAAATATTTTGGTATAAGGCCGAAGGAAGACCTGATTTCAAATTGGGTTCAAAAGAATTTTGGGAAATTTCTAAAAATATGGGGTCTGATGATGAAGATGAAGCATATGACCCAAGTAAATCCAAAAAGAAAAGTAGTGGTCCAGCTATAAATGTGAAAAAATCAAAATGGTAAGAAAAACAATATAAAAAATATACAAATATATACTGTGTATATGTATATTTCATTCAAAGAAGGCACTTATGAATCTCCTCTTGTATTTTCATTGCTAATAATAGTAATTATAATTACTTCTTGTATATTATCAAAATTAACAACAGGTTCTTTTTTTTGTTGCAAACGAAGAGTAGAACCCACTGATGATAATATACATTATACATTGAGTCCAGTATGAAATTTGTATTATTTCTTTATTTGAACATATCAAATAGAGAAATATCTATTTATCATCCATTTCAACTTGAATACTATCTGCACGTTGTTCGTTTTGTTGTTCTGTTTGTTTTGTTTCTTGTTGTTTCAATTTACTTTCACGTAACATTTCATTACGAATATTGGTAGTTTCAACATCAGCAGCTTCGCGTTCTTCAAAATTGACAGTTTCACGGACACCAATCAAATTACCATCCTCATCAATTGTTTGTGTCAATACATTTCCTGATTTTTCTGCCAATTTGATATTTTCTTCAATTGCCTTCTTTTTTGTTTCTTTGATACGTTGTTCAAATTCTTGTTTTGCCTTGGTTTCATTTTTCAATTTTTCTTGATGTAATTTATTCAATTCTTCCTCCATAAATTCAACACGTCCAGTCTTGTAAGCATCTGGGTCCCATGGAATCCAAATTCCAACTGGTCCTACAAATATATCATGATTTGGGTCATAATCACGTAATTTCTTACATTGCATTTCTGCCTCTTCTTGGGTTGAAAATACACCTCTTACTTTTAATCCACGAACCGATGTTTGAAATGCATTTTCTCGTTGAAATTGTGTTGCTAAACGGTCCTCATTTTTATCCATAAAATTGTTGAAATCATCGTCAATAGATGATTCTTTCAATTTGATTTCTTCTTCCTTGGAGAATTCATTGAAATCATTCATTACATCTTCAACATTTAAATTGTATTTATATGACAAAAAGTGAATGAAATCAAAGAATTTAGTCATTGATTTAGTGAATTCCCATTGTTTTAGGAAATGTTCAAACATAAATAATTCTCTTTTTTTCAAAATCTTTTCAGGTGAAATGAACGACATACATACGAATTTCTGTCCTGCAATTGGGGTATCTTCATCACACAAATCAACATATTTTGGATTTGGTTTTCCGTTGTCTAAATTTTTTCTTTCAAAAGTTGCCATTGTAATATTTTAGCAGAAAATATGTTTAAGTATTTTTTAAATTAATATATTAAATTTTTAATTTTTTTATTAGTTATATTATATAGTCGCCATGACATTCGATTTAGCTGAATTAGTAAAACGCATTATCAAATACCTTGTTGAAGGTCTTGCCGTTGCCATTGTTGCAATGATTGTTCCACGTAAGGCTCTTGCAGTTGATGAAATCATCATCATTGCATTAATTGCTGCTGCATCTTTCAGTATTCTTGATACATTTGTTCCTTCTATGGGTTCATCCATGAGAGGTGGTGCCGGATTTGGTTTAGGAACAGGTTTAGTCGGTGGTATTAAACTTGCATAAACAATTTGATTTACAAATGTAATTATGTAAATACTGTTTTATTTTACAAAAATAATATTGTTCTCATAGACAATATTATTTGTTATGTTTCATGTAGAATAATATACAAAATATATATGAATTCATGAACTCATTTAACACATTTAGTTCATCCGTAGTGAAAAGTGGAATTACCGACATTGTTTCATTTAATAATGATTTATATGAAAACACGGGGTTATATGGACAACTTGCATACAATGTGATAGATGATAATTATAAAGGTAATCCATATTGGTTTGAAAATTATGCATATGTGAATGTAAATAAACAAATCACAAATTTAGATAGTATATCCAATGCAGTATTACCATTAGCACAAAAATTGAATGAAACATATACTCTTACTACATTGAATAACAAAGATTATTTTGCATGTCAATGGTCTGGATATTTCAAATCTGATTATACTGGAACTTGGACATTTTATTTAGATACCGATAATAGTGGTAATTTATGGTTAGGTGATAATGCGATTACTGGATATACCCCTGCAAACAGATTGATTATGGATGATTATAATATAAATAATGTTGCTGCTACAAATTTGACTTCTGCCACCATAAATTTAGTAAATGGAAAATATTATCCAATAAGAGTTCAATGGGGAGAAGAAACTGGTGGAATAGGGTTTCAATTATCATTTAGTAAAGATGGAGGCGTTACGAGAATAACAGATTTGACGAATTATTTATATTCTGCAAAACCAAGTATGAATACCCTTGTAGGAATACCGCAAGTATTTATAAAAAGAACAGCAAATACAGATGATAATTTGTATATACCAAAATTATTTATTCAATATACAGATAAAGGATATCATAACAATGATGTGGATTTTGTTCAAAAAAATCCTTTGTTTGTAACCGGTCAAGGTGTCCGTGTTTCAAAAGGTCCTTACTACATTGCAAATATATACAATTTAAGTGAAGCAGCTACTGTATTAAATTTTCAGTTGCCACTTGCGGATGGTCTTCATAATAATTTTTCATTATTATTTACTGGATATTTCAAGGCTGATTTTACAGGAACATACACATTTAATTTACTTGCGGATGACGAAACATATCTATGGATAGGAGACATTGCAAACAGTGGATACACAAGAAGTAATCGTCTTGTTTTTGGTCTTGCGACTGGTCAAACATATACTGGAACTATAAACTTGACAAATGGTGTATATTATCCAATTCGTTTATTATATGGTCAATTCACTGGACCTGGTAATTTAACTTTATCTTTTACACGAAACGGTCAAACTATTACAGATTGGACACCATATACATTTCATCCAGTCACACCGGTTGGTGGATATCCAAAAATGTTTGTTGAAGAACTTATTTATATAGGTGGGGCAGATAGTCCTATCAATGCCTATTTTACAGACCATTATATTGATATTCCATATACGGATGGTTCATTGAACAAATATGCAGGTAGGTATGATATTACATCTAGTAGTTATTATTCATTCTCAACTGAAACAAATCAAAAGGCATTCCTTGTATTCAAAGGCGATAATGCAATGTCAGCTGCCAATGCATATACAACTTGGTGGGGTGCGGGTGCGATTAATGCAGGATTTTTACCAATAACAGATACAACATTGAGTTATACACAAACTCCATATAGCACTAATGGGAATTATCGTGGGGGTGCAAGCACCGATGGAATTTATTCTACCTATTTTTCAACAACTTACTATACAAGTGGTAACACTACTGCAACTGCTAACGGTGAATGGATTCAAATAAGTCTTCCATACAAGATGAAATTACGTAGTTATAGTAATCGTTCTCGTTTTACAGATAGTCGTATTCCAGTTCAATATGTAATATTAGGTTCAAATAATGGTTCAACATGGTATCTTCTTGATGATGTTGATATTGGAACATGGAATAATTACGTGGCATTGAAAAAATATACAATAGATACGACTACATATCCATATGCTGATAGTTATTACAATTATTTTAGATATGTTATAGAAAAACTGGATTCAAGTCCATCATCAACTGTTCCCGACAAACAATATGCGCATGAAAACCAATGGAATTTAGTAGGTATAAAAGAACCAAGAATTGATGAAGATATTGTCTATATTGGAGGTCTATCCAGTCCCATCAAATCATATTTTACAAATTATATTATAAATGTTCCAACTATGGATGGCTCACTGAATAAATATGCTGGTTCTTATGAAATGAGAGCGTCAAGTATATATGGCCCTACATGGTTGCCTTACAAATTATTCGATAACAGTAATACATTCAATTCTGCAACAGTAGAGTATCCTGCATGGAGTTCCGGCAGTATTTCTTCAAATGCATATAAACCAATTACAAATGAATCCTTAACTTATTCAACTACTCCATATAATAGCACCACTGGTAGTTATCAAGGTGGTGGAAATGCATCAACCATATTTACAACAACATATTATACAACTGGTTCAACTACTTTAAGTCGTAGTGGAGAATGGGTTCAAATAAATGTCCCATACAATATGAAATTGATTAGTTACAGTAATCTTACAAGATATAAATATGCACGTCTTCCAGTTCAATATGTAATATTAGGTTCAAATGATGGTTCAACATGGTATCTTCTTGATGATATTGATATTGGTTCATGGGTTAATTATATTCCATTAAAAAAATATAATATAAATACAACAACTTATCCATATGCTGCAAATTATTATAGTTATTTTAGATATGTTATAAGTAAATTAGATACAAAACCAAATAGTGGAGACAGGATTATAACAAATGAAGGTCAATGGTGTTTAGTAGGTATTAAACAAACCAATTTATATGTAGGAAAACCAATCAATATAGGAGCAAATAGTCCAACCGGATTTACAAGTTATTTTACATCTAATAATGTAACAGTTCCATCTACATTTTCATCAAAAGAATATATAGGAACATATACTATTAGCGAATCAAGCACAGCCATTGCTACTCCATCTGCATATAATTTATTTTTGAACAGTAGCACTAACGATGGAACATCATATGGTGTTATTTGGCACTGTGCGTATCCGGGTAATTCATATATAAATGGAGTGGCAGTAATTTATCCAAAAGCCCCATACATTTATGATGTTACAGGCGATTATCAAGGAGGTGGGTCTTATTTTACAACACCTTTTTATAATACTTCAAATTCAACATATACTTCACCAGGGTTTGCGGGAGAATGGGTTCAAATTAAGTTACCATTTAGAATTAAATTGACAGGATATTCACATAGAACACGTTATCTTAACTTTATTAGAAATCCCGATGTATATAATATTTTTGGTTCAAATGATGGTATAATATGGTATGTTGTTGATAAACAAACAACTTTTGTTACGAATTTAAACACCATTGTCACAAATACAACAACAAATGTAGATGCAAAACATGGATATTCTTATTTCCGTTGGGTAATAAATTCAATAACCGGTGGAGATGTTGCAAACGAAAATCAATGGAATTTAATAGGTATCCGTGTTACATAAGAATATTCAATTGAGAACAAAAATTTGATAGTGTTGTTCTCAACTACTGAAATACAAAACCTTGCATAAACCCTTCGGGACCCGGGGCGATTTTTCTGGGTGTTACTAGTAGCAGAAAGAACCCGCCCCGGGTCCCGAAGGGTTTTCAATATATATTTTGGATATGCAAGAAATGAAACAATAACTTGCTAAACAATGTTTTTTACAAAGATGTTGAGAACATGAAAAGAAAACAAGGAAAACAAGGATTTTTACAACAATGTTCTCAACTTCTTGTAAAAATGTATTCCTAAATATCTTTGAAAAGAATAGTTGTTCTTAATTTTGTTTTTTATAAACAATGTTTTTACAAAGTGATTGAGAACATGAATAGAAAACATGGAAAAACAATGACTTTTGAAACAATGTTCTCAACATCTTGCAAAAATAAGTTCCTAAATATCTTTCAAAAGAATAGTTGTTCTTAATTTTATTCTTCCTAAACAATATTTTTGTAAAGATGTTGAGAACCAAAAAGAAAACATGCAAAAATAAGGACTTTTATTGCAATGTTCTCAACTTCTTCTAAAAATAAGTTCCTAAATATTTTTGAAAAGAATAGTTGTTCTTAATTTTGTTTTTTATAAACAATGTTTTTGTAAAGATGTTGAGAACAACAATAAAATAAAAATATTATATATATGAAAAATTACAAAACAAAAAAGAATAATAAAACCAAAATTTCATTGAAAAAAAACAAACATTCAAAATCAATGAAAATACAAAAAAAGAGATATTTAGCAAAATGCAAACTTCGTGGTGGAATGGAAACTGAAAACAACTGTCCTATATGTTTAGAAAAATTAGATGGAACAGAAAATATCACATTAAGTTGCACCCATATTTTTCATAAATCATGTATGACTGATTGGTGTAGAGGTAAAGAAAAATGTAATTGTCCATCATGTAGAACAGATTTGAATGATAATGACCTACGTAATTTAGGATTAGGTGAAGAAATAATTTTACGACGAAGAATAAAAGGATTTATAGCATATCATGTAGAGAATATTCGTGATAGTTTAGCAAGAAATGATATACCGCCTATTCCGACTAAATTACGACGCAAAATACGACGTGTTGTATATAGAGAAGGTGGACCGCGTGAGCGATTTTTGAATATGATATTGATTTTTGTGGAAATCTACACAAGAAACTTCAATGAAAACATTATGCATATGAATAATGAAACTGATAAATATGGTTTTTCAAGAATATTACAACAATCGGTTGAAACTATATATGAATCAATTCCAGATATAATGAGAACAATTAATGATGAATTTCCTTATGAATATTTAACATTGTATCCAAAAGTTGAACAAATTATGAAAGGGATTATTGATTTCATTGATGTATCTAGTATGCAAAGTATAAGTGACCCGAACAGTCCATATTATGAAGTTATAACATTTATTTAGTTATATTTGAGAACATTCATACAAATGTTCTCAATTTATTGAATATTGTTGATTGGTCTCAACATATCATTGATAAACCCGCCAATACCAAATGCTGGTATTGTTCTTATTATTCTACCAAACAAAATAGACCTATAACATGCATTTATGTTTTTGATTCTCTCTATTATAGTTGATTTTGGGTTTTCATATTTATCAATTGCTAATATATGTATTGGTGTGCTGAAAAACTGAATAGTTATCGGTAATATAATAGATGCAATGAACTCGGATTTATTATGCATCATATATTTGTCAAAATAATTTATCAAATCTTTTTTCCAGATAAATGCGGCATTTATTGTCATGATATCTCGTGTTGCTAATAATATATTGGATTGTAATGGAAATTTCAATAATTTATTTTTCAATAATTTTGAATATACCATGTCTTTATACGAAATAGTAATTATATTTATGAAAGAAGTAGCAATAAGAGTAGGTATTTTGTAATCTATATTGTTTTTTTTACAATATAATTCTGTTAAATTTGCAGTGCAATATGTAGAACTATATACAAAATTCATAACAGAAACTGGTCGTATAAATTTTGTTTTGTTATTTGAATAAAACGTAATATTCTCTGTAATGGATTTACCAATTTTTTCCTTGTGTAATTGACTTTTGATAATAGATATATCAATAATAGTCATTAATGGTGAAATAATAAATGAAGTGGTAACCCCTGCAAATATTTCATGTAAAGGCATAATAGTTATACAACAATAATATTTTTATACCATTTGTATGTAATATACTAAAAATATTTCCTAAATATGTTATATTTGAGAACCAAGAAATAAAAATGGTATAAAACCCTCCGGGGCCCGGGGCGGGGTCTTTCTGCTACTAGTAACGCCCAGAAAATCGCCCCGGGCCCCGAAGGGTTCTCTGTGCTACCAGTAACAACCAGAACTCCGCTCCCGGGACCCGAAGGGTTCTCTCTGCTACCAGTAACATCCAGAACTCCGCCCCGGGCCCCGAAGGGTTCTCATTAGAAATTGAGAACTTTGTATAAGGTTCTCAACTTCTCATTACACCGTTGGGAAAAATTCCCAATCTAAATCATTACATACTTTTTTCCATATCATATCTTGTTCCAATTGTTTCTCACGGTCTTTCATCATTGGTATATATGGAAGATATTGTGTCTGGTCAAGAAGAACACATAGTTGATATAATGTATATGTATAGTTGAAAAAATTTGTTCTGTTTGCTGGACAATGAACCGCCCAAGGTTTTTGAATCTCTATAAACAGAACACACAATGTTTCATGTAATTCTTCATTCATTATTGGTGGTTTAATTCCAAATTGCGAATTTATATATTGTATATGTTCAAAATACTTATTGAAACCTAATTTACGTAATATATCACGCATTTTATCATAATTAATAAGTGTTATATCCGTAATACGTTCTTTTTTTATACGATTACGAATTGCCTCAATTACCTCATCCGGTATTTGTGTTGTTTCTTTTGCTTGGAATTGTGAAAGAATTTCTTTAAAATGATTAAGACGTATATATGCAGTATAAGATACTTCGTTTGGTGGTTCTTTATTTGTGGGTTTTGAACTATCCACAATATATGTGATAAATTTACCACAATTTTGATTATTACATATCAATATACCTTCTTCATCTTGTGGAATAAGTTCGCCTTGGTGGCATATTTCACATACATCAGAGGGAATAACAAAATCATGTATATTCAAAATTTCATTATTCACATTCTTCCAATAATTTTGATAACTTTTTTTAGATTGACTATATTTGTCATTATTCAAATTCGATGATTGTTCGTTTTTTGCATGAATTTTAAAGAATGAATTGAGAACATTCACATTTTGATTATTATCACCAGATGAAACTTTTTTCTTCTCTTCAAAATATTCAAATATATGTTTAGAATTATCTAATAAATATTGTTTTTTTTTCGATTTCAGTTCGTTAATTTCTCTGTTGAGACCATCTATTTTATCACGAATCTCTATATAAACGTCTATTTTATTTGTATTCAGTTCTCGCAATTTTTGTTTTAAATTCTTCTTTTCATTTATTAAATTCGGTATAATTATTGTCTCTAATTCATAAAAATAATTCAACATTTCCGTATGTTTTTCATCAATTGTTGTATTTGTATGTATTTTTTTTGAAGGTTGTTTTTTTTGATTCATTATTCATAACTATTTATCAACCGTTTTGTTTATGTATTTATTTGTTCAATTATTTTTTTCACTAAATTACAATTGTGTTTTCTAATTACACATTATAAAATAAAAAAAATAAGAAAAATATTTAGTATTAATATATAACTATATTACAGATGAATATTGTAAATTATTTATTGTATGTATTTTTCAAAGAAGAGGCGTGGAATACTATAATACTTGTATTATTAAGTTTGATAAGTACATTAATTCAAACCAACGGTATTTCATATGTTACTGCAAATATAATTGAATCTATTGAAAAAGGTGGCAAATTATTAACCATGAAATTTTATAACTATTTTGTTATTTTATCCATTTTATTTTTCATTATTTATTATATTTACAAATCTTATCAAAATAACATTATCACAAAATTAATTCAATGGGTGAAACATGAATTATTCAAAATTATTTTGAAATCAAACAATGAAAATGTTCAAAATGTTAATTTTATAGAATTTATAACGCCTATTACTCGTATATCAATATCATTTTATGCATTATTTTTTGATGTTATTACAGTAATCATACCGACTATTGCATTTTTGTTAATTATTTCATTTTATTTTTTGTATAAAAATGTAACATTAGGTATATTATTTTTAATTGCAAATTCAATATTAATTTACTATATTTATATTAATTGGAGTGATTTAAGAAAAGTAAAAAATGAACATGAAACAATAATTAACAAAAATGAACAATATATAATTGATATTTTGAATAATATTGATAAAGTATTTTATCGTGGAGAAACTACAAATGAAATAAATAATTACACCAAATTAACTGATAATGCTATAAATAAAACTATGTATTTTTTAGATATTATTACATTTCATACTAGTATATTGACTTTATTGATATATGTAATCATTTTTTCATGTTTATTCTATTTGATTCAATTACGATACACAAATAAAATTGATACAACTGTATTTATCACATTTATGACTATGTTGTTGTTGTATAGAGACCGTATAATTAACACAATAAATAATTTACCAGATTGGTTAGAATTTATTGGAAGAATTGAATATATAATTGAAGATTTTAATAATATGCTTGGTAATAATTTTGATATGGAAGAATTAATTAATAAAACTTACAAATCTCATGATTTAAAATTTAATAATATCAAATTTGATGACGTCACATTTTATTATGAATCAAGAAAAACTACACCTGTTTTTATGAATACATCTTTCAATATTAATACAGACCAAAAAATAATTGGTATAACTGGATTGAGTGGAAAAGGTAAATCATCATTCGCAAAATTATTATTGAGATTACATGAACCTGTTAGCGGTAATATATATATAGACAATGTTAATATTTCTACAATTGACCCACATTATATACGTAAAAACATAACATATGTTAGTCAAAACTCAAAATTGTTTAATAAAAAAATAATGGAAAATATTATGTATGGGTGTAATGACACTGAAAAATGTAAAATTTATTTGGAAGAAATCATGAAATATCCAAAAATACAAGAACTATACAAAAATGTAGATATATATAATACTACTGCTGGTTCTCTTGGTGAAAATTTATCCGGCGGACAACGACAAGTTGTCAATATTATTGGTGGATTAATTATGCCTTCCAAAATAGTAATACTGGATGAACCAACTAACGCACTAGATATAGAATTAAAAAATGAAATAATTGGCCTTATTAATAATTTCCGCAAACATAAAAAATGTATCATGATCATATCACATGACAAAGATACATTCCATATATTTGATGAAACCATTCGTATAAATAATTAAACTTTGTATTTTGGATAATGCTTTTGCACCCATTCATAAATATAATATGAACATCCACCTCCACCACGTTCTTTGTTTATTTTTTTTGCAGTATTACATATAGATTTATCCAGTGAATAATATTTTATTGGTTTTTTGTATATTTTTTCTAATTTTATCATAAAATCGGAATATTGTTCCCATCCACATTCATAATTTTCACTATCTAAAATTCCAGCGGTTTTATTTGATTCTCCTCCCCAATCCGATATCATTATTTTTTTTGGTTGAATATCTACAAGAAATGCATGCCGATATGGTGGAACTGGCAAACTTACTATTTGCGGTCCATTATGTATTTCCTCTTTTATAAATTTTATCAAATCAATTTCTACAACTGGTTTGATACTTTTTGATACATATCCATTTGTATCCTTACCTAATGACTTTGTCATTATACGCTCTTTTTTAACATTTGGTTGTTGTTTCATTTTCATTCTATATTGCCTATATTTTATTTTCATATAAGTATTTCAATTTTTTATATTTTTTTTGAATTTGTAGAAAATTGAAAGATAATCAACCCCGTTATATAGTTGTATAAAATTGAAAGATAATCAACACCGTTATATAATTGTAGAAAATACAAATGGATACAATGTCAGGATTCAATTCTATGCTAAATGCATATTTTACATATGGACCAAGAAGTTCTAAACGAACTGATATATTAAATGATTTCATTGAAAATATGATAATAAATACAATAAAAAATAAATATGGAGAACTTGGAGAATACACTATCAAAAAAGAATATGCTGTAAAATCTACAACAAAATCTGGACAAAAAAAATGTGATGTGGTTTTATTAAAGGGTAATAAACCAGTTATTATATTTCCTATTAAAAATTGTATGTCTAATTATTCTCAAAATTGTTATAATTACTGGGAAAATTTGACAGGAGAAGTTTCTCACTTGAAATGGGCAAATCCAGATGTTCATATTATTCCTGTGAATGTTTTGATGAATAAAATACCTTACTTAAAAAAAGATAATACTATAAAACATTGGGAAATCATCAATTATGATAATAGTTTCAAAATATACGAAAATCTTGTCCATAACAATTTGGTTCATAACAATTATAATGTTATTTTGAATGTAAATCATGTTTGTGATATAAATGAAAATTTTGATAAATCGCCTACTATTATTGGTGTTGAAGAAACAAAATCATTCGCTGAAATTTTAAATGAAATTATCTAAAAATAAACCATACAAAAGTGTCGTTGATAAATTAATCCATCCGTTATTTTTTTTGCTACTATTTTTAAACAAATAATCGGTATTATTTTTTATACATTCTATTATTTTCGGTATATCATTTGTATTTATAGGTTCTATACATAAACATCCTACATGCAATTTAGGTTCTTCAATTGTATATTTCAAATCATTTGGATTTATCAAACTAGGTATATATATTACTTTTTCTTTTTTAGAAACTTTGATGGATTGACTGCGTCCGTATGCATACCATGTTACATATGTTTTATTTCCATTATCTCTTTCTGCAAGTATCTTTTTTTTAGATAGCAAATATTCATATGTATTTGGATTATTGGTTTTGAAAGTATTTTCATCTATAATAATACCATTTGAATCATATGGATATATACAATATTTGTGAGAAGTAGATGTTTTGATTTTTTTCCAACAAGGTTCATCATACAGTTTGATATCATGTATATACACTGCATCACGTAAAGTTGCAATACCATTGTATATTTTGCATATTTCTTTAAGAGTTTTTTGAGAAGTATTACAATTACAATGTATCAAATGCATTGTATTATTTGGTTGATTAATATTATTGTAATCAATCCTATTATTGTTATATATCAACACATCTTTTTCTTTTTTTGTAAAGATAGTAATACAACAATATACAGCAGCATTGTCAAATACATGTTTATCTTGAAAATCTATAATTTCTTCAATCCATTTATTTTCTAATAAATATTTTCTAAACTTCAATGCGGATTTGTTATGTAAATAACTATTTGGAGTGATTGCAACCATCACACCATTTTCGTTAAGTAATTCTAAACATTTGAACAAAAATGCATAATATATATCAATATTACCGTTTTTAAAAATAGACCATTTTTCTTTGATAAACGAAACATAATCATAATGTAAATCTTGTATTTTTATATATGGAGGATTCAAAATAATATTATCATATTTATCGGTAGTTTCATGTTTCAAAAAATCAGCCAAATATTTGTTTATTTTAGGATGATTGGGACAGTTATCAATATATTCTTTTTTAATATCAAATATATCTATTTTTTCATAATCATCAATTTTAATATGGTCCAATAAATTGCCAATACCAACAGAAGGTTCTAATAATGTTCCATTTTTATGCAATTTTTGTGCCATTTGTTTTGATATTGTGGAAGGAGTAAATATATCGCATTTTTTGAAATTTTCTAAATATTCGTTCATCATTATTACTACAAAATAATATTTATATTATTTGATTCAATTTTGTATTATGTAAAAAATTGAATTGGTTTATAGATTGAAAAAATTACAATAATACAATAAAATGGCAAGTTTATTTGAATTCTTATTTTGCACACTTATTGCATACAGTTTGTATAAATATCAATATATTAGAACTACACAGAAACCACCAAAAATGGATATGAATCATGAAAAATTATTGTATGATATCAATAAATATGTGTATAATAGTTTGTGTAATAATACCAATATGTTATTATACACAACACAAATAACAAAACGGGATGATTCAATATACCGAGGACAAATCATGTATGGGTATAAGCATGGATGTGGTAGTATGTTGTTTTCCAATGGATATTCATATGAAGGTATTTGGCAAAATGATACAGCAAATGGATTTGGTATGTATATAGATAATAATGATAACATATTGATTTCTGGTAATAAAAAATATAATAGATATCATGGACTTGTAAAATTTCATATAGATACATTGTTTAATACAAATGTATCAAAATTTAATTGTCTATATACAAATGGAATACGCAAAAATTGTTATGTTGAATATATTGGTAATGAACTAACTTATGTTTTAACCGAAAATGCTATGGAAGAAATGGAAATATTCAATGCAATAAGAAATTTGTAATGGTGTAATATTGTACAATATCGAGAAAAATAAAATAAATCGTAAAACTATGAATTTCGCTATGTATATAGATAATATAGTAATAGTATGTCAGATAGTTCCATTTTATTGGAAACACCAGATATTGTAAAAATGAATAAAAAACAATATCAAAAATACATATTTATAAACAATGCATTGGAAGATGGATGGAGTATAAAAAAAGTAAATGAAAAATATATATTTACAAAGAAACATGAAAATCGTAGAGAAATATTTCAGGAAGATTATTTAGAAAATTTCATAGTATCAAATTTCAAAACCTGATACATCATTTTTTTGTTATTTTTTATTTTATATTAGCATATATGATGACATTTTCGTTGATATATTAAAATATATAAAATAGAATTGTATATTTTGATTCACAATTCTATTTATTTAGCAATAAATCCTGAAATTATTTTCTTGGAATAGTATATAACCTAAAAAAATGGGTGGAGCACTAATGCAACTAGTCGCCTACGGCGCACAAGACGTCTTCCTTACCGGAACCCCAGAAATTACCTTCTGGAAAGTATCATACCGCAGACATACTAACTTTGCCATGGAAAGTATTGAACAAACTTTCTCTGGACAAGCTGATTTTGGTCGTAGAGTTACTTGCACCATTTCAAGAAATGGTGATTTAGCATACAGAACCTACCTTCAAGTCACCCTTCCTGAAATCAACCAATCCCAAAAGACCGCTGGAACTGATGGTGTATATGCCCGTTGGTTAGATTTCGTCGGTGAACAACTTGTCTCCCAAGTTGAAGTTGAAATTGGAGGTCAAAGAATTGATCGTCAATATGGTGACTGGATGCACATCTGGAACCAACTTACTCTTTCATCTGAACAACAACGTGGATACTTCAAGATGATTGGTCACACCACTCAACTTGTATACATCTGCGACCCTGATTTCGCCGCTGTATCAGGTGCCTGTTCATCAAGTGGAGGACCAAACCAAGTTTGCGCTCCAAGAAACGCTCTTCCAGAAACCACCCTTTACATTCCTCTTCTTTTCTGGTTTTGCAGAAACCCTGGACTTGCCCTTCCACTTATTGCTCTTCAATACCACGAAGTCAAAATCAACATTGATTTCAGACCAATTGGAGAATGCTTATGGGCTGTCAAATCATTAACCTCAACTGATGGAACTACCCAATCAGTCACTGCTGCCTACCAACAATCCCTTGTTGCTGCATCTCTTTACGTTGATTACATCTTCCTTGATACTGATGAACGCAGAAAGATGGCACAAAACCCACACGAATACCTTATTGAACAACTTCAATTCACTGGTGATGAATCCGTCGGTTCCTCATCCAACAAAATTAAACTTAACTTCAACCATCCTTGCAAGGAATTAGTATGGGTTGTTCAACCTGATGCTAACGTTGATTACTGCGCCTCCCTTGAATCAAACTCTGTTTTATACAAGACTCTTGGTGCTCAACCTTTCAACTACACTGATGCCATTGATGCCCTTCCTAACGCTATCCATGCATTCGGTGGACCTGCTGAAACCCAAGGTTCTAACTCATTCATTGCCACCAGTGGATTATTCCAAATGCCTGGTGCTGCCAATGCCGTCTTCGGTAATGCTTCTGCTAGTTCTGACTGGGCAACTGGTGGACCACTAAACTCTACCCAAGCTAACAACTTCCAAGCATTCGTTGACCAAGTCAATACCGCATCACCAACTGTTACTGGTTCTGCCTTATCTGATGCTGGAACCTTCGTTCTTGCTGAAACCGCCCTTGACATGCACTGCTGGGGTGAAAATCCTGTTGTCACTGCCAAACTTCAACTTAACGGCCAAGACAGATTCTCTGAACGCGAAGGCTCTTACTTTGATGTTGTTCAACCTTTCCAACACCACACCCGCGCACCTGATACCGGTATCAATGTTTATTCATTTGCATTGAGACCAGAAGAGCATCAACCAAGCGGATCGTGCAACTTTTCCAGAATTGATAACGCTGTCCTTCAACTTGTGCTCTCATCTGCTGCGGTTGGTGGAACTGCCACCGCCAAAGTCCGTGTCTATGCTCTTTCATACAACGTATTGAGAGTCATGTCGGGAATGGCAGGCGTAGCATATTCAAATTAAGTAATTAATCAAGTAACTTAATTAATTGTAAAACAATATAAAGAATATATGTTATAGTAAAATATAACATATATAATGTTAGAACAAACCTACACTTCTCCTACTTATTCATTTGATGATAAATTGAATTGCAATATTATTTCATACAATGAAAGAAATTATTATGTGGATTGCAATGATGCTGTAAAAATATTGAATTTCAAAAAAAAATTCTTGTTTGATGAAAATTATGATTATCCAAGTTATACTTCAAATTATAAAAAATATTTTTTAATAGAATTTTTATATCAGTTTGATATTGAAAATACGAATTATGTATTTCTCAATAACAACAAATATGATTTACGAAAATGTAATGTTATTCCATATCACAAATATCATAATGAAATTGAAAAAAAACATAAAATAATTAAATATATACCGGGACATATAAATGAACTTGGTAATTCCGCAAATCAAATGAAAAATCCTATTTGGATTGTAGAAGAAAACGAAAAAAATATAATGTTGATGTATTGTGAAAAAGATACTATTATAAAATTATGTGAAAAATCATACAAAAAAATTTTGGATTTTGAGGAAAAAATAAATGAAAAATTAACTTGGTATTCATTACAAAATGGTTATGTATGTAGCCGTATTCCAAAGGATGGTACTATATTATATATTCACCAAATAATTACCGGATGTTATGGAAACGGAAAAGGAACAGCTGATATTAGCGTAGACCATATTGATAGAAATCCATTAAATAATATGTATGACAATTTACGTATAGCAACGCGAGAAATGCAAGAACAAAATTCAAATGGTATCATGCCTGGAACTAAAAAAGAACGCCAAAAAAATGCACGACCATTACCGGAAGGTATTGAACAATCAATGTTGCGTAAATATGTTGTATATTATTATAATGTCTATAACAAAGAAAAAAATTTAAGTAGGGAATATTTCCGTGTAGAAGGTCATCCAAAGTTGGAAAAAAATTGGGAAACAACAAAATCAGAAAAAGTTTCTATAATGGAAAAACTTCAACATGCGAATAAAATTGTAGATGATTTGGAAAATGATATATATCCAGAAAAAATGAAACGAAATTTACCGAAACATGTATCCATAGTGTTTTCAAGAAACAAAGAACAGTTATGCTATGATAAACGGGTTGATGGTGTATCCAAAAATATGAGAATGGTATTACCTGCCGAATATGATATAGCCGAACAACTCAAAATTTTCAATGAAAAAATAAAAGAAAAATATGAAGGCGAATCTATACTCTAATATGTTTGTTTTTACTTTTTATATTATAATTAAATTATTGTTTTTTGATTTAATAACAAAAAACAATATAAAGAAAAGAACATATATTGTTATATACAATGAGTGTTAATATAATTGACCTTATTGAATGCAATCCAGTTATAAAATTAACAGAAAATTATCAATCTAAACTAATTGATAAAGTAATAAATAATTTTACTACTTTTGAGCAAAAACTATTTTCAATTTTATTTTATGAATATGCTAAAAATTACACAAATACAGATTATGTAATTGACATAGATGATGTATGGGAATGGATTGGTTTTGGACAAAAAGCAAATGCAAAACGTTTAATAGAAAAAAATTTTGTAATAAACAAAGATTATAAAATACTTTCCCCAGAACATTCTGTTTCGTTAGAAAAAAAAGAAACAAGAGGAGGTCATAATAAAGAAATTATCATGCTGAATATTGATACTTTTAAAAAATTTTGTTTGAAAGCAGGAACCAAAAAAAGTGATGAGATACATGAATATTTCATAAAATTAGAAAATATTATGTTTGAAACAATAAAAGAACAATGTGATGAACTCCGAATACAGATTGAACAAATCAAAACAGATATGAATCAAGCAGAAACAAAAATCAAAAAAGAATATGATGAAAAAATAACAAAAGAAAAGGCAATTGAAAAACAAAATTTATTATTAAGGGAATTTGGAAATGCAGGTGCATTGGTTTATATAGTAAAAGTAAAATCATATGAAAATGGTGAATATGTAATAAAAATTGGAGAAAGTCGTCGTGGCGTAGAAGCACGCTACAATGAACATAAATCAAAATATGAAGAAGCCCTACTATTAGATTGTTTTATGGTAAATCGTAGTAGAGATTTTGAAAGATTTCTACATTATCATAAAGATATTCGTCCAAACCAAAAAACAGATTTAGAAGGTCACGAAAACGAAAATGAACTATTTTTGGTAGGTAGAAACTTGTCATATAAAACCATTTTAAATATAATAAAAATAAATATCAATCACTATAATGAAATTGATTACAATAATATGCGTAATGATATAGAAACTATAAAAAATATTTTATCAAATCAAAATACATCACAACAATTTCAATATGTTGAAAAATACGAAAATACTATAAAAACATTATTAGAAAATGAAAATATTCTATTACAGAAAATAAGTAATTTAGAAAATACAAACAAAGAAATATTCAATAAACTAAATTCAACACAAACAAGAACTACTACCAATTTTCAAGAACCATTAGCAACAATTGGTCCAAGATTACAAAAAATAAATCCAGATACATTACAACTAGTAAAAGTATATGAAACTGTTGCACAATGTATGAAAGAAGACAGTGCAATAAAAAGACCTAGTATTCAAAAAGCAGTTGAAGAAAATTCAGTATATAAAGGTTTCAGATGGATGTATGTAGATAGAGAATTGGACCCAAATGTATTATATAATATTCAACCTAATAAAAAAACAAAAACACAGAATTTGGGATATATTGCAAAATTAGATGAAAAAAAATCAAAAATAATAAATGTATATATTGATAGAAAAACAGCAGCAATAAAAAATGGATATGAATCATTTTCAGCATTGGATAATCCAGTTAAAAACGGAACCATAGCAAAAGGACATTATTACATGTTGTATGATAGTTGCGACGAAAATCTAAAACGTGAATTTGTAAATAGAGTAGGAGAACCAATATTATATAAAGATGGTGTTGGGCAATATGATGCACAAAACAATCTAATACGAGAATTCATTTGTAAATATGATTGCATACGAACATTACAAATCAGTGATAAAACATTGGCAAAAGCATTAGATAAAAATAAGGCATATAACGGATATTATTACAAGAGTTTGGGAACAAAAACGCATTGTTAATCACCCATTTCACCACCAAAATTTTTTTTCCTCTAATTTTTTCAATTTTTCTCTCAATTCATTGATTTCTGTATTATGTTTATTTTCCATTTTATCCATAAAATATTTTTGATATAATTCTTGTTTTTCGTTATTCAATTCCATTATTTTATTTGTGGTATATTGATGATATGCTCCAAATGTCATTGCACCAAGAGCCCCCTGTGCCATGGTTTTCAGTGTATCTGTTGATAATAAGTATGTTTTATTCATAATATCTATAATATATAAAAATATTTTTATATTATACAAAAAAATATATAAATAAAAGCAGAATATTATTGTAATGGCATATATCGCAAATACAAATACTCAAAATGAATTATTAATGAAAAGTTTAATGGATTTTTATAGCACCCAAGATAATTTAAATAAGATGATGTGTATTATCAACGGTGAATCCAAAATTTCATTGAGAATAGTGGATTGGTTTGTAACCAATTTTGCTAAAAAGTATTACACTGTTTATGATTTGGAAAACAAACATGGGGAATCTACATCCAGATTCAAAGTATATAACGATTACAAATTGAAATTAAAAGCGTATTCTAAACGCCGATTTGACCCATTTTGTCGTTGGGAACGTATTACGATTCCATATGATAATGAAAAATACATGGAAACAACGATTGGTCAATTAAATTTTTTCAAATGGGCGATTGAGAACAAAATCATTGATTATATCAAAGATAATTATACTGTTATTGAGAACGACATGAATTCACGCAACAGCACTTCTAAAAACAAGAAATCATTGGATTCACAAGACGATAATTCCAAAACACGCAAGAAAAGAGAAGAATTATCTGTATCTGCATGTAAATGTATCAAAAAAGAAACCGTCAAAATTGTTGTTAAATTCAACTAATATTGTAATATTTAACAGCATCTTCCGTTTCTAAATGAACAGTTGGCGGAGCATCCCATTCAGCAAATGGAATAGCCTTCGTAGTAGATTTTTCCAAAGATAATAAATGTTTCAATGCCATCATTCTTCGTTCTAATGGATAAAAAGCAGGTGATATTTTACGGCTAATTTGTTTCCATCTCCATTCAAATTGTAATGCGGATTGCCAATTTGGAAACCCAGATACATGACATACCCGGGTCCATTCTTCGCCATTATTCACTTTTATACTGGTTGCATGAGCGCCGCCTTTGATTTCTTTATTATGTTGTCGTAGTCGTCTCTCTAAATCAACGGTTGCACCCACATAAGTATTTTTATTAGTAGATTCTAATAAATATACATAGGACATTTATGAAATATAAATACATATTTCTATATGTATTTATAAAAATAACGATTTAAAAATATAGAAAATAATTATAAAAATGGATGAATCAAAATATATAATGTCTATAATCAAAATACCAATTGAAATATTTACAAATGGGAAAACTGTCACACATGATGATAAAATGCAAATGGAATTTGAAGAAATAGATAAGTTACCTGAACATATTGAGAACAAACCAACATTGAATATTTTTGATAAATTTTTGAAACCGATTGAGAAAACAACCATCCCAGATACACCATCATCCACAAATACAACGAAAGAACAACAAAAAACAGAAGAGAATCCAATAAAAAATGCAATAGAACAAATATTTAAAAACCAAATATTTGTTAAAAAAGAGGAAATTCAAAAAAAACAAAAGAAACTAAATACAACGTTTAAAAACAAAAAATCAAAAGTGCAAAAACTTACTCAAAAAATGTATCCTACAAATAACGACCAGGACGTTGATTTGGTTCAACCACCAATGGGTCAGGAACCGCAACAGGAAGACGGTCAATAATAGATAAACTGTTCAATGGACGAATTTCAGGAATAATTTCAGGATTTGGTTTAACAAGATTGGTTGAACCAATACCCCGCAACATAGATTCAATATCACAACTATTATGGGCAAGTTCAGTAGGACCAACTTTTCCAGTCAATAAACCATCCCCTGGAAATAAAGTTTTTTGAGGTCTTCCAAATGAATCATATGTGCTATAATTACACCCATGATTATTGGACCATTGTTCTAATTCATAATTACCAGATGTATTTCTATTTCGCGTAGATGCCATTATAAATTATAATAGTATATTATTTTGCAAGTTCTTCGGTTAAAGTTTTATAAATATCAATATTTTCATTGAAATCATCCGGATTTTTCAAGAAAAATGAAAAACAAGGATGAAAGTATTTCAAATAATCAAAAGAAAACATAATAGCTAAACCGATAGTATCATCATCTGATAACATTTTTGCAGCCCCTAAACTATACAATTTTTGAAAAGAAGGATGCGTTTTTGTTTTTTTATAAACAAAATCAAGTGCAAGAGTCATATTATCAATATCATAACTCATTTCATTTCTGTATTCAGGTGGTATATCTTCGGGGAAATCGCCTTCTGGAAATCGTAAATTACATAAAGATTGCAAACAATTACGATATTCAATATTAGAATTATATTGCACATTTTCTATAAAGACGTTATAATAAGGTAATGTATTCTTACTCAAATCCATATTCCTCCTAAATAATAATATAAATAAATTTTTATATTTATGTTATTTTATTTTATATTTACATTGGTCTAATAACTATTATCGTGTGGGCGTTGATTTTTGTTAAATTTATCTACGGTCATATCACGGGTAGATGCACCACCGCGAACCCATCCATCCAATGCGGCTTCTTCAACAGTGTAAGAAGGATTTTTAACACGTTCTTCCATTTTATCATCCGATGGGTATAATGTGTAACTCATGAAAGATTTATCCATTACAGTAGAAACACTTTTCTTATCACTAACAATTTCACCTTGTAATAGTTGTGATTCTAAAACAGGGTCACAAGAACCTCTTCCTAAATATGGAACAGTAATAAATGGGCGTTGATGTAATTGTAATTTTTCTAATGGTCGTTCTTGTTCTTTTTTTAAATGAAGAAGTGATTCAAAATCAACAACACTACCACCTACACCACTACCGCCATTGACTGCATTAAACATAACATTGGGTTGTTGTGTAGCAAATTTGACATGTGAGTCAGAAGTAGATTCATTATAATAGTTTGCAACGGTATAGTTACCAAAACGAGTATTTTGTAAGTTTAATTGAGTGTTGTCGGTAACATCCATCCCAATACGGTCTGTGCTATTAAACAAATAATTGCTCATTAAAGACATTTCTTATATAATATACTATTACACAAGAAATTTACATTATAGACAATAAAAAACTTTAATTTGTATGTCTTGCTAAATTTCGCGCACATGCAAACATGTTCCCTTCTTTACAAGATACCATACTACCATAACAAAATTCAGCAAATCCTTGCTGGTCATTTGGAATTGTAGTGCTTGGATTCGAATGAAAAGGACGTAAAGATTGTTCAAAAACATATTGTTCTCCTAAATCTTTAAATAATTTATCGGAAATATCTGGTTGGTCGGGATTTGCTTCTTTTACTAATTGTTTTGCTTGATTCAATATATCATTATTTATATTGGTATTAAATGCAGGTGCTGCTGGTTTTTTATTCACATTATAGTCATAATCACTTATTAATACATTGCTAAATGGATTCAATGATGTTGGTGGTGCAAATACATTGTCTTTTATTGGTATATCATTTTGTTTCAATGTATAGGTAGCAATATTATCAAAGTTCTCCACATTTTTTTCTAAATTCATTTTTTTAGTATCTACTTTCATTTTTTCTTGTTCTTGATAATAAAACAGCATAAATATACAAAACAATGTAATACCAGATACTGCTAATAAACGAATACTTTTTGTAAAAACAAATGATATGATTGTTAAAAACAGAACCATTCTTGAAACCGCATTTAATTTTTGTGTATAACTCATATTTTCAGTTGGAAAAAATTCAAAAAAATATTTTTGTTGAAAAATAACATTTGGATTTTGTGACCAAAATGGAACCGTTTCTTCTTTTTCTTTTTGCATTGCATTTACATTTGCATAATACTCCTCTTCATTATTTATAATTTTTTTATTTACGGTATTTATGTCGGTCATTATATATATTGTGTTCTATATAATTACGACAGTTTTTACTTTTACTAAATATATATTTATTTATCCAATTTTTTCTTGATACATTTATCATTGATTGAAAAAGTTTCACATTTTGTGTCTTGTGGAACAATCTTCAATATGCATTTAGATTTTTCACCATACAATGGCTCTGTGCAACCCTTTTCATCTGTTTTAGATTCCATTTCTTTCTTTTCCAATTCTTTTCTGTCTTTTTCTAATTCTTTTATACTTTTAGCACATCTTGACCTAAAATGTTCATATCTTTCACGAACATCATTATAAGTTAGACCAGAATCCTTATTCAACATTTTATTTATTAATTCATGTAATTTATAAATATACATGGAGAACTTTTCTCTATTTTCCATGTATTTCCATTTCAATGGTAATTTTTTGAAATTCTTTTTCAAATTTTTTCTACATTTTCCACATGGCAAAACATTTTGAAGATTGAGAATAAAATTGCGATAATTTTGTTTATCCTGGCATGTTGGATTCACTGGATAATTAAAACTCATTGTATGTAATAAATGCCATGTGCTAGGTCCCCATACAGTAGTCAGCATACCATCATTACTTAAATAATCATTTCGTGAATATATTTTCATAGTTTTATTCTTATTTTTTATATTTCTTTTGAGTGTTTTTGTCATTAGTTATAGTATAATGATAAAAATTATTATAGCTAAATATTTACTATCTATTTGTTCCGTTTCTCTATTTAGCTATATCGTAAAAAATAGTAGAAAAATATAATTATATAATATATAATGTCTAAATTTATTGAGTTAATTTACAACCGTTATATCAAAAGATATGAACGTTCTATATTAATCATTTCTACATTCTTAATATTTGGAATCGCTAGTTATTACGCATACATTACTTTTTACAAGAAAAAAAGTGTTGTTAAAAAATACAATGATGTTCCAAATACAAACACACGAAACAATTCAGCAGATGTTTTCTTTTTTCACGTGGATTGGTGCCCACATTGTAAAACTGCTAAACCTATATGGAATCAATTTAAAGAAAAATACAATAATACTGTTGTAAATAATTATTTGATTACATGTAATGAATTAAATTGCACAGAAGATGATGACCAAAATGTCGCAAATGCAATTGCTAAATACAATATTGAATCATATCCTACAATAAAAATGATAATTGATTCTAAACAATATGAATTTGATACAAAAATCACATTCAATGCTTTAAAAGAATTCATTAATGTAACTACTTCTGCACAAACCAAAATATAAGTATCTAAATGTGTAAAGGTGTAAATATAGATGACAATTCATGATATTTCTTTGCACCATATTCTATGAGTTCTGTTCTTTTTTCTTTGGAAGATGCAATATCAAAAATATCATATAATCCAAATGGCATAGTATCTAAATCTATTTCATAAGGTATCGTTTCATGATTACAATGATTTATTATAATCTTGTTGAATGCAATGTATATATAATCAAATAATGTTGAATTTTCATTTATATTTTGGGTATTTTCAATGAATAAATTCTTGTATATGCCAAGAATTTCTTCACGCAATTTTCCATCTTTTATACATTGACATATTGGATAATGTTCAATGAATCCACCATCTACATAACAATTACCGTCTATCAATAATGGTTTGAATATTACTGGCAAACTACATGATACATATACTGCATCTACTACTTTCCAATCAGGATAATTCATATGACATATATCAATCAATTTGAAACTGTTCAATTCAGTTGTAAAAATATGTAATTCTATATTGGTTATTTCATATAATTCTTTCATAGTGCAATCTATGTCTATGTTTTTTGCCTTGAATAATGGTTCCAATATTTCTTTGATTACTTTATTATCTAATAATCCACGGGAATCAAATGATTTTATTATCGAATTTATATTGAAATTGAAAACATTTTGCCATGGACGTTTTATCAAATAATCATCTAGAACATCCCAATCAAAATTTAGGCAAATAAACGTTCCGATTATACTTCCTACTGAAATTCCATATATGCTTTCTATGTTTCCAATTGACCAAACGCCTTGTTTGTTACTTTCTCGTAATGCACCATATTGAGAAAATCCCACGGTTCCACCGCCTGATAATACTATATGTTTTATTATTGGTTTTATTTTCTCTTCTTGTGGTTGTTCGTTTTTCTCTTCTTCTGGTTCTTCTGGTTCTTCTGTTTTATCATGTTCTTTATTCATATTTTTGTATATTATATTATATCTGTTTTCTTCATTAGTTTTTATTGAAAAAATATTTTTTGGTATAATAATATAGAATGGCTTTATTATTTACAGATGATGATGATACTATTCAAAAAATTAATATAGATGATTTATATGAAAAAAATCAAAAAAGAGATTTGAAACAAATTGCTATATTCAATAAAATTCTTAATAGAATTCATAAACGAATTACTTTTACTGGTAAAAATAAACGCAATGAACAACATATTTTTTTCAATGTTCCCGAATATATATTTGGAGAACCTGTTTATGATAAAGGAGAATGTATATCATATTTGGTAGTTAAATTGGAAGACAATGGATTTCAAGTTCGCTATATACATCCAAATACTTTATTTGTTTCTTGGAAACATTGGATTCCTGCATATGTTCGCAATGAAGTAAAGAAGAAAACAGGAAACGTCATTGATGAAAATGGTAATATTATTAATAGGAAAGATGAAAAAGAAGATGATGATGACATTAACAGTAAATTAATGAATGATAAAAATGGTAATCCTGTGCAAAAAGATGGAAAACAATATACGCCTATTAATCAATATAAACCTTCTGGTAATTTAGTATATAAACCCGAATTTTTTGAAAAAATAGAGAAAAGGATGGCATAAAAAAATCATAAATATATATATATATGAAAGGTGGTCGTTCATTGGAAACACAACAACAAAGAATAAATTACGCATTAAATGAAGAATATACGCCTCTTATAAACGCAATCATAAATCAAGATAGTAATCTTGTAGAACGTTTATTGCAAAACGGTAAAGACCCAAATGAAAGAGATGATATATTTGGATGGTGTCCACTCAAATGGAATAAATTTGTTTATTTTTACAAAACTAGCACTCCTTTACGAGAACGGGCTAATATACATATCGATATTGGAAATATGTTACGAGATAACGGTGGTATGAGTTGTTTTGACATTCGTCATATAGAAGAAGATAGTTACAATTTTTCTCCAATTATATTAGATATTGATGAAGAACTTGAAAGAATACGACTACAAATTGAAGAAGATGAGATTGATAGGAGAACAGAAGGTGGAAAACGTGCAAAAAAATCAAGAAAACAAAGAAAAACTGTAAAACGAGGTAAAAATAAAATACGAAAAAGTATTCGTAAATAAATATATTTGAAAGATGTTGAGAACATTGCAATAAAAGTTCTCAATTTCTGGGGGTTTATTTATAGGTTCTCAACTTCTTATAAAAAATATTGTTTAGAATAAAGAAAATTGAGAACAAAGATTCTTTTTATCCATATTTAGAAAGTTATTTTGATAAGATGTTGAGAACATTGCAATAAAAGTTCTCAATTTCTGGGGGTTTATTTATGTTCTCAACATTTTTGTAAGATGCAGAATATAAAATGATAACTTATATAATTATCATAAAATAAATGGATTTTATTTATGTATTACTTCATGGTAGTGAGTGGGAAGATATGATTATAATATTATCAAAAGAAGATGCAATAAATGAATCAATAAAATACCCAAATTCCAGAGTTGAAATTTTTAGTAAAAGTGACAAATTAGGATATACGCCTACATACAATTATTACAAAAATGGAGAACTTATTGAAAATATCTAATTTTGATTATAATATTGAGAACCTTTTGTAGAAAGTTCTCAATTTCATTGGTTTTATTTCTAGGTTCTCAACTTATTACAAAAAAATGTTGTTTAGAATAAAGAAAATTATAACAAAGAATATTTTTACAATATTTAGGAAGTTATTTTTGTAAGAAGTTGAGAACCTTGTATAAAAAGTTCTCAATTTCTGGGATTTATTTCTAGGTTCTCAACACATTTATTTTCTGTATTTTCTTTTTGTTCGTTTTTGTTTAGTTCTCAATGTTTTTCTTTTATTGTTTTTAGTTCTTTTTTTTGTTTTACCACCGCTTTGACCGTCTGGCTTTATACTTTCAATTGCAACATCTTTCATTTGTTGTTCTATACTTTTAACCGGAGGTGGCGGAGGAAGTATTTCAGTTAATGATGCATTTTTATTTTCATCAATACTTTTAACCTCAATATTATCGTTGTTTTCAGGAAGTGTATTTGGTTCGTCATCTTTTTTTGTTGATTTTTCAATATCACCACCAGTTTTATTTTTCTCATCTATCCAAATAGAAAAATCACTGATAATACCAGAAATATTTGTATTAAAACGCTCTGGTATATTTGTTGCATTTGTATCAGTAGTATTTTTAGCAATCAATTCTATTAATTTTGCAGATATATCGGATGATGTATTTTTGAATATCATTTTCAATATTCTTTTATTAATTTCATTATCATTTGTTAATTTATCAATTTCGGGTTGTATTATTTTATCAATATGGGATAATAACATTTGTTTTCCTGTTTTACTTTGAAGATGTGCTTGTATTACTAATAAAATTTTATTATATATATCACTTTTAACGGTTATACTATCTGTTATTTTGTCTGGTAGATTTTCTTGTATTTTTTTGATAATTTCTTCTGCGATTGTTTTTTTTATATCATCCATCACATTCAGCATATCCATACCAGGAATTTTATTAATGTCTGGCATTCCAGGAATTTTACTAATATCTGGCATTCCAGGAATTTTATTAATGTCTGGCATTCCAGGAATTTTACTAATATCTGGCATTCCAGGAATTTTATTAATGTCTGGCATTGCAGGATTTTTACTAATATCTGGCATTTCAGGAATTTTATTAATGTCTGGAATTTCAGGAATTTTATTAATGTCTAACATTTTAAGAGGGTCATTGATATTTTTATCATTTTGTGTTGTTGTAGATTTATCATCTTCACTACCTTTTTTCGTTCCTTTATTTTTAGCATCCATTATTTTAGAAATATCAATACCATATTTTGTATTAAGAATTTCAAAATTTCCTTTCTTGATATTTTCTAATAATTCTTTATCATTAGATATCTTCCTTAATTGATCTGGTTTAACTCTTGATAACATTTTTAATACGTCCATAGTTTTTTCTCCTTTGCCCATACTTTCCAATATGGAATTCAACAGAATCAATCCACCCACTCCTGAAAACACCATTGCTATTTGTTGAAAACCCTGGTTTTGTCCTCCTCTCATAGTTGTATTGTTTTCTTGTATCATTTTATCAAAAACAATTTTTGCAAAACTATTTGTATCATCTATTTTTGTATCACTTGGTTCTTTTGTAGCCGAAATACCTTTTTCCAACAATTCATAAAAAACTCCGGATGAGTTTCCATTTTCTTTTACAATTTTCTCTAACAACAACATATTAACATTTTTATCATTATAAACGTCCAATGTAGCTCTCGAAATGCTACTTTCAATAGCTTCGGTTATACCGATTGGTTTTCCATCAGTATTATTCAAATGTTTTTCCACAAAATTTTCAACGATTTCAATTATTTTTTCCCTGGGTTTTTCACCATTATATACAGTTTCACAAACCTCATGAATTAATTTTTCTGCGGATTCAGTATAAAACTGTCTTGGTATTGTATTCATGAATCTTTTGACATAGCTATCTAATAGAGATACAGTATTCATTGTATTATCTATAATAATAGTATAAATTATTTATATAAAATTGATTAAAAACATCTTTATATCAATATATTAACTATAATATCAAATGATTCAAATATCAAATGAAATAATAACTATAAGAAAACCAAAAAAACATGAAAATATACAAGTGAATAAAAAAGAAGAGGGTGAAAATTCTCTAAATAAGAACAATTCTAAAACAAAAAAGAAAAAGGTTATATTGTCAAATAAAGAAAAATCAAGATTATGGGATATATTTGATTTGGAAACCCAAAATCAATCTACAAAACCAGATTCAAATATAGAATGTGTATATGATGTAGAAAGTGGTCTATGTTCATTGTGTAATTCAGTTTTGATTATTATGGAAGATGGTTTTCCAACATGCACAAATCAAGAATGTTCAGTAATATATAAAAATACATTGGATTATTCCCCGGAATGGCGTTTTTATGGAGCGGATGATAAAAATGCGAATGACCCTACACGTTGTGGAAATCCAATAAATCCATTATTAATAGAATCATCCTATGGATGTAAAGTATTATGTGCAGGAAATTCGTCTTATGAAATGAAGAAAATTCGTAAATGGACTGAATGGCAATCCATGCCACATAAAGAAAAATCACTGTATGATGAATTTCAGTTTATTACAATAATGGCACAGAATGCCGGTATTCCAAAAATATTCATAGATGTTGCAATGTCAATTCACAAAGATATATCTGAACAAAAAATGTTTAGGGGACTAAATCGAGATGGAATCAAGGCAGCTTCAATTTATATATCATGTCGTCTTAATGGTTGCCCACGAACGTCCCATGAAATAGCTGAAATATTCAAATTAGATAAAACAAGTGCGACGAGTGGTTGTTCAATGGCAGTCAATATATTACATAATATAGAACGCAACATTGAACCATCTCAACAAACGGATTTATGCACAACCACACCAAGTTCTTTTATTGACCGTTTTTGTAGTAAATTAAATATAAATAATGAATTAACTATGTTATCAAAATTTATAGCAAATAAATTAGAAAAACAAAATATTATATCGGATAATACTCCTCATGCAATTGCCGCAGGTATTATATATTTTGTATGTCAAAATTGTAATTTGAATATAAGTAAGATGGATATTAAACAAATATGTGGCGTCAGTGAAGTTACTATAAACAAATGTTTTAAAAAAATGGAAAATATAAAAACAAACCTTATACCGAAATGTATTTTAGATAAATATGCATAAATTTTGTATTTTGTGTTTTAGTATTATATTTAGCAAAGAATTCAAAATATATTTTTTTATTGTCCATTTATATATATAAATGGATAATAACGAGGAACCAGTATTAACCGAAGAAACAGTTATAACTGAAAACAATGTCACAGAAGAAACTGTTATAACAGAAGAACCTGCGACCGAACCAGTTGCTGAATCAGTAGAAGAACCTGCTGCTGAACCCGCCGCTGAACCAATTGCAGAAGAGCCTGTTACCGAACCAGTAGAAGAACCTGCTGCCGAACCCGTTGCCGAACCAGTTGCAGAAAAACCAGTTGCAGAAGAACCAGTTGCAGAAGAACCAGTTGTTGAATCAGTAGAAGAACCACTTGCTGAACCAGTTGCAGAAGAACCTGCCGCTGAACCAGTAGAAGAACCTGCTGCCGAACCAGTAGAAGAACCTGCTGCTGAACCAGTTGCAGAAGAACCACTTGCTGAACCAGTTGCAGAAGAATCTGCAGCCGAACCAGTTGCTGAACCAGTTGCTGAACCAGTTGCTGAACCAGTTGCTGAACCAGTTGCTGAACCAGTTGCTGAACCAGTTGCTGAACCAGTTGCTGAACCAGTTGCAGAAGAACCTGCTGCTGAATCAGTTGCTGAATCAGTAGAAGAACCCGCTGCTGAACCAGTTGCTGAATCAGTTGCTGAACCAGTAGAAGAACCTGCTGCTGAATCAGTAGAAGAACCCGCTGCTGAATCAGTAGAAGAACCCGCTGCTGAACCAGTTGCAGAAGAACCTGCTGCTGAATCAGTAGAAGAACCCGCTGCTGAACCACTTGCAGAAGAACCCGCTGCTGAACCACTTGCAGAAGAACCCGCTGCTGAACCACTTGCAGAAGAACCCGCTGCTGAACCAGTTGCAGAAGAACCCGCTGCTGAACCACTAGAAGAACCAGTTGCTGAACCAGTTGCAGAAGAACCCGCTGCCGAACCAGTTGCTGAATCAGTTACTGAACCAGTAGAAGAACCAGTAGAAGAACCAGTTGCAGAAGAACCCGCTGCTGAACCAGTTGCTGAACCAGTTGCAGAAGAACCCGCTGCCGAACCAGTTGCAGAAGAACCCGCTGCTGAACCAGTTGCTGAACCAGTTGCAGAAGGACCCGCTGTTGAACCAGTTGCTGAACCAGTTGCAGAAGAACCCGCAGTTGAACCAGTTGCAGAAGAACCTGCTGCTGAACCAGTAGAAGAACCAGTAGAAGAACCAGTAGAAGAACCTGCTGCTGAACCAGTTACCGAACCTGCTGCCGAACCTGCTGCTGAACCAGTAGAAGAACCAGTAGAAGAACCAGTAGAAGAACCAGTAGAAGAACCTGCTGCTGAACCAGTTGCAGAAGAACCCGCTGCTGAACCAGTTGTCGAACCAGTAGAAGAACCAGTAGAAGAACCTGCTGCTGAACCAGTTGTCGAACCAGTTGCAGAACCAGTAGAAGAACCTGCTGCTGAACCAGTTGCAGAAGAACCCGCTGCTGAACCAGTTGTCGAACCAGTTCTCGAACCAGTTGCAGAAGAACCCGCTGCTGAACCAGTTGTCGAACCAGTTGTCGAACCAGTTGTCGAACCAGTTGTCGAACCAGTAGAAGAACCTGCTGCTGAACCAGTTGTCGAACCAGTTGCAGAAGAACCTGCTACTGAACCAGTTGCAGAAGAACCCGCTGCTGAACCAGTTGTCGAACCCGCTGCTGAACCAGTTGTCGAACCCGCTGCTGAACCAGTTGTCGAACCAGTTGTCGAACCAGTTGTCGAACCAGTTGTCGAACCAGTTGTCGAACCAGTTGTCGAACCAGTAGAAGAACCTGCTGCTGAACCAGTTGTCGAACCAGTTGCAGAAGAACCTGCTGCCGAACCAGTAGAAGAACCAGTTGTCGAACCAGTTGCAGAACCAGTTGTCGAACCAGTAGAAGAACCAGTTGTCGAACCAGTTATCGAACCAGTCGCAGAACCAGTTGCAGAAGAAATTACAACCGAAAATATTCAAATTGAAATTGTTGAGAACGAAGAAGAAAATACTGAAAACACAGAAAATACAAATATTGTCCCAAAAATGGTATTTATAGTTCCATATCGGGATAGAGAAGAAAATAAAAAAGTATTTTTAGAAAATATGAAAACAATATTAGAAGATTATCCAAAAAATTCATATAAAATACTTTTCTCGCATCAAGCAGATAATCGCACATTCAACCGCGGTGCAATGAAAAACATAGGATTTCTATATATTAAACACAAATATCCAAATGATTACAAAAACATTACATTTGTTTTCAATGATGTCGATACAATGTCTTCTAAAAAAGGATTGTTGAATTATGAAACAACACAAGGTAATATTAAACATTTCTATGGATTTGATTATGCATTAGGCGGAATTGTATCTATCACTGGACATGATTTTGAACTATTAAATGGATTCCCAAATTTCTGGGCATGGGGATTTGAAGATAATTTATTGTATAAAAGAGCACAATTAGCAAAAATTAAGGTAGATAGAAGCACATTTTATCCATACAAAGACCCAAATATTATTCAAATATTTGATGGGTTTGAAAAGATAGTGAATAAAAATGAGTTCAACAGATACATGCAAAACACAAAAGAAGGATTAAATACTATATATTCAATTACATGTGACCATGATGAAAGCAGTGGATTCTTAAACGTTACAAACTTTATTACCAATTTTGCTGAAATCCCAACTGCAAATACTATTCACGATTTACGAAATGGTCCAAAACCATTTGATACAACTATGGGTATATTGTTCAATATACCATATCGTAGAGTAGCTAGAAGACCAATGCAATTCTAAATAAATACAAAAATATAGTTTATATTTATTCAATCTTGGAGCAAATCATACATTTCTAGTAATTTAAATGTAATGCCAATTTCAGTTTTTGTTTCCCATATACCAGATATTTTTAAAACATACTTTACATTTTCACTCTTTTTTTCATTATTTTGCTCTCTATATAATTTGAAAAATCCAGATTGTAATTGTTTTGTCAATACTAATGAATTTGATTTGGACACATTATAAAATTGTTTATAATAATCAACAATATTTTCTTCTATTTGTGAAAACTTTTTTATAAAATTCAAATTAGTTTTTGTATAAGAATTAAAGTAAATATTTTTATTGTTATAAATATTTTGATTTAAATGATTTTCCAATGGAAAATTCAAATAAATTCCATTCATGGAAAGTAATTTATCTGAATATATAATTTTAGTAAAAATACCATCTACAACTATATTTTTCTTTTTTTCAAATAAATGTATATTCTCAATTTGAAAATCATTTATATCAAATATAAAATTCATATTACTATATTTACATTCTTCTTTTTATTTAGTTTTACTTATTTGTTATAGATATTTAGCATAGTAGTAATATTATATATATTTAAATATATATTATATTATATACGTATAATGTCTGCAAGATTAAATATGAATGAACTACGTTATTATTCTTGGAAAGGAAAAACATTCAATCAAATTACATCAGCATTTCAAAAAAATAAAATCCAATTAGCTAGCACAAACGGTAATATATTATTCAATGCACGCCCATTACCAATATACAGAAGAGAAAGTTATTCCAAAACTGCACCTTCTTCTGGAAATAAGCGAACTTCTATCAGTATTGACCAATTAAATATGCCAAATGGTTATTCATTAACACCCAATACTCTCTCTTGCACACTCGGTGTTTCCAATGTTTTAGATGGAAAAGAAGCAAATGAAACTACAAACAAATATCAAAATGGTTCATGTGTAACAAAAAACCCATGTATGTCCCAAGAATACAATGCACGAAGACGGGTAAGAAGTGGTGGTATGATCAAAAAAAATAATGCAGCAACTGGAACTACATATGAACCGTATTATACTTCTACAAAGCAATTATTAATCAGTAGAAATAAAACATTTGAACAAAATCAATATAATTATATACGTCAAGGTGATGCATCTGTTAAACCAGGTTCAAACGCCGCATCCAATAATGTATATTCTGCCCATGGTATGTCAACCTGTGCAAAATATCGTATTACCAGTGAATTGGGTAATAATACATTTCAATATCAATGGTTAGATGGTCTGGATTATACAGTTACTATTACGGATGGATATTATGATTTAGATGATTTGAATCAACAATTCAAACTCACAATGTTCAATAACAAACATTATTTGATATTGACATCATCCACTAGTAAAATATTCTTGTTGAATATTGGATTCAATAGTGCTACTAAAAAAATTGAATTACAATCCTATGCATATAATACAACTGCATATAGCACATCTACATATTCTTACCCTGCTGGAAATAATTGGAGCACATATGTTTCTTTATCCACCAATGCAGCAACATCGATTGTTCCTGTTTTCAAAATATTAGGAAATGGTTTCCAAGAAGTTATTGGATTTCCCGGAGGAAATTATCCAAGTGTATTAATAAGAATTTCTGGTGGAAATGCATATCAACATCCATCTACAAATACATACACATACAATGGAAATCAAACAAGTTCATCTACAACAAATGCAAAATTATTACCTATGTATTCTCTTGTATATTATAAACCAAACAATGCACAATTTGCACAACAAGGTGCTGTATCGTCAAGTTCATTAATAACTCGTTTGAAATATAATACTATTACAGATAATTCATATAAATATCAATCTGCATATGGAATGGCAATGGCAAATGCACTTGCTTATGGAGTTCCACAAGGAGGTTATACAATAAAAGATAAAATTGGTTATCCAATAAAGAAAACACCTACTTTTTCAAAATATAGTGATGGATTTCAAAAATGTGAGGCAAAATCATTTTCCAATATAATATAATATTATAATGATTCCATAGGAACATTGGCAACTATATCAGAATAATTATATACATCATAATATGATATATTATGTTTTATACACCATTGAATACATTTCTGTGTATTTAATTTTACAATATTATCAATTTTATCACTTTTATCATTTTTATTCTTGTTCTCAATAAGAGTCAATGTATAATAAATATTTTCTATTTGTTGTTGTCCAAATACAGAATTATATTCTTCCAATTTTGTTGTGAAAAAATGAGATATTGGTATAGATAAAAAACGATTTATATAATCCATTGTATTTATCATTTGACAAAACGAATTATGAACATACTTATAAAAATATTTGTTATTATCAAATAAAAACCCTTTACATACTATATATTTTTCAGAATTAGCATAACGACTGGTTTGGGGTTTTGTAATATATACTTTTTTATAAAAAGAACACAGTATATATATCATATCTATTGTAGATGATGTAAATGAATCAAATATTTTTAATACAAATGAACCTTCTTGTTTTTGCATACATAACGCATAACAAATTTGTGCAAATAACAATTTAGTCATGTCTTGTTCTTGATTATTAAAATTCATTGAAAAATCAAACCCACCATCCCCTGTTATTAAATCAATAGAAGACCCATATTTATTTATACAATATTCAAAATTTTCTATTTTCAAAATGTCTCCCGTATTATCTGCCCCAGTCTCAATATATACATTCTTATTTTCATTCAAAAAATTCTCACTTTTTTTCCATGATGGAATATTATTATCATCATCATCCAAAATTGTTATACCGGTATATACATCATCTTTGTTATTTCTTAATTTACAAATTGCTTCAATAAATCCACCGGGTCCTTCCGCCAAATGAAATGTTCTTATTGGATGATATGATATATGTAATCCAAATGATTGTGATATTTCCAACATTTTAAAATAAGACCTAGATAATGGTTTATATTTGGATACACATTTCTTTTTATACGGAACAGGTGTATGTATATATTCATATGGATTTGTATATTTTTTATAATTATCCCATTCTTTTTCATATATATTGATTTTTTCTTTTATATCACATAAATAATAAGATAATGAATTTGATATACATGGTATAGGTGGTATTTGGGATGTGATGCAATCCATTTTTTCATATATATCAAAATGTATTTTTGGTAATAAAAAATATATCATAATTGTTACTAAATATAAATACCAACATGTATTTATATTCATTCATTTCTATATGTTTATTTCTTTTGTTTCTTAATCACGACAGTTTCACCTATTATTATTTTTGGAAGAGGCGCAACTTGCGTATCATCATCGTGTTCAACTGGTGAATATTTATCTAAAACTATTTTTTCTTTCAATTTACGAACACGTGGTTTTTCTTTCTTTTCTTCTTCTTTTGTTTCTTTCAGTTCCAATATATTTTCCAATTCATCCATTTCTTCCATTTTTCCACTTTTTCTCAAAAATTCATTATATATTTTTTCTGTATCTACATTGCGGACTTTATTGAATACAAAATAACGGTTCATAAACGATATCCATTTTTCATCTGTTGTCATTTGTGATGCATTTCCATAATCATGTATTTTATTTGCATCTCTTTCTATTTCTTGCATCATATGTGAATATAATTCATCAAATAAACCACTTCCATTTGGTAATCCTATTTTTTCCGCTTGTTCTTTTGGCATCAATACAAATCCATAGTTCTCCATCATTCTTACAAAATAATTGAAATTTACTAAATATTCTAAAAATGTTTTATTGATAGATTCTTGATATACATTTATACTATATCCTATACTCATTTCATCATCTGGAAATCCGGTTTCATCATACATTTTTGTTATTTCATACATTTTCTTGTCATCACGCATGATTGAAATACTTTCACCATTATTTTTATTCTTTAATTTTTCAAATACAACTTTTCCATCATAACATGTTCCAATAAAATGTCCTCCAATTTTTGTGCATTCTGCTAAATTTCTCAAAAATGAATGTAATGTTGTATTATTTTCGAAGAAATAATGCATTGCAAATTGACATGAACTAATATTGAAACCATCATGTCCTATTCCATAATTTTTATATACACCTTCTTTTAATTCTTTTCTATCTTTTGGTCCATTTCCAAACAATGCCCTTGATATCATTTTTTCTTTTTCTGTCATAAATGCTTTTCCGTTACGTATATTTACTCCACTATTTCCTTGTAGAAATATAGCACTTGGTATTTCATTTCGGTTATTTTTTTTGAATGATTTTAAATATCTTGCACATGCTCCATCTAAACTATTTTGTATATTATCACGTGAAATATCAATTCCAAATACAAATGATAATTTTGCACGTATCCATTTGGATAAATCACCTCCTTTTCCTACTGCATAATCAATTAATGTATCTTTACGGTTGGATACTCCTAATATTAATTTTTTCTTAACATACAAATTATGAAAATCTCGTAATGCTTTGGTTGTTGTATCTTTGGATGAACGATTATAATATACATCGTTGTCTTGTGTTTCTTCTGGTATTCCATATCCGGTCATTATCATTTCTTCTGTAATTGGATTATGTATTGAATGCCAATTACTATTTGCTACATGATATGCATTTCCATAATTTTTCAATCCTGCACGTAATTCTGCTGTTTTATCATATCGCATACGCAATGGTATCCATTTCCATGCACCTTCCAATGATATATCATATTTGAATTCAACAATACTGTCTTCTTCAAAATATTCTTCTTCTTCGGTTTTCATATACAAATCTCCATTTCCATCTTTGTGTAATAACACATTACAATAACATGCATTTGGGTCATATGGGTCGGTTGGTTGAAATGGAACTGGTTTGTATCGTTCTTCATTATCTACTTCTTGATTTGGTAAATTATCGTTTATTACATCTTCAAATGGATTCAAGAAACGATGATTATTGGCATCAAATCCACATCTCAATATCAACGTTTTATATTGAACCACATCTTGCAATGCTCCTACATTTTTACCTTCTTGAAATATATTATGTATTTCATCTTTTCCATTTTTATCTTTTTTAACAGATACCAAGAAATCAATTGTATTGAATTTCGCAGGTTTCCATTTAAAAGATTGTTCCCAAGTATGTTTATATAAGGGACCTGCTACACCAATCATATTACTTCCTACTCCCGTATTTCCTGGTGTGAAAATCAAACCATCTGTATTATATGGATACAATCCTTGATTAATATTGGATAAAATAAACGAACACGCATCAAATATACTTGTATTTTCATTTGATTTATAGAATTCTTTGCATTTGATACTGAATTCACAATAATTTATTGTATCTTTTTTTTCACTGTCTATAATAGATTTTGGCTTCAACAAAGAAACTCCTTTCTTCAACAAATTCAATCTAAACAAGTTTTCTGCCAATTCTTCGTCCAGTGTTGTCGTTTTTGCAAATGCAAGTTCTCTCACACTTTTTTTATGAACGTAATATATATCAAATGCTGCATATAAATTAATATATTTATCATTTTTATCATATTTAATATGTTCCCCATCTATTAAACTATCATACAATGTTTTTTCATTTGTATATGCACCTGTAAATATTACATTCATATTTGTATCTATCATATATATTCTACCGTTTTCCGCTATATACAACAATTTTCGTTCTCCATCTGCTTTATCTGTAACAGTATAATTATCCAATATTTTTGGTGCAGCGTTATCACTGTTTTTTGATATATTCTCAATTTGTAATGTATAAGATGATGGACCAATGAAATCTTTTGTCATTACCCTGCGTTGTTCATATGTATCACCATGAATTAATTTCATATAAGATTGTATAATACGTTCGCGTTCGCTGTATGCAATAGGATAATTTGTTCCTTGTAATGCACTTAATATTATACGAATACATTTGCGAATTGGTTCTAATAATTTGGTTGCAGTGTCATATTTTGTTCCTACTCCAACTTTTGAATTATCAATTTCCAATTCAACTTCATAGGATTCTATATTTTCAAACACACCTGCTTCTTGAATTGTATATTCCGGAACCGGGACTTTTCCTACTTTTTTAGAACCTTTTAATATACTAATATCTGCAAACACTGGATATTCATCATGTGTAAAACGGACACGATTAATATGTCTGAATAATTTTTTAGAATCAGACCATTTATTGATAATATTTCTTGAAATATTGGATTGCACATTGTAATCTTGTTCCATTTGATAAGATGCACGAAAATTGAAATCAGTGAAATCAACTGGACGCAATGGTTTATCATTTATAATTGGGGGTGATTTTTGTGTGAATTTTATTTTAGGCCCAAATGCAGATACCGTGGATGGCATATCCAATAATTTTTGAATACTATTTGTTTTACAATATTCTTGTATCATATCAACACCAACTATTTCTGCACGAATGTTGGATATTTTTGTGGTTTCTTTACGAATATCATAATATTCGTTTTGAATACGCAACATATGTAATCCCTTCGGTTCGTTTGTTGTAAATCCACATGAATATAATTGTTTTACAACATTTTCATAATCTATTTTTGAAATAGGTTTTGCAACCTTTGGATTTGTCCCAAACCGAATTTCCAATTCACTGTTTTTTCTGTGTTGTGAAAGTGTTGGATTACTTGCTAAATAAATTTCAACCATATTTTCAAAATCTACTTTGCTATTTTTAATAGATGGTTCTGGTTTATCATTTTTCAATAGTCCACGGATTTCACCTTCTTCCAAACTATTTGGTTTCGTTTCCATTATATAAATTATATAGTATTTTCATATATTATTTCTATTATATTTTCAATTTTCTATTGTAACGTTTTTACATCTTTGCACAATTAAATCGCCCATTCTGGGACAATTCAATAACAGTTACCAAGCGCATTTTATATACGCAAAGGTGTATTATTTGTTGTATGCACTTTGTAAATGATTCCATATTTTACCATATAAATCAGCCTTTTTCACATTTTCACACGAAATACCACATTTTGTTGCCAATTCTGTTAATTCTGTGATTTTATAACTTGACATTCCATTCAATGGTTTATCAATATCTTCTAAACATACTCCTTTTGTTAATTCATTTATTTTTTCATAAGTAGTATCCATGTATATACCAAAATTATTATTTCTATTTTTTACAATCAACATTGGCATGGTAGTATCATCATTTTCTCCATTTCCCGCTAAAAATTTTAAATATGTATTATTTATTTCATTATAAATTATAATATTCTTTTTGTAATATACACTAAATAACTGTAACAATTGTATTGATATTTTTGTTGCTGACATCAATTCCGACATCCATTCCTGAATCATTGTTTTTGTTATTCTTCTATTTACTACTTTCAATTTTGAATAACCTTTTTTTAAAAATTCCATCATCTTCTGTTTTTCTTCTAATTCTATGTTTCCATATTTATTCGTTATTTGTATATAATTTTCATATCCATAAATATTTATATATACACACCAAAATAATGGATTTTGTTTCTTTGAATAATATACATCATTATCATCTTTTGATTCTTCTTTTTTTTGAATCTCTTTAATTAAACATGTATTTGTTTCGTTAAAACAATCCATAATTATTTTTTTATTATCATTTGTAAAAATAAATTCATTCAATTTCATTAAACTCCCTTCATTATCAAATTTATTATAATCATAAAAAATTTGATGTAAATATGACGACATTATTTTACTGCACTATTATAAAATAGCACTTCGTCTTTAACTTCTTTTTCAACAAAGAATGTATTCTTGAATTCTTCTTTTTGATTTTCAAGTGTTACCAATGATGTTTCTTGTAATTCAATATAATTTAAATAATTTTCTATTTCTGTTATTGAATCTTTCGGTAAAAAAGATAAATTTACATATACTCCACTTTTGTTTTCATTCAATTTTACATTTGCATTTTTTTTCAATATTTTTAATATTTCTATATGATGATTTTTTGACATTTTTTCTATTTTTGTTTTTAATATTTCTAAATCCATTATTCCCCCCGAATATATTATATTATACAATATCTATATATCATTTTACTATTTATAATTTTATTCAAATCCTTCCAATTCTTCCATTACTGTAATTCTTGGAAGGTCTCCTCCTTTTCTTCCTTCATCACGATTTTGCACTAATTTTCCAATTACACATATATATGGGTCATTCAATTCAAAACGCACTCCTATTACTCTCACTATTATCTTCATATTTTCTTTTATTGTTGCAAAATATGCATCATTATAGTTATGGTCTCTTGCTATAAAAACTGTTACTGGAACTACATCATCTTCTGTATTCACTACTGCATGTATTCCAGCCTTAGTTACTGTTTTTACATCACATTCTACCAACATTCCTTCCACTGGATGACATATCATACATTCAAATACTACTTCAAATTCAATGTAAGACAAATTCACCAAACCACTTGAATAACTTACTACATTCACTGATTTTGGTTTTATAAATCCTTCTTTGATACATTTTCCTTCTATTTTTGAACATATCTTTTTTTCTAAATTCTGTTTTATATTTTTCCCTACTTCATTCATAGATATTACTACCTTTTGTGTCAAAATAGAACGAATATATACACCATATATTTTTGATTTTTCAGTATTACGTATTTTTGTGGTTTGTTCCATTCTTAATAATATAATAAGTAGATTTTATATTGTTATTTTTATACTGTTTTTTTCAATTTTTTATCAAATTACACAAATTGTCTTATATAGTTTAACTAATTCGTTTATTTTATCTTTATTCAAAATGTCTTTCTTATAATCATAAAAACAACTTGCTATTTGCACAAAATTTGCACCATTACTTAAATAATCTACTACATCTTGTAGATTCTCTATACCACCACATCCTACTATTTTTATATTTTTATCCAACAATTTTGAAAATTGTATTACATTGGATAACGCAATCGGTTTATTTAATTTACCTGACATACCTCCATATACATTGTGAAGACATGGCTGTGTATTATTCAATGCAACACAATTTGGTATTGAATTTGCAGATACAATATATTTGACAACATATGTATATTTATTCAATATTTTTGACATTTCTATTATTCCTATTTTTTGTAAAAATGGCGGAAATTTCAATCCTATTTTTATTTTTTTCAATCCAAGTTTTCTTATAAAATCCAATAAATCTTCTACAAAATCACAGTAATAACCCGGTATTTCATTTTCTAAATTTGGACAACTCAAATTTATTTCTACTAACATATTTTTATCAACAAATTCGTCATAATCTTGTAATATTGTTTTTAATTTTTCATAATTTTCAAATGCGATTGATATTATATACGGTTTATTTACTATTTTTTTTGATAAATTTCTGTAATATTGATATCCCATATTCGGCAATCCTTTTGAATTAAAATGAATACCATCTTTTTCATAATAATTCGGTTCTTGATTACCTTCTTTTGAGAATATAGTGCATGTTTTTGCTATTATACCACCCAATTCACTATTATATATATCCGTTATTTGTTCTTCGTTCAATACCCAACATCCACTTGCATTCATTATTGGAGTTGAAAATTCTATATCTCCTATATTATATTTATTTTCAGTTATTGACATCATATACTATATTATGATGTCATAATGTCTTTATATCAATATCTTACATTTTTCAAATTCTTCAACATCGGTTTAAATATTTTTTTCATAAAAGTTGAACACATAACGCTATCTTCTCCTACAATGAAATTTTTCGTATTTTTTCTTTCATTCAACAAATGAAAATCTATATTCTCGTCATCATACAAATTTGGAAAATTGTACAGTGTATAATTAATTTTATATGAATAATCTAATATGGATGAAACATATTCCATTACATGTTTGATACTTTTACAATAAAATTTGAATTGTTCAAATACTATTCTATATTTTACTGAGTTTCTTGAACCGGTAATATAATATTCATTTTCATATTCATCAAACACAATAAATATTTGTAAATCTTGTTCAGTATCATTTTCCATTTCTTCAAAATAAAATACTAATTTATCATTTTTGAAATCACACATTATCTCCCGTATAAAATATGTATAATACTTATTTATTATATTGTTTCATAATATAATAAATAGTTTCAATTATATATATTATACACATGAGTATAACAGTAATTGATAATTTTTTACCAGAAGAATTGTACATTGAATGCAATGAATATTCAATAAATATGTTTGAAAATAAAAGTAATAATATTTTTTTCACAAATTATACATGGGAAGAAAGAGTTAGGCGTGACAGTGCAGTTGTTCTTATTCATGAAACAAATCATGTGGAACTTATAAATAAAATAAAAACGGTTATAAAAGAGAGATTTGGTCGTGAAATAAATAGAATAATGTTTTATTATTGGATGCAATCAAGTCATATACCATGGCATAATGATGAAGGTCATAACGGCGGTATTACTATTTATCTCAATGAAAAATGGAACAAAAATCATGGTGGATTATTCTTGTTTGATGATGGAAAGATTATAATGGGTATTTATCCAAATAGAAATCGTGCTATTGAGAACTATGGAAATGTTCTACATAGTGTATGTCCGACAACATTAAATAGCGATGTTCGCAGAACTATTCAAATTTTTTTCTAGAATGAGAACTTTACTATTTGTGTTATTGCGGTTTGTTCTGGATTCAAGAAAAATACTTTTCCTTTTTTATTTACTAAATTCAAACGACGCATTATAAATTCCAATATTGCACACAGTCCTATTTGTGTTATTTTTTCCGTGTTCTCATCATTGTATTTTGGTTCTTCCAATATTGTATTTAATATTTTTATTATCTTTACTTTTCCTGCATCATCCGCACGTGCGCCCGTATTATTACGTTTTTGAGTCAAATCTTTTATTTTAAATACCATTTCTTTTTGATTCGATTTCTTTGATACAAACAAATTTACAAATCCAACTGTATTATTCAACGTATTTTTCTTTACATCAAATCTTAATAAATCTTTCACAAACAATTGATAATCATCTGAATCTACTTCAACAAATTCATTGTTCTCATCTTTTGTATAAATTCTCAATATATCATCTTTCATGAGAACTATTCCCCAATATTCATTCGAACGCACTATTCTTTCATCCAAATATTTTTTCATTAATATTTCATTTATTCCATTTGGTGTATTGTTCTCAACATAATAATGTTTTACTAATATCATCTTATCTTGAAACAATAACATATCCAATATATGTTCTATCATATATTCTCGTATTGTATCATGTGTAAATCCATATTCATCAATCAATATTTTTATTACAAATGCTGCATGTTTATACCAATTCTTTTCTCCTTTTGCCAATTTCTTTGTATTATATACAAAATCTAATAATTCATTTATTTCTTTCATTAAGTTCTCAAATGTTTTCATTTCTTTATTTTTTTCAACATGTTGTTGAGAACCTTTTTCTGGTTCTCTAATTTCTGCTGTTTTTTTCTCTTTTTCAGGTTCTTCTTGAACTACATCACTTGAATATTCTAATAAAAATGATTTTCGTTTATAATCTATTGGTGCATTTCTTTCATACATTGATATGTTCTCATCTGTTATCTCAATTGGTTGAAATAAATAATACATATCTTTATTTACCAAATTACCCAATCTTCCATATTTGTCTATCAAATATTCATTCTTGTTCTCAATCAAATATGTTAATGCACTAAATATTTGTTCGATTGGATATTGTTTTACTACATTTATTGAATTTATCAATTGATTTCTTGTATATACATTTTGTTCTCTATATAATTCTAATATTCTTGCTATTATACGTGGTTGATTCATCTTCACAAAAGAATCTGTATAAGTATCTCTTATTATCTCTTTTTCTTCTATTTTTGCATCTGGACTACATACATATGCACAATTATCCATATAATCACATATATCTGTAAATAGTTTATCTCCTATCTTATACGGTATTGTTTTATTACTTGATAAATTTATTTCTATATTTTGATTTTCTATTTTCTCTGCTAATTTTTCTACTGTATAATTATTTTGTCCAATATTCAATATACAATCAACGGATATTTCTTTCAACATACGTGTCACTTTACCAATTTGTAATGCTTTTTTCTCTGCTAAACGATACACATATAAATCTGCGGCTTCATCTTCATTATCCAACAATGTTCCATGTAAATATATTTCAACATTACGTTCTTCAAACGGTAATCTACAATGACTCAAATTACGAACACCACGACCTACAATCTGTTCTATACGATTCATATTATACCATGGTTCTAATACATGGATTTGACGAATACATTTGAAATCCAAACCTTCTGCACCTGCTTTTGATATCAATATTACTTTTACCTTTTCGCCATTTATGTTATCATTGTTTGTAACATATTTTATATCTGCTGCATTATTTGGTGAAAACGCCTTATCACCAGTTATCATTACGTATTTTGCTGGATTAAATGCAGATGATTCTACTGATGATTTTGGTTTCATTGTAATTGCATCTATTGGTTCTGTTCTCGCAGTTTTGAATAAATTTTTTGCATTTTGAGAACTACTATATCGTGAAAATCCCATTTCTTCTAATGCTAATGCAATTGGAACAACACCTCCATCTATATATTGAGAATAGATGAGAACAATACCTTTGGATTTACTTATAATATCACATATATTTGCAATTTTTGCACTATATTTATACAAATGTTCTCTATTGAAAATTGCACCATATTTTTTGAGAACATTCGGTTTATATTCAAAATTATATCTTATTTTTTGAAATTGTTGTGTTTCTTCTACTGAATTCATTATTTTGGATAAACCATTTTTACCAACTATATCTGTTACAATTTTTTCTGTATTTATGTTTTTTACATCTTGTATATTGTCCATTTCTGTATTTGGATATACTATATTCAATGCTTCTAATGGTGTTTGTAATAATGTATATCCAAATGTTTCCATGTTCTCAAATGTTGGCATCTCACGTATTTCTCCATATTTATTATATACATCATAAGAACGTTCTTTCATATAATCTATTATAAATTGATATCCTTTGGATTGATATTCTCCAATCTTGTTTGTATATACATTAATATATCGCAATGGTGTATCTATTTCGGTATCATTCATTTGTTTTCTTGGATATGTATTTTCTAAAAAAGTATGTTGTTTTGCAAAATCATTTGGATATATACGGTATGGAAATGAATAAGGGTTTTCACCGCGAACATATGAAACATAACCTGTCAATTTTCGTTGTAATAGTTCTCGTCCTCCTTCGGTTACTGAACCATCTTGCAACCTTACTGGTTCTTTGAAATTACCATCTTTATCAAATACATCCGTTAATTCTATTGTCGCACGTTTGTCATTTATATTCATTAAATTCGTTAGCCATATTATTTCTTTATATGAATTGAACATTGGTGTTGCCGATAACAATAATAAACGTAAATTTTCTGCATATTTTGCAACTTTCATCAACAATAATGCCGTTTTCTTCTTTTCACTATTATTATCATCCGTTATACGAATATTATGAACTTCATCTATTATAATCAAACGATTATTGAAAACTTTTTTTATTTTTCTTATTTCCATCTTTTTCAATGCATCTCCTTTAAGTTCTCCTTTTTCGTCTTTCATTGAATTAGATATATAATTGGATAACTGACCATATCCCATAAATAAATAATAATTATTTATTATTCTTTTTATATGACTTATTACTTTATCTCGTGGCATACCCTTCAACTGCGTAGGATTTACTTCATTTATAAGAGCATTTCCCACACATGCTTCTATATTCCATAAACCAGTGTCAATATTAGAGTTTCGTATTAATTCTAATTTTCGCTCATCAAATAATTGTAACCTGAAATTGGATTGAACATTTGGAGACGCAACTACTATAATTCTTTGTTTTATTCCTATTTGTTTCATATAAGAACGCATTTCTTCTGCAATACCTATTGCACTACATGTTTTTCCACTACCCAATGCATTGTATAATAATAAACTATTATATGGCGTTTGAAATGACATGAAATTTTTTACAAACAATTGATGAGGCATCAATTCAAATTTTGCATTACATAAAATATTTGCTTGTTTTTTAATATCATGTATTGTTCCATCATATTTTGTATCATTGAATTCTTTACGTTTAGCAATTTTTATATTGAAATTTGGGTCGTTCAATTCTGGATATAAAAAATCATAATCATTATTTGTTGCATTATAATCATATTCCATCTTTTCTTTTTTCAATAAATATTCATTCGATTCTTTATTCATACCTGTAATATTTGTATCTATTTCTATCAATGTATTTTTGTTCTCAACTGGTTGAGTTTCTACTGGAATTTCAACATTCTCCGGAGAACGAATTTGCATTGATTTTTTAACAGGGGTTGATGATGGTCGTTCTGGCATATCTAATTCACGTGATTTTTTAGTTATTCTTTTTTTAATTGGTTCGCATACACCTGTTTTTGGATTTTTTCGTGTGCCATTTGGACATCTTTTATCTTTTGTTGATTTTGCTGTTTTTTTTTCTTGCATTGCACTTTCACTTGCAACATTTGTTTCTGTTGGAAATAAAGGTGTATTTGCTTCTTCCATTGCACTTTCACTTGCAACATTTGTTTCCGTTGGAAATAAAGATGTATTTGCTTCTTCCATTGCACTTTCACTTACAACATTTGTTTCCGTTGGAAATAAAGATGTATTTGCTTCTTCCATTACACTTTCACTTGCAACATTTGAAATATCTTTTTCCAGTTGCAATGATGGAAATGTATTTATTTTTTTTTGTTCTAATGAAATATTTTCACTATCCGGTAAATTTTCTGGAAGAATTGTTTCGCCCACAGGGCTGGGTTGTATAGGAAGTGATTGTGTAATTGGTTTAACATCTATCATTTCACATTTACCAGTCTTTTTGTTTTTTCTCGTTCCATTTGGACACCTCTTCTCTTTTTTTCCTTTTTTGGAGGTCGAATCAACGTTCATAATATATACTCTTATAATAAGACTATATATTTCTATAACAATAAAAACATTATTTTACACTTATCATCCACTATATATTTTGTATTTTTTTATTGCAGTATGTATATTTGAAATCAATCTCATTTTTTCTAAATTATATTTTCGCATAGAAGAAATACATTCGTCATAATCTTTCCATGACATTTTACTAACTTCATCTTTTTGATAATTTGTAATTGAAGTTGTGTCTTCATATTTCATATACATCAAATAATATTTGTGTTTATATGATTTATAATTTGAACCTGTAAATATTTCTTCAAACGGTAATATATTATGAATATTTTTTAATTTTTTAACAGAATAGCCAGTTTCTTCTGAAAATTCTCGCAATGCACAATCATAATCTGTTTCTTGATAATTACGACGTCCTTTTGGAAATCCCCATTCTGGCTCAATCCATATGTCATATTGATTACTTTCTTCTACTAATTGTTTCATATTGTAAAACCCTAATTTTGTATATACTCCTTCTTTCAATAAGTTGAATTTTTCTTTTGAATTTATTTCTTCTGACTTATATTGATTCAATACTGCCGAACTTGTTCCCCATAATTCTATCCATAATTTATCAAAATCATTTTCTATTAATTTTTGTTTTTCATCTACCGTCATTTGTTTTAGCATATTCATTATAAAATATTTATTATTAATTGAATATTTACCTCGCATAAAATCAATATATCCTAATGTATCTTTACGACGTATCATCAAATATTGTGGAGTTCCTTCTTTTATACGGAATACTATTATTCCAAAACTCGTGATTGGCGTTTTACATTGATGATATAAATGACCATATTTTCCACAATTATTACAATAATTATCTATATTATTCATTATTCGTGCTTTCTCTATGATTATATTCGTATGTTTCTATATAGTTTTAATTCGGGAATATGTTGTTTGATCCAAATGTGTGGGGACCACATTATTGGTTTTTTCTACATACTATTGCATATTCTTATCCTTTAACTCCAAATAAAGTGACTAAAAAGAAATACTATGATTTTATACAAAATTTACCACTTTTTATACCAAACACCGATATTGGAAATAGATTTAGTAATTTATTGGACAAATACCCGGTTTCTCCTTATTTAGATAATCGTGATTCGTTTGTTCGTTGGATGTTTTTCATACATAACAAAATCAATGCTATATTGGGTAAAGAACAATTATTGTTTGAAGAGGCAAATGATATTTATTATTCCGCATATAAACCTAAACAAATATCTTTAGCTGAAAGATTTCATATTCATAAACACTACATTCATTTTTCTATTATACTACTTTTCATACTTTTCATATACATCTATAGATAAATTCTGTTTGTAATATATATGAGATTTGAAATAATATTAATTTTGATTACCGCTTTTATTGTTGCAAATATACACACTGATGGTAAGTATTTCAAAATGGCATTATCTTGGAAAAAATATTATAAAATGGCTGGGGTTGTTTTTGCTGCTTTTGTAATTTATATATTAATAAAAAAGAATCCATTACATGCAAAAAATATTTTGATGACTTCCAATGAATATTTGAAATACATGCCTATTGATAAAAATACCAGTAGATATATTTCGCCAATTTTAGATTTTACTACTAAACAAACTTTTGCAAATGACCAATACGGCGATTACAATCATCCTTTTCTCCAAATGCCTCCCCATCAAAATTATCAACAATCGCGTGTTATGAACTCGGGTGCCTCAAATGCAACCGGAGGCAAAACTACCAAACGTTCTGTGAGCGAAACTAAAAAGAAATTTGTTGCAGCGCGCCAAAATTGGCGTTGTGGTAAATGCACAAAACAATTACCTGCATGGTTTGAAGTTGACCACAAAACACGTTTAGAACATGGCGGTAGTAATCATGTAGATAATTTAGAGGCATTATGTAGAGATTGTCATGGAGAAAAAACAGCTATTGAAAATTTATAAATAATATTATAATATTATGTAAAACAAAATATTATTCTATTTATATATTAAATGAATGATATTGAAAAGAAGGCAGCAATAGCCGCAGCAGTCATTCCGGTTATCGCAATTGTTATTTTAATCACAATAATATATGTGCCATTAGAAACATTTTCAACCACTATACAACCATGGATGAAATGGTTAAATCACTATAACATTCCCATCGTTTTATCAACAATTATGATAATAATGTTTCTTATATTCTCATCGTTGAAAATGAATCTAAAAGGTTTGAACTTACAACAAACAATGCCTGTTATTGCAACATTTGGTTTGATTATATTAATGTTCTCTGTAAGTCAAGATAATATTTATACAAAAAGTGCATTAGGTTTAGCATTCTTATTGACGTTGGTATTGGGGTTATTATTTGGATTTAGATACATTGATTTAAAATATGCAGGACCAATCATTGGTATTTTTGGATTAATCACTCTATTTTTACCATTATTGCCTCCTGCCAAAATTGATTGGTGGCATCATGTCATCATTGCAATATCATTTTTATTTACGTTGGTTTTTGGAACGTTGCTTGGAAGAAATCAAGTAAATATGAGTATTGGAATACCATTCACTGTTACATTTGGATTATTATTTCTTATTCTTCCATTGTTTTATGAAGAATACAAAAAATGGTGGCATATATTTTTAGCATTTATTGGATTTACATTAACATTTATATTTAGTTTTTTACTTGGATTCAAAAAAGTAACTAATGAAATTGGAATACCTATATTAGTTATTTTTGGAATTATATTCCTTATTTCTTCATTGGTTTTATCAACCAATTCAACAATTACACTCAATGACTTTTCAAACTATATGACCGGTTTTACTTTTGCTGAAAACACAGAATATTTGAAAAATGATTTCTTGGCAAATATACCTACTTTCGTTTTTATTGTATTGTTATCTATTGTAATTTATTATGCCAACAAAGACCCAGATGCTCTTACTACAAATGCATATAAATATGTTTTTCTTATATTTATTCCATTTATCTTATTCATGATGTATAGTATATTGAATAAAACCCCTGAAAATTCTTTTATTGGATTATTCATGTTGTGTATAGTTGCAATCGTTGGTCTGTATATATGGAGTTCTATGAATAAACAAACTTTGTATATATTTTCATTTTTCTCAAAATACTTATTAATACCACTCATTGTTATAATTGCTTTCGCAATTTTTTACAAAATTGCATTGGAATATATTAGTAATTTAACTGGATATAGTCGTTTTATTACTGAACTCATATTTTTCATTCCTTGTATGTTTATTGACTTTGTTGAATATATAAAACAACAATTCAAAATAACACCCAGTTCTGTTTATATTTTATTTATAATTGAAATTTTATTGGTATTGTTGTATATATATTTACCAAAAGTGGTTTCAAAATATATTAAAACCAAGAGCACTATATTATTACAAAATCCAGTATATTTGAATAAAGAAATATTGGTTGCAAATAGTTCAATTACTGAATTGATTAACAAAGACGCACTTGACCAAATAACTACCACTAAACAATACAGAACAAACTATTCTATTTCATTTTGGACTATCATAAATACACATTCTACATCAAACATTTCAAGTGTTCAACAAAATAATATATTCAAATATGGTCATATTGATTCAAATAACAACAAAAATTACAAACCTTATGTTTCTTATGTTGTTGATAAAACTGGTGATAATTACATTTTCAAATTTTCAAACAGTGAAACATCTACTTACAAAATATCACTACCTACACAAAAATGGCATAATTTTGTATTCAATTACAATAATTCAAGGGTTGACCTTTTTATTAATGGTAAATTGGAAAAAACATATCAATTTAGTGATGATTTACCAGTATATTCATCGGCTGACCAATTTATTGCTGGAAATGAAAATGGTTTAGATGGCGCAATATGCAATATACAGTATTTTACTGTTCCACTTACAAATACTGATATTGCGAATTTATATAACATAAATGCATGGAAAAACCCACCAGTTGAATAAATTTGTATATTCTCATGAATAAAATATACTAATAAAATATAATAATTTAATGAGTCCAGTTGCGATAATTTTAGGAGTAGTCATGATTATTTTGATATATATATTATATAAATATTTTACTACTAGCACTAGCACATTAGGCACATTGATTGATTTATCTAAAACTTCAACTACTCAATCATTCACCAAAAAAACCGATGTTGCAAATTCTACATCAACCCGATATGCATACGGAGTATGGGTGTATATTGATAGTTGGGACCCTTCACAAACAACAAAAGATATTTTTTACAGAAACAAAGTAGCTGCATCTGGTTCTGGTTCTGGTTATATCCCAGAACGTTCCGATATACGATTATATTTAGAAAGAAATACGCCAACTTTGAAATGCGATTTTTACACCAACATTTCACCCACACAACCTACTGAAACTATTACTATTACAACCAATTTTCCTATTCAAAAATGGACATATGTAATTATTAGTGTTGATAACAAAATTGTTGATTGTTATATTGACGGAAAACTTGTAACATCACAACAATTGAAAAATCAACCAATTGTAACCGACTCTGATATATTTGTTGGAAATTTCAATGCACATTTAGCAAAATTTCAAAAAATGTCTTCGCCAGTTGACCCACAAACTGCATGGACAAATTATATGGCTGGAAACGGTGGAAATAGTTTTAAAAAGATGTTTAGTTCTTATGGTGTAGATGTCAGTTTTAAGAAAGATAATGTAGAACAACAAAAATTCACTATTATATAATATTTCAAAATTAATTTAGCTACAATTATATATAATTATAGTTAAATATGAACAATATTCAAGCACCAAGTCAAACTATTGCAAGACAAATTGAAAATATAAAATTACCTGAAACGTTGAATCCTGCAAATATACAAGAAAATTTAAGTAAAGGTATTACAACGGTAACCGAGAACATTGATACTGTTAAACAAAATATTGGAAACACACTCAATGAATTTTCTTCAAAAGATGTAGTAGAAGCCAGCACTGATTTTTTAGAATCCAATAGTATTATTGCAAAGTTCGCCTTTTTAGTTTTAGTTATAATTGGATTCATGTTCATTTTGAATTTAGGTATTATATTGATTGGATACTTCACTCAACCAAGTAACAATCCATATTTAATAAGAGGAACCATCAGTGGAAATGAATCTGCCACAATACAACAAGACCCAAAAAATTCCGATTCTATTATTGTAAAAAGGTCAAATAATGAATCCAAAGGTATTGAATTTTCTTGGTCAGTATGGTTGAATATTACTTCTGTCCCCGATGATGAAAATTATCATCATGTTTTCAGTAAAGGCGATTTAACTAAAAATACAAAAGGTATTTATAATATTAATGGACCTGGATTATATTTAGTAAGAGACCCTGATAACGGAACAAAAGCTAATTTGAAACTAATTATGGACACCGTTGTAAATGATACTCCTTCGCTTGATACCATTGTTCCAAACACTTTCGTAGATATCAAGAACATTCCTTTGCAAAAATGGTTCAATGTTACATTCCGTGTTGAAAATAAAATAATGGATGTATATGTCAATGGCACTATTTCAAACCGTTTAGTTTTTGAAAGTGTTCCATTACAAAATTACAATGATGTTCAGGTTTGTAAAGACGGTGGATTTACTGGAAAACTTTCTAATTTAAGATATTTCAATTATTCTCTTAATATTTTTGAAATCAATACTTTGGTATTAGGCGGACCTGATTTGAAACCTGGACAAATATCATCCAATATCAACAAAGTATCTGACCCTAGTTTTTCATACATATCAAACTTGTGGTACATACCCAATAGAAATATGTAATATCATCTATACAAAATATGATATTATAATATATATGGCTGACCAAGAGTGTATAAATAATCAAAATGCATTTAATCAACGTAGGAAAATGCAATTATTGAATATTCCACCAACACGTTATACTCCACCATCTCCTTATCCTACCTACACCCAATTTCAATTAAATATGCGAAGAAAAGCCGAAATATTGAAATATTCAGCTAACACCACAAATACGAAAACTAATAATTTTACTAAATCCGAAAAATTTGCACAACTTGTCAGTGGAAATTACCAAAGAAGAACTATTCCTCAATATGATATTGTAGATAGTTCAAAAAATAACTATGTTATCAATTGTCCAACCGATTCTACTCCATTACCTTCATCCTCATCCGGTGTTCCTGGACCTACTATATATTTGTTTGAAGACCCTACAATTCCATTATATAATTATGTTGTTACACGTTCTTATTCTATTTTAGATGAAAAAAATGACCAAAAATGGAACACAAATCCATATAATAATATACTGTTCAGTAATGGTAATGAAACGTTACTCACTTTGTTAGGAATTCGCTCATATATAGATAAACCCAACTATTCGTTTAGTATTCAAACATCTGTTGGTATATATGTTGCTGGAATTATTAAAAATACTGGATATAATACACCTGTTACTTTTTCTATATCCAATGTTGTATGTAATATTTATTATAAAGATAGTTTAGTATTATCACCTACTGTAATCTTTGGTGGGTTGAATACATTGACTTTGAATATTCAAAATTCATCCTTTGGCACATTTAATGCATTGTTACATGTTGGCAATATAAGTATTAATAACTTTCCATTAACTACAAATGTTGATATGGTATATGATATCAAATTGATTTTTACAATTACTAATACTTCACATAGTTCTTATAGTTTAACGAGTATCAATGCATCTTGTAATTTATCACAAAACAATGTAAATTCTAGTAATAATTGTGTTATAACTGGAACACAAACCATTTTATCTAATATTGGGTTTGTTATTACCGGTGTGTAAATTTCTACTCCAATGTAGATAGATTAAATTCTAATTCATCCAAATGATTTATTACTGAATATATAAAAAATTCTGTATTTTTCAATACTTCTACAATTTGATTATTGTCACTATTGGATAAAGTTTGCAAAGATTCATTCACGATTGTTTTCTTATTTTGATATTCATACATTTTATAAGCATCATCTTTGTATATAATGAAAAATTTCTCTATTATTTTATCAATCTTATAAATAACCGAATTATACATTTGAGCACATTTCTCATCAAAATCAAAATATGATACTAAATTATTATTCATTTTTTTATGAAAAACGATTCCATTTTTCATTTCATAATCAATCAAATTTAATGTTGCAATTCTAAAAAATTCTATTTTTTCTTTCACCCATTCAAATTCTTTTATAATACATCTTGTTATACGACATGGGTTCCCATTAATATCTTCAAATTCTTTCAAATATTTGTATTTCTCATTCAATTCCATATATTCATACGAATGTTTTGGTTTTTCAATTTCTGGATTATTATATTTTTTTAGATAACAATCTATTGTTTTGAATTCTGTTTCTAATGATTTCAATAAATAATCCGGAAGTTTTGGCTCGTAATATGAACCTCCACGAACGTAAAAAATGCCATATTGTAACATGTATTTTTTAACATAATAATCCAATAGCGATAAATCTTTTGTATGACATATCATATCTAATATTGCTAATGGTTTATGTAATTTAGCAATTTCATACATTGTTTCACATTCATTTTTTACATCTGTTATATCTGTTTTCAACGATGCATGTAGTAATATATATTCATGTTCCAACATTACTGAATATATAAAAAAACTTTCATTACTATTTTCCATAATTCAACTATATCAATATACTATCTAAATATTTATGTTATTTTGTTATATATATTTTATACCATAATTGCGACGGGAATATTATATAATTCTTTTTTATCATTATTATTTTCTTTATTTTCTTCATTCTCGTGGTATTTTGTTTGATATTCTACGTTTACTATTGGTATATTTTGTATTTCTACATTTGGAAATATTGGTTGTTCTATTGTAGGTACTGATGTGAATACTACTAAAAATATACAACGGGCTGCAATCAATGCCAATATTCCTGCACCACATATTGTCAATACTGTTTCACTTGAAGACAACGTCATTTTTTTATGTTTTTTGCATATGTAAATTATATCAAAAATTATCAATTTTTCACAGAAATAACAAAAAATTGATGTGTTTTTTTATTTTTTCAAAAAAATAAAGTTATATGATAATCTTTATTGTAACTTATGTTTCCATTATTTCATTGTATTTTATTATAATAAATATACATCTAATAATAGAATATTTTGTAAAAATGTTTTCTAATAATGATATTCCTGAAATTACAAATGTTTTGTTACATATTCCCAATTTGGTAAAAGGTATTGTTACTAAACGCCCATCCAAACATATAAAATCTCCATATGTTGCCGATGTTATTTTATGTGATACGGATACAGAAGTTATTGCACATACAGCTGCATTGGGATGTTGCGGATTAGCTGATTCTGGTGCAGAAGTTATGATGACAATTACCCCTGAATCTAAAAACGGTAACAATTCTCAAAAATGTAGTCATCGTATTTATTTATCTATTTTGAATGATACTAGATTTTCTGAAAATACAAAAAATACAAACAAAGTTATTATTGGTATAAATCCAAAAATTGCAGAACAATTAGTTGAAAATGCACTGACCCAAAATATGTTATTAAATCTTAAAAATATAAAATCATACAGAAGAGAAACTTGTATTTATTTGGAAAATCAAATTGATTCACGATTTGATTTTACAGGTATAGATGAAAATGGAAATCCATTTATAATGGAAGTTAAAAATGTTCCCCTTGCTGATTATGAGGATTTACCACTGAATGAACGTGGTAAAAAAGACTTCAATGACCGCGATTGGAATTCTAAAATTGCATATTTTCCAGATGGATATAGAAAAAAAATCACAGATACGGTCAGCCCACGAGCACTCAAACATATATGTGAATTGAAAAAAATAAAAGAAATGTCAAGGACTCGTTGTATAATATGTTTTGTTATACAACGGGATGATGTTAATCGGTTTCAATCTTCGGTAGTTGACCCTGAATATAGAAATGCTTTCAAAAATGCTGTTTATTCCGGTGTAGAAGTATTTACTCTTGTCATAAAATGGCATGAAAATGGGGTTGCTGAATTAGTTAATCAAAATATACCTATTTGTTTTGACTAAAATTTGGATTCAAACACATTTTCTGTGATGGGAAAACTTGTCCGGATAAACATCTATCATGTTGTCCCACCTCAATACATCCTCTTTTTCCTTGATATTCACCAACTAAACACCATCCTTGTTTGCCAGATGTAATTGGTCTTTGAATAGGATTTTCACTACTATCGGCTTGTGGTTCTCCTGATAAAACTCTTCCATCGTTCAATGCCATATCTAAATTTATTTTTGCATTTTCATCAACATGTGGATTACTTGCATTACGTAATATGTTTCCTACGGATTGAATTGAACCTTCTGCTATATCAATTCCTGTTTTAGCTGTGTCTGCAACCACATCAGCAGTTTTATTCAAAACGGTTCCTGTTGTGTAACCAAATATTGATAATATTTGAGATACTAATGGTCCAAGTATTTGTATAAAAGTTTGAACAACATTTCCCAAAATTGTTAGAATATTTATGCCTAAAAAAGAAAAAACTAATAATATTACTAATAAAATAATAATAAAGTTTTTATTGCTAAACATTGATTCACTACTTTCTACAAAAGTCGGTCTCAACGATTCCATATTTGTTTGGACAGAATTCATTTACTATACAATTATAATATATATTTGTAGAATATTTCGTTTGTATATAATTAAAAAATTATAATTGAATATTAAAATGAGTATTTTTAATTTTATTGAAACTTTCTTTTTTATAAGTTTAGGAATAACTTTTGTATTAATTTCTTTGTTGGTATATCATTTTAGACAACGTATCATTGTTTTAGAATCTAAAAATGATACTATGTTTGAAATTATCAATAATATTGTAAAAGAACTTACCAATATTCGTAATTCTATTTTGTATATGAATCCCGATTCGGCTAAATTAATAGAAACCAGTAATTTATTACAACAACAATATAATTATAGACAATTTGATGATAATCAACCAGAACAACCTATACAACATTACGTTGTTGATAATGATGATACCGATAATGTTGATACAGATGAAGAAAGTGATAGTGACACCGATGAAGAAAGTGATGAAGATAGCAATGATGATATTCAAAATGATAATGATGATAGTGATGGTGATGATGATGCTGATGATGATGATGATGATGATGATGAGAACGAAGATAATGACATTCAAAATGTAGAAAATATAGAAAAAATAGTTGTATCATTAGAACCTGATGATACTCCACCTGTTAAAATTGTGAATGTAAATATTGAAACCAATACTATTGAAGAAATAAATGATTTAGCAAACGAAGATACAGTTTCTTTGGAAGAAGACCAAATTGTTGAACTTGATGTGAATGCAGAAACTGTTATTGTTCATAAAGTGGATGAAATACCTACGGAAAACACCGTTGAAGAATTTCATATTAAAAAAAATAAAAATACAGATTTGTACAAGAATTTCAATACAAACCAATTAAAACAACTCGTTATTACAAAAGGATTGAGCACCAATCCCAGCAAACTTAAAAAATATGAATTATTAGAATTATTAGAAAATAGTGATTGATAACAAATATATTATATATTTAGGATATATATAATAATGTTCTCAATTATCGGTGAAAATTTAGATAATGCCTATCCATCCAATAAACAAGTTGTTCCTGAATCATCTCTTGGATATCATGCAAATAATCAATATGATAACTTTCCTCCATTGATGAGTGATGGACGCGCACTTGTTGCATCCTGGCAACCAGAAGCAGTTGCAAATAAACAATTAATCCAAGAAAACAATATTACATCCAACTGGCAATACCGCAGATATTTAACTCAAAATGCAAATAGTATTATGAGAACCAATTTTAGAGAATCTGCAAATGATGTTGGATATATTAAACTTGAACATAAACAAGAATCATCCAGTTCTCCATTCTCATTCAAATCATTTTTAGATGATTCTAAACCAAATGGTTATAATGATAGTGATTTGAAAAACTTATATTTATCAAGAGAACAATTAAATTCACGAAAAGTTGCTCCTGCAATTACACAAGAACAATTATTAGCAAATTCTGCATCCAAAAAAAAATAAAAGGTTTTTTGAAAAATAAATATAAACAATTTTTTTGCATATATTTATTTGAGTAGTTGAGAACATGAAAATTATTAGTTTTGACGTAGGTATCAAAAATTTAGCATATTGTATTTTTTCTATTGAGAACCAAAGTTCTCCAATTATTATACAAGATTGGAATGTTCTCAATTTATTAGATGATAAACCAGATGTAATTACTTGTAATTGTCATTTAATCAATAAAAAGAAAACGGATAAAACCGTAAATATATGTGGAAAAAAAGCGAAATTCAAAAAAAATCAGTCTTATTTTTGTGAAAAACATGCTAAATTAAGTGGATTTTTTCTACCAAATAAAGAATGTTCTCCATCTTCATTAAAAAAATTGAATATAGAACAATTAAAAGATTTAGGAAATAAATTTGGTGCATTTTTACCAGAAAATTCTGGAACTATTTCTTTTACTCCGTCCAAAAAAATAGAAATACCTACTACTAAAAAAGGTTGTTTAGAACATTTGTTCTCATTCTTTGAAAAAAAAACATTAGAAATTATTAAACCTATCAAAAACAAAACTGCCAACGATACTGATTTAGTATGTATTGGAAAAAACATGAAAAAACTATTAGATGAAATTCCTGGAATTGAACAAATTACACATGTTATTATTGAGAACCAAATATCTACTATTGCAAATCGTATGAAAACTATACAAGGTATGTGTGCTCAATACTTTATTATGAAATGTTCTCAAAACATTGTTATTGAATTCATTTCATCCATCAATAAATTAAAAGATTTCAAAGATAAAACAGAGAACGATGATTCCAAATCCGCATATAAACAACACAAAAAAGATGGCATTACTTTTTGTAAAAACTTTATTGAGAACAATCCACAATTTTCTCAATGGAAACATTGTTTAGAAACTACGAAAAAGGATGATTTAGCAGATTCTTTTTTACAAGGAATTTGGTATTTAAAAAATAAAAATATAATTAGTTATGCGGAGAACTTAAAAATAAATAGTGTATAATTATCATAAATATAAGATGGAAGAAATCAATCTTGGAATAAGTGATTTAGAACCAATTTCTCTAAATTTTGATGATGATTTTTCTGCTCCATCACCCGCTCCATCTGTCAGTTTTGGACCCGGCATCGAACTCCTTATGAATGATAAAAAGAAGTCTTCTTCTTCTAGTGTAAATATTGATTTAGGCGAAATTGATAAAATCGAAAATGAATTGAATGAATTAACAGATAAATCTACATCATCCAGTGAAACCAAAACGTTAAGTGGATTTGCAACCAATTTATTTGGATTTGGAAAAACCAATTCTGCTGAAAAAACGGACTCCAAAATTGGTTCTGCTACTGCCGAAAGTATTGGTGGTAAAAGTTCTACTTGGGATGGGTTTTCAAAAGTTAATGATATTCCTAGTGATAGAACCAGTGCTTCATCTAGAATGACTGACCGGGAAAAACGTCGTAAAAAACGGGCGATGATTAAAAAATTAGAAGAATGGTATGAAAAAGGTTTAGTCAAAAATATTACGCATTTCAATATGGATTCTCCATATGAAGAAGTTGAAGATGAATATGAAACTGCTATGGAAGACAAACGTAAAAAAGACAGTATTAAATTACAAGGTTGGTGGTTTATGACGTTTGTTAATTCCGTTGAATATGCAAATGCGGCATTCAATCCTTTTGATTTAAATTTAGATGGTTGGGGAGAACAAGTATCCGAGGATATTGACAGTTATGAAGAAATTTTTGCTGAATTACATGAAAAATACAAAGGTGGTAAAATGGCACCAGAACTTTCTCTTTTATTACGTCTTGGATTCAGTGCAGCCGTCGTGAATTTTACAAACAAGGCTCTTTCCAGTGCTACACCCGGGTTCAATGATGTTATTCGTCAAAGTCCTGAATTAATGAAGGCATTCACCAATGCTACTGTCAATAGTATGAGTCAGCAAAGTCCTGGATTTGCATTTGCTAATAATTTAATGCAAGAACAATCTAACAAACCACGCGGACCACCTCCTCCTGCACCTGTTGAAACAAAATCTATGCCTCCACCACAAAGACCTTCTATGCAATTCACTTCTAACCGTCCAGATATTAATGCTGGAAGAGGTGCCATGTTTAGAGAAGAAGGTGTAGATGTTAATAATCAATTTGCCGATTTAAATCGGGAAGAACCAAAACCACAACGACCTGAAATGCGCGGACCACAAAACACCGACATTGACAATATTTTATCTGGATTGAAAACACGCACCGTAAATATTCATGAATCTGCACCTGCACAAGAAGATGATAGTATGATTAGTATCAGTTCATTGAAAGATGCTCAAAATGCTACAATGCCAAAACGTAGTCGTAGAAAACAACGTTCTGATAAAAATACTATTTCATTAGATATTTAGATTTATAGAAACAAAATAAAAACTTTATATTTTGTATAAAGACAAAGTATATAGTAAAATATGAAAAAATTACGATTCAATGATTTTTTAGTTGTGAGAACAATTGAATCTTATGTGCAATATAGAAATGATTTATGGTGGAGTGATTTTGATTATGCTATATTCCAAAAATCAGCAACTCGTGAAATCATGATTGCTATGCATCAATACAACTGTCTTCAAAGTAGAGATGCAATGAGAATGTTATATCAACCGTATGAAGAAAATGATAAAAAATGTATGCTTATTTAGTTATATTTTCCAAAAACAGAGAATGAAATCCTATGTTTAGAGAACAATTCAATGGTATATTAATTATACCAGAATTTTCCATATTTATCACCAATAAATGTCCTTTTGAGAACCTGTCATATGAAAATGCAATAATATGTGGTATTCCTTCAATTTCTATAATTACTGGTTCTCCACATACATATCTATTATTCAACATAATTGTTTTTGTTATATTCAAATTTTCACATATTACAAATCCATTGATTGTATTGTTATATATATTCCGTAATACTATTTTATTTTTATATTTGATTGGAAAATCCAAATTGTATTTATCAATATCCGTATTTTTTTCTATATTTACATTCTTTGTTCTCTTATCCATTATTATTTTTCTATATTTTCCATAAATATTCAAATTGGAGAAATCCATACTTTCATATATCGGTGCATATATTGTAATAAAATCATCATTTTCACTCACGTCTGCATAATGAAATATATAAAATCCTTCACTACTATTGTATGTTTCTATTTTTGATGTATTTGTATCAATAATATGTAAGAACGTTGGTTTTTTTGTATCCAAATGCACCGGAATTTTTTTCATATTCGACATTTTTATTATAAAAGGCGAATCTGTTATTAGAACACTCCTATTAAACATTGCAAAATCATGCACTATTGGTAAATATTTTGTATGTATTATTGTTTTTTTCTTTATTTTAAAATCTTCAAATAAACGGTAGTAATTCACACATTGTGTAGATACATGATATTCTATTGTATGTATTGTATTCTCTTTTATATCATATTTTGAATGTCCTGATATATAATTTATATTGTTTAATTCTATCTTTTTATCCATACCAACTGTTTTGTTCTCAAAATCTATAAATACTGAATATGGTAAATCCCTTTCAAATAATGCATATACATTATTATTTATATTCAACAATGCTGTATTTGCAACACCCATTATATTTGGAAATAATTTCATTTTATTCATAATCATCATAAATACCATTGTAAATATATCCTTTGATATTTTTCCATATTTTTCTTCATATTTTACTTTGTCTGTTCTAATAAAATGTTTTATAAAAGTCAAATTACCACGATTGAAAAATACGCCTTGAATATTTCCATCTCCTGTGAATAAATCATACAATGATTGTATTGTTGTTATATTTATATCTGGACCTATCATCCCATAAAATCCTTCTATTTCATTGAGAACATTTTGATAATTCTCTGGAATTTTGTAGTTTATTTTATAATTTAGTTCTTTATTTGTAATTTTTTTGTTAAATTTAAAAGGCATTCCATGAAATTTACAATCAATCAATAAAAAAAAAGAAATAAATAAAAATGTTGAGAACATTATTTTTATTTATTGTAGTTTTCTGTTTATTTATTTTTTTATTTATTTGTTTTTTCGTTTTACACATACTTTCTATATAATTCTAGCATTTTCTTTTTTTGTTCATCATAATCTACTATTGGTGTGTAATACCGGATGTTGTGATATTTTGTATCATTGCACATAATATTCCATTTATGAATATCTCGGGGTTCAACATTTGCTAATTCTGGCACCCATTTTTTTATATATACACAATCTTTATCAAATTTTGATGACTGTATCCATGGATTCATATCACGATAGTATGGTTTCATATCTACTCCTGTTCCTGAAATACCTTGCCAATTTCCATTATTGGATGCGGGGTCATAATCTACTAATTTTTGTGCAAAATAACGTTCTCCTAAACGCCAATCCAATAATAAGGTCTTTATCAAAAAATTGGCCACTATCATTCGCCCACGATTGTGCATATATCCGGTTTGATTTAATTGACGCATACATGCATCTACCACTGGAAATCCAGTTTCGCCATTTTTCCATGCATGAAAATCTCTTTCACTGGTTCTCCATTTTATTTTACGATAAGATGGTTGATATGATTGACCAAGAACATCCGGATATCCATACAATACATGTGCATAAAATTCACGCCATATTAATTGACGTATAATATCCGATTTTTCACCAAATTTTTGTTTGAATGCATCATATACTTCGCGAACTGAAATACACCCAAATTTAATAGGCGCTGATAATTCACTTGTTCTGTGGAATAAATAATCTCTTTCATTCGAATAGTTGGATTGTGTTATTAAAGACCTTGATAATATTTTTTTTGCATGTTCTCTTCCACCATTTACTACTATATTATTATTTTTTTGTGTAAATTTGGAAAATGCATTTTGTAATGTTATTGTATTATCAAATGATATTGTTGTTTTTGCAAAATTTGTAATAGTTCTCTTATTTGGTTTTTTAACATCCATTTTGAGAACTTCTTCATAAAATGGCGTAAATTTCTTGTAATAACCACCATTTCCAGTTAATACTGTTCCTGGTTCATATAAATAATAATCACAACATGGATTACATTTTATTTCATGTTTATTACAATATTCTATTATTTCATTATCTCGTTCAATTGCATATGGAGAATAATCTTTATTAAAAAATATACAATCTATTCTCAATGTTTTCACTAAATCCACTATACTTTTTTTATGTTCTCCATAAAACAACATAAGTTCTCCATTTTTTGACTGTATTGATTTTCGTAAATCTTCTAAACTTTCAATCATAAACTGTATTGCATTATTTGAACGATAATCATTGGATTTACCTACTTGTTCTGGTGTAAATATAAAACATGTATATATATTTTTACATTGAGAACTTGCTTCTATTAATCCAATATTATCGGGGATTCTCAAATCTCTGTGAAAAATAAATAATCCGTTTTGGTATTTCATATACATTATAAATAGATGTTTTTACATATGTATTACAAAAAATTGATTTTGTATTTTCTTCATTGTAAAATAATAAAGAAAATACAATGATTTCAAGTGAACCAAATGAAAGTGATAAAAAATGGGCATGCTATATTGCAGCTATTATGGGTATAATAGTTATGTGTATAATAATATTCATATAAAAAAAATACATAAATAATTTATAAAACCAACATAAATAGATAACAACATTCAAAATAAATCTACATGAGTGAATTAAGTGACCATTTGTTTAAATTATTATCAATATCTTCTGTCATTATTACAAATATGATTGTTTTTATTGAAGAATTTTTTTATGTTATCAACATATTGATTTTTCAATATTTATTAGTTTTATTGAACGATTTTGCAAATTCCATTTTGATACATTTTGATACAAATACTGAAAATTTAGGAATAAAATTGTTTTTGATTGTAAGTAATAAATATTCTCAATTGAAATATGCCGAAATAGATTTGTATGAAAAAAATCCAACAATAAAAAAGAATATCGATAATATTAGTGTATTTTTGAAAGAATCTTATAAAAAATTTCATGGAATAAAAAGCGAACCAATTTCACCATTATGGATAAGTATATTTACTTTAAATGAAAAATTTCAATCTACTGAAACATATACTATAATTGAAAATAGTGTAAATGAAATTCTTTTGAAAAATTTTAAATCTTTCATTGAAGAAAACACTGTTGAAAATTCAAACATTGAAAATTTATATACATTCAAAACCCCTGCATATATTTTATGTAATATAACAAATCGATTTGAAAAAGAAGATGTGAAGTATATAGTAGAACCATCCGATGTGAAATTTTTGAATATAGAATATTTACATAAGGATATGATTGAACCGATTGAAATTAAAATAGATAAAAATTATTTTCAAGTAGGGAATGAACTTTTATCAAAATCATTCATATTAAGACATAATCAATATCAAAATAATTTTTTTATGTATGGAGATGATTATGTAGTAAAAGTGATGGATGATAAAATAAATGAATTTACGTTGAATAGTGACCAATATGTTTTATTAGAAAAAAATGAATATAAAATAATGACAATATAGAAAAAATGAAAAAAACTACATAAAGATTTTATATTTAGTATTATATAGTATTCAAATGAATACATTTGATTTACAACCGAATACCGTAAATCAAATTGCAGATATTTGCGAAGAAATTTGTAATATTCCGGAAACACAGCAGCATAAACTGCTTGGTAAATGGGATTTGTATTACCATTTACCACACGACAAAAATTGGGATTTATCAAGTTATAAAATAATAATGAACAATATTGATAGTCTTGAAAAATTAATAGCTATAAATGAAAATGTTTCAGAACAAATAGTAAAATATTGTATGTTATTTGTAATGCGTCAAGGCATTACGCCCATGTGGGAGGACCCTTCAAACCGAAATGGTGGTTGTTTTTCTTTTAAAGTATTAAACAAACAAGTTTATAATGTTTGGAAATCCCTATTCTATGCAATGTGTGGAGAAACCTTGTTCAAAAACAAGGCATATCATAAATTAGTAAACGGTATTACAATTTCTCCAAAAAAGAACTTTTGTATAATCAAAGTATGGTTATTGAATTGTTCTATCCAAGACCCGGAATTGATGATTTCTATTCCAAATTTATCTTTTCAAGGATGTTTATTCAAAAAACATGAACCTGAATTTTGATTTTTATTTTGATACTGCTGCGCAGTATTTAACTGTAATTTCGGTTCCACTTCCAGAAACTATTGTTGTCCATAATCCTATTCCATTTTTACTATATTTTGCTATAACAACATCTGTATTACCTCCAAAGTTTAAAGTTTTATATATTATACCAGTTGAATGATATAAATCTAAACTTCCGCTATAATTTCCTAATATATACAGATTATTGGCAGAATCCAAGAATAAATTTCTAGGTTCATCAGTAATCCCGGATGATGAAAAATTAATTCCCCATAAAACATTTCCATCATTATTATACTTAACTATAAAAATATCACTATTACCATAATTTGATAGATACGTTGAACTTTCACTGCCATCTTTGTTATAGAATATCATTGTATTTTTGCTATAAAACCCACTAATGTATATATTGTTTTCAGAATCTAATAATATATTTACAGGTCTATCATTATCATTTCCGCCCATTGTAGTTGCCCATATGCAATTTCCATCACTACTATATTTAGCTAAAAACACATCTCTTGATGTTGAACCGGTTACTCCGGCGAGTGTTTTTGTAGTAAAAATTGTATCGTTTTTATTATAAAAATTTAAACTTGACGATGCAAAATAACCGGTTATATATAGATTATTTAAATAATCGGTTACTACATTAATCGGTCGTTCTTCACTATTTCCTGAAATACGTGCAGCCCATTGTCCTGTACCATTTTTATCATATTTTGCTATAAAAACATTATTTCCTGCATCTGCCGGTAATGTTTTAAATGTAGATGTAGTTGTATCTATTGTGTTGTAAAATATTATTGCAGAATTATAATACCCGGTAATATATATATCTTTTCCACTATCAAATATCATATCTGTTGTTATTGTTGAACTTGATACAATACGTGTTGTCCATATTCCGTTTCCGCTGCTATCATATTTTGCTAAAAATACATCAGGAGAAGAATAAAATGCGATTGTATTGAAAGTTGTATCTGTGCTATTATACAATGTTAGATTTCCATAATAATAACCTGATATATAAACGTTGTTTTGAGAATCGATAATTAAATTTGTAGGAAGAGCTCCATTTGTATTTGATGTGGTCATCTTGGTTGCCCATATTCCTATTCCATTATTACCATTATATTTAGCTATGTATATACCAACTCCTGCTGGCGATATAGTTTTGAAAGTAGATGTATTTGTATCAGTGCTGTTATAAAATGTTAATGTTGATGTTGAAGAAATATAATATCCTGTTACGTATATATTATTTGATGAATCTAAACTGATATTTACTCCTTTATCATCACTTGTCCCACCAATTCGTGTTGCCCATTGAGCCATTCCACTACTGTTGTATTTTACAATAAATGTATCATAGTCATTCGTTGATGCACCTCCACTTGTTGGTAATGTTTTGAATATTGTATCATCTTTATTATATATATTTATGCTATCATTGTTATTGAATTGATAAATTCCCATAACATATACATTATTCTGCGAATCCGTAACAACATTGATTGGATTTGTAATTGCAATCAAACCGGCTATGCGGGACGTCCAATTTAGAATACCATATTTGGTGTAATTTACTATAAATATTTCATATTTGTTATTCGATACATTTGTTATTGTTTTTACAATTATATTGCTATTATCATAAAATATTGCATTTGTGCCTAGTGTCCTTCCCGCTACATACAAAAATGGGGTTGCCTGGTCTCTAATTCTAAATGTTCCATATCTTGAATTTAAAACATTTACACTATTCTTCATTGAATTGAATGAATTCATTTTATAATTGATATATATTATATCTAAATAATATCATTTTTTCCATACCGAATCTTTTTTTCACATTCATTCAATGGATTCTCATATTTTTTTTTATATACACTTGGAACATATGTTTTTTCGCATTCATTCAATGGATTTTCATAACGTTTTTTATTTATACAATAAACAACCTGTTTTTCACATTCATTCAGTGGGTTCTCTCTTCTCTTTGTCATAAACAATGTTCTCGAATGTCTATGCATATATCTCTTCAACATATTATATACACCATTATATAATATTTTGTTCATAACTACTAATTACAAAAATACAATTGTAAATTACAATTTTGGTATATGAAATGGATGATTCTTTTTCCATGGTATTTTCAATAAATACATTCCTATCATAATCAAAAATATCCCTATGTATTGATTATAATTATCAAATCTTTCTCCTAAAAACACATACGCTGCTATACTTTCCGTTAAACTACTCATTCCATCCCAACCATTATTTACCAATAATATACTTGAATCCTGTAATGATACTATCAACATTATTACTACTCCTATATACCCTATTATTCCCATTGCTAATGCTTTTATACCTCCGTTGTTTGCATACTCTTTCAATCCAAAATCTCCTACTATTTCTACACATGTCAATGCAAATAATTGTGGAACACTCATATATTTTATATACACATTTTGTTTAGAGAAAATTGATTTCTCTGCATTATACATCTGTATTTCACAAAAATACAATATGAAAACTGAAAATATCTTTCTATCTGGTAAATGTAATATGGAAATTACTTACCATATTGGCACTTCTGCACAAGATAATTTTGATTTAATTGACGCTTCTTCTCCACAAGATTTTTGGTTCCATGTGGAAGGTCTTCCTTCTTGCCACGTTGTTGCTGTCATTCCTGAAAAACTGGATAAAAAACAAATACATACTATTGTAAAACGCGGTGCCCTTATTTGCAAACAAAATTCTAAATATGTATCCCAAAAAAATCTACCTATCATATACACTAAAATTGAAAATGTTCAAAAAACAAATATTATTGGTTCCGTAATTACTACCAATACAAAAACCATTATTATATAATTTTATCAATAAATCCATTCTATTGTATTGTTTGGATGAAACACTTCATTTTCTATATCTATTATATATTCATCGTCAAATAATATTGATTTTTCCTGGTTCTCATATTTATATAAAATATAATTTGGAAAATCTGTATCTTTTTCTTTCACAAATTCTTCCAATAAATAATACACATTTTTACATCTTCCTATAAATGTAATTGCATTCGGGATTATTGTATCTTTCATTGTAATTTCTCCAAACACAATTGAATTTTTATACAAATAATATTTTTTTCTTATATCTATTATGTCACTCTCATCTTTCACCAAACAAACTATATCTCTTTCATTTTTGTTTCTACAAAAATTCATCAATGCTATTATATTCTTGTAATCCATACACATTTCGTAACACACTATATATATTTTTTCCATTACAAAAATATACATATTATTTTTTATATTTCTATATCATCAAATAATATCTATGATGGAGGTAGCGGAGCTAAACATAATTTTATTTCACCTAATGATGCCACGTCATATTTCACTATCAATGGCAAATCATTTCCCAAATACATTTCTAAATGACTACACAATGGTGTACATTTAATAAAATGCGATAATGATTTCAATGAAAATTCTCCTTGAATTACTACCGATGCATCTGGTTTTTGAATAAATTCCATATATCCATCCGATTCTGAACGTAATATACGAGAACTTGCAAAATTTCCATCACATGAAAATATCAAATCGTTTCCTACTGATTTAATCTCAATACGATCTGAAATACCATTCAAATCACGAATAATTTTCTGGAAATCTGTTGTTGGTAAATTGATTACAGTTGAATATTCAACATCCGGAACCACTAATTCCTCTGTATCTGGTTCAATCAATCTTAATTTTTGACTATAACATTGTTTTATATCTCCATTATCATATTGTAATCCTAAATGAGATACTATCCCATCATGATAATCTGATTTATCAATATACATTGACAATGTATCATCATTCGACATAGTTGATATTACCTTGAATAAATGTAGTGTATTTGCACACACAATAATTTTGTCTGGATTACATACATATTGTTCAAATTTATGGGCATTCAAAATAACATTCACTAATATTGTATGTGTTTTATCAAAATTAATTATTTTCATTCCATCTTTTGTAAATGTTATTGTTGCATCAGTTAATACATCTTTTATTGCCGTAATCATATTACGAATCGGTTGTATTTGAACAGTTTTTATTGTCAATACATTATTTTCTTCGTTCATTTTACAATATAAAAATAATATACGGATATTTTTATATTGTCTTTATCTTTATATATTTTTATCGATAATTGTCTTGTGAATATCCAATTACAGAACATGCTATTCGTTTTCCGGAATTTCCGGTTGTTTTACTTGTAGGAGCGTTTCCCATACCACAATCATCCGGGTCTGCATGCACTATCAATCCACGTCCAATTATATTTGCTTTGTATCCACGTAATTTTATACAATCATCTATCATTTGATATTTTGCACATCCATATTGGTCTGTTTCTAAATTTCCTAAATCCCCTACATGTCGTTCTTTTGCACCAGGACATCCATGTGTTTTTCCATATGGATTGAAATGCGCACACATACTTTCACATTGATTGGATAAATCCCCTGATTCATGCACATGAAATCCATGTAATGCATTTTTCTTCAATCCGGACAATTCTATATCTATTTGCACTGTATCATTTTGTAAAATTTCGGTAAAAATAACACGTCCTTTTACTTTTCCTGTAAATACTGCTATTGCTTTTATTGGCGTTTTTTGCATTTTATCTATATTTAGATTATTTGTCTATGTATTTTTTACATTTATGTTGTTTTTTACATGTTTTTTTTGCCATTTTCAATGCTTTACTCGATGGTTTACAACCTTCATGTAATATATGATAATCTATTATACTTGAATTTCCTCCTGTAATTGCACTTGCCAAACGAGCTAAACCCCATGATTCTGCCGTTTGGTTTGGTCGAGAACCACTTGAATAATATGCTCCACGACCTTTATTTACTATTTTTTCCAATGCCTCTTCACTACATTGGGTCTTTTCTGCAAGTTCTTTATTTGGTTCTATTGTATCTATTTTGTATATTTTTTTAGCATTTTCTACATAATTAGATGGTTTTGATTTGAATGTTTTTAATTTAGGTCTTTCATAATAAATTCCTTTTTTATACAATTTTCGTGATTTTCTTAAATATTGTTTTTGTTTTTTTGTATCCCCTTTTGATAATATTTTAGGAATATATCTTTTGGGAACGTTTAATGGGTCCATATATTATTACTTTATATATTTTGTTCAACAAAACCTCATAATATTATAGTAGATGGAGAACAAAGTAGAAAATACTCAAAAAATTGACAAAGAAAAAATCATTGATATTCAAAATAATGTTAATGAGGCATTTAATACAATTTTTAATTCAAAAACATTACCCTATTTTGCAGGATTTATTCTATTATATGCATCCCTTTATTTCGGTATATACAATTATTTTAGAGGACGCAGTGATGTTGATCTATTATTTAGCAAATCAATTGATATATTCATTATAACTTTACTTGTTATTGGCGCTGTATATTATTTTTTCACTTTACCACAAGAAGATAAAGACCATTTTATTGGATTTTTAGTAAAATGGACCAAAGAATTCTTTCAAGACCCCGTTGGCACCGCCGCTTCTGCTATTTTGATTGCATTGTTTTATATTTTTGTTTATTTAGCAAGAATTCCTAAAAATCCCATTCCAAAAACCATTGAATTTTTAGAACAAAAAGTATGGATATTTTTAGCTACTTTTATTATTTTAGACTTTTTTAAATATTATTTTGAAATTGATTTAGTTGAAAAATTTATTAGCAAAGATACTGTGGATTGGCTTTATGGAAAATCTGCAAAAAAAGATACAAAAGAAAAAGACAACTCTCATGTTATTCATGTCAATGAAGTTGGTAATGAAGTATTTCATGTATCCAACAATTTGTATTCATATGATGATGCACAGGCTATTTGTATTTCTTATGGCGGCCGTATTGCCACATATGACGAAGTAGAAAATGCCTATAAAAATGGTGCAGAATGGTGTGGATATGGATGGACTGATGGACAAATGGCTCTATTTCCTACACAAAAATCTACATGGGATAATTTACAAAAAACTGATAATCATAAAAATAGTTGTGGTCGTCCAGGAATCAACGGAGGATTTATTGCAAACCCAAATATAAAATATGGTGCAAATTGTTATGGTAAAAAACCTTCTGCAAAACAAGGGGATTTGAATCAAATGAATGCTATCAAAAACACTCCTTATCCTAAATCTCAAAAAGATGTTGTTCGTGATTGCAAAACAGATTATTGGAAAAATAATGCTAACAAATTAGAAATCAACGGATTTAACCGAAATAAATGGTCCGAATTCTAACAAAAATATTTTGTATATAAAACAAGATAAATATTTGAATTTAACCATAAATTATGAAAATTATTCTGGTTACTGGCGGCGCCGGATTTCTTGGTCGTAATTTGTGTAAAAAATTGTTAGAAAACACCAATAATTATGTTATTTGTATGGATAATTTAGTTACCGGCAATTATAACAACATCAAAGAATTTGAGAATTCTTCTAATTTCAAATTCATTGAATACGATGTTACTCAAACCATTCAATTTCCCGTTTTACATGAAATTTATCATATGGCATGTATTGCCAGTCCTGATAAATACAAAGTTTATTCTATTGAAACGTTGAATACTTGTTTTATTGGAACACAAAATATGATTCAATTAGCCAAACTACATAATGCTAAACTGTTATTTACATCGACTTCCGAGATTTATGGTGACCCAGATGTTCATCCTCAACCTGAAAGTTATTTTGGAAATGTCAATACCATGGGAGAACGCAGTTGTTATGATGAAGGAAAACGAATTGGCGAAACTCTCATATATGAATATCGCAAAAAACACAATCTAGACTTGAAAGTTGTTCGTATTTTCAATACATATGGTCCTTACATGGATATCAACGATGGGCGTGTTATTACCAATTTCATCAAACAAATTCTCAAAAATGAACCTCTATATATTTATGGAAATGGTAACCAAACTCGCAGTTTTTGTTATGTGGATGATATGATTGATGGTCTTATGCGAATGATGAATAGTAACGAATATGGCCCTATCAATATAGGAAATCCTTATTGTGAATTTACACTGAATGAATTAGTGAAAGTATTTGAAAATATTACAAACCGTAAATTACCCGTTACCTATTTAAGTTCTACTGAAAATGACCCAAAACAACGCCGTCCTGTTATTTTAAAGGCACAAGTTTTATTAGGATTTGAACCCAAAATAGAATTAGTTACTGGTATCAAAAAAACATTAGAACATTTCCAACAAAATGTATAAAATTGATGTTTTGTAAAAAAGATAAATACTATATCAAATATATATTATTTATTATCATGGAATTATGTGTTGAACCTGATATGTATGTTCCCAGTATTGATGATACTGGAAAATATGTTGATAAAATACCATCATTCAATATTATGAAAAAAGGATTACGTTGTCCTTGTGGTTCTCGTAAAGACAAAGTGTATGAAACACATAAAATATTTTCAGCCCACATCAATACAAAAATACATCAAAAATGGTTAGCCGACTTGAATTTGAATCGTGCAAATTACTATATGGAAAATGAACAACTGAAAACAACTTTACAAAATCAAAGGCTTATTATTGCTAAACTAGAAAATGATATCCAGAACAAAATAATGACGATTGACTATTTGACACAACAACTCATAAACAAAACAAATACTGCTAACGTTGTTACTGATTTATTGGATTTAGACGTTTGATTCTTTGTCAATTATTACCCGTATTTTATTTCCTTCTTTTTTCAGTTCTCCAACTCTTACTAATTGTTTATTATTATCAAATATTTCTTTATCATACAATATATTTGTTTTTGGATCTACTTTGTATTTTATTCCATTGATTTCTTTTGTATCTTTCAATGTTATTTTTTCTTCTTTTATATTCAATTCTTCTTTTTCGCTCATATCTTTTTCAAGTGTTGGATATGAAATAAAATCATTGGATTCTAATTTTCCAAAATTACTTCCATAACATACTAAATTCTCGTTCTCCACTTCTTTATTTTTCTTTGTATTATACACATTACAATCTATTGATGTTTCTTTTATTGATTTTAATATTTTTTGATTAATATTATCTTTTAACAATGAAATTTCATACAAAGATTCATCCGTAGTTATTGATTTTTGATTTACTTTTGACAAGTCATGTATCATTATTTCAATACTATTTTTATCCGTTTTTTGTTTTTCTGTAAATACAGATAAATATAAAAATACTTGCACTGTTCTCATTTCTTCCGGTAAATCTTCATGACTACATATACGACGAGCACGTCCAATTACTTGGTCTATACGAACATTATGCCAATATGGTTCTACTATATGGACAAATCTTGTATTCTTCAAATTTATTCCTTCTGCTCCGGACGATGTAATTAAAAATAATTTGATAATTTCGCCATAAAAATTATTCGACGATTTTTCTTTTATTTTTTCTACTATTTCTTGTGGAACTAAATTCCATGCACTATTGTATATATTACGAATTACTTCTTTTTCTTCTGCACTCTCTGTTCCTGTGTATAGAACAAATCTTGGTTTTCCTTCATTTCCTTCTTTTTCAATAATTTCCCATTTATCTGTTGAAATATCTTTCTTGATTTTGAATTCTGCATATCCATTTGCTTCTAATATTAATTTCAATATTCCTATACCTTCTATTGTTCTAAATTGACTATATATCAAATGTAATCCTTTGTTCTCTTCATTTTGTATATTTTCTAATAATTTCAAAAATTTAGGACTATATTTCGCTAATCCTTCTTTTGATAAATATTGTTCTTCATCTTCTTTCTTATTTGGGTCATATGCTAATAATTCAAGTGCTGCATCTATTCGTTTTTTGTAATTTATTGGTTCTGGTTCAATTTCTTCTATATCTCCATTATAAGTATCTGATTCCAATAATAATTCTTTTGGAACTATATCAAATTCTTCTTCATTCAATTCACCTACTGGTTTATCTGGCAATGGTCTCTCTATTGCATTTGGAAATGTAAAATTACATGCTGCTCTTGAAAATATACGATATGTTGATGATATTTTATATATATCTTCTCCTTCTTTATTTACTTGTTTTTTCGCCTTTTTACGATTTTCTTTTTCTTGTTCTATTTCGGTTTTTCGTATTTTTATATAAGATGAAAATTGTTGCTCACTCATCTCTACTGGAACTACATGCACGGTTTTATTATCTGGGGTTTTCACAAATGATGGTAGTAATTTTTCTTGCGCACTACGGAAATACGATGTTAATCCCAATATGCGTTTTTTGAACACATTTTCATTTCGCATTTCTCCATTTTCTATATTTACAAACATAGACAAAAATGCATCTGCATCATCCGGTAATGCTTTATTATGTTTCACTTCTATTAATCCTTCTATTACTTCTAATTTATTTTTGTTCAATATTCGTTTTACTTCTTTAACAAAATCTTCATCACTCATATTACCCGTTTCATCTAACTTTACACCATTGTATTTTTCAAATTCTCCATCTCCTCCTTTGTGATATTCCGGTGCTACACGGTCTAATACATCTACTTTTGCTTCTTCTTCTATTTCTTGTTCTGGATAATGATTTATTTTTATTACTCCTTTCTCTACTGTATATGGTTCATCGTTCTTTATTTTCTTTGTTACATTCTTCTTTTCTTTTCGTTTTTTTGTTTTTCCACCAAATAATGATGTTATCATGGTTGCTATATTTCCTCCTGTCTTTTTTGCTGCTGGTCCTCTTTTCTTTGTATTTACAAAACCAAATGGATTACGTGTTATTATTATTTTGTTATCACTATATTCTACATAATCATAACTTCTAAAATCCGCCTTATCAAACATTTTCAATATTTCTTCTTTGTTTATCTTTTCACCACTTTTTACGGTTACTGGGAAACTCCATGTTTTTATGCTTCCGCGAAGTATATTAAACAATACTCCTATTTCGTTTGGATAATTTATGATTGGAGTTCCTGTCAATAATACTATACGTGCATTTACTGCCTTCATCAAATAATTATATAGTTTAAATGATATTGATGATGGTTTTTTTATTTTATTCACTATTCTACTCACAAAATTATGGGCTTCATCTATTATAACTACTTTGTTATCAAATGGATTTATTCTTTCATTTTCCGTTAATACATTTATTTTATTTGCAGTCAAACCATTATAATTTATATCTATATATTTATTACGAATCATTAAATTCAATTGTTCATCTATACTTTCTTGGTCTGTGGTGCTTAATTCTGAAAAATTGGGGGCTTTTGTTACATCTACCATCCATGCGCCTCTATTCTTTTCAAATACTTCACGTGGAATTGACAATACATTCTCCAATATATCTATATATTCTGGTTTTCCATCCGTTGTTATGAATTCCCAATATTGATTCTTTTTATACAGGGGGTCTCCATATTTCTTCAATTCACTGAAAAAATTCATTTTCAAAGATGCAGGTGTCATTACTACAATAGATTTTCCTGATTTCATACCTTCTGCTATTGCAATTGATGATGCTGTGTTATGTGTAACAGTGAAATCACCAATCATATATCTACAATTTCCATCCAACATAAATCCATAATAATCATCTTCTCCTACATATTTTACTCTTATACTGGTTAATAATACATCTCTTATATGTTTTCGCGATGGTGCTTTCTTTCTTGGTATTAATGTTGGTATTTCTTCAATACCTTTTCCATTTATATGAGTTCTATATGCAGTTCCATAATTTTTTACTCCATTACATGAAGTTTGTTTTTCTGCTTTATAACATGAAAACCCGAGACTTCTTGCCAAATATATGACATCGTCCATTAATTTTTCATTTTTTTGTGTAAATTCAAATCCGCCATTTTTACATAAACATCCATCGCTATCTAATAACCCTGCTAATAATTTCAAACGGTTCTCTCTTGAATTGCATTTATAAATCATTGGAATGTGTTTATTGGAAAATAGATTCAAATTTTTTAATGTGTTGATAAAAACATTATATTTACCGTTTCCAGTTATACCATATGTATATCCTTCTTGATAAATTAATGATAAACCATATTTTGGCATATTATTTGCAAAATAATATAAAACAGTCGAATCTTGACATGTTAATCTCGAACTATCACTTTCACCATCTCCTAACCAATATCCAATCATATATGGGTCTATTGGCAATTCTTTTTCAGGAAAGTCAATTGGAACTTTATATCCTTTAAAATTTGCTTTCTTTGATTTAGGCAATTTCAAATAATCTTTTACTGCAATTTCATATACATTATCACTTGTCTGTGGATTATTTTGGATTTTTTCAAAAAACATTTCTGCATTTGATTTCATTTCTAATTCATTGGTTTTGTTGAATCTAAATATTTTTGAACAAAATTCGTTATTTTCTATCCATTGAATATTATAACTTGTGTTATCTTCATATGATATTCTTGGAAATCCGGATGCACGTAAACATAAAATATGTTCTTGGTTTACTGTGTATTTCTCACCTTTTACTGGAATGATTTCATACATCTTATCTCTTCCACGGGCTAATGATAAAACGGTTCTTGGTTTTGAATCATCGCCCATTAATAAATCTCCTACTTCAATATTTTCGACTAGTTTGATTTCACCATTTGACATGATAATTTGGGTGCCTTTTTTCATACATTTTCCCGCACCCAACCCATGATATATCAATAATCCACGGTAAGGTGTATATAAGTTCAAGTAATCTCTTACTATTTTTTGATGAGTCATCAACCCAGATTCATTTTTGCTTGATTTAGAACAAGAAATCGATTCTTTTGTTGATTCTAATTCTTTTGTATAATCTTTGAACATTTCTCGTAATTTTTGGATAAATATACGACGATTGTTCATATAATATGATGACGTCTTTACAATTATTTTTTCTGGTTTTGGCAGCCGCTGTTCGATTGTATGAGTTCCCATTTTGAAATTCTTTATTTCTTCTGTCATTACTGTGTCAATTGTTCTTTTCACTTTTGGTGCTTTCAATGGACGTTTCTTTCTTTCTTTCTTTTCTCCTTTTTCAAGTTCTTCTGGTTCTTTCATTTCAAGTTCTTCTGGTTCTTTCATTTCAAGTTCTTCTGGTTCTTTCATTTCAAGTTCTTCTGGTTCTTTTTTTTCAAGTTCTTCTGGTTCTTTTTTTTCAAGTTGTTCTTCATCAATAACTATTTTTTGTGATTGTTTTTCTGGTTTTCTTATAATACGAAGTTCATCCCCTATTATTACAGATTTTGTTGGTGGTTCTGACACACGAACATTAAAAATATTTTTTTGATTCAACCTATCCATTACCATTTTTCTGTTAATATTCATTTCATCACGTTTATCTATTATTTCTACTCCTTTTTTTGGCATTTTTTCTTCTATTTTTTTATCACCAAATTTAACATTTACTGCTACATGTTTCTTTGGCATAGGTTTCATAACCATTTGTTCTAAATATAATTGTTCCATCAAAAATATATTGTATAATATAATACAGTATATTTTTGTATTTCTTTTTCCATTATTCATTCTATTTTTATCAAAATAATTGTAGATGACGAATTGCTTCGTCGCATGCTATTTGTTCTGCCTTCTTTTTTATTTTATGTTTTCCTTCTCCTAAAAATACAAATATTTTATTATTTTCCGACATATGTTGATGTATATCACCATATGAATTAAAATTTGTTATTGGAATTGAATCACTATGTTTTTTACTATGTATTGGTTGTCCCAAACATAAATATACTCCCATATAATATCCTGTTTCTGGATTGTGGTCTTCTACTTCCATATAATGTGGGGTTACTTTGAATTCTTTTTGTATTTTCACTTGTAAAATATTCTTGTAATTATCATCGTTACGTATTAAATTTATCCAATCTACATGTTTTTCAAATACATTTTCTACAAATATTTGCACCATTTGAAATCCAGGTCCGGTAACAAATAAATTGCCAAACCATCCATCATCATCATGGATTGAGATTTTGTTAAAATCTAAAAACATTGCTCCTAAAAAGGATTCAAATAAACAACCCAATTTTTTCAAATTAGTTCTTGTCTGTTTCAGTTCTGCATGTTTTGATAATATATACCATTTATGCAAACCCATTTCTAATGCCATCTTTCCAATGGATTCATTTTTTACCAATGCTATTTTCTTTTCTGTCATAAATCCTTCATTTTCTTTTGGAAAACGACGATATAAATAATATTTAGTAATACATTCCAATACACCATCTCCTACAAATTCTAAACGTTCATTTGATTTTGTATGTAATGGCAAACAATCTTCCGGTTTTTCTACTATTGTTATATTATTTTGCATATTTTCTAAATTTGGACGCTTCATATATGAGCGATGAATAAATGCACGTTTATACAAATTTATATTGTGTATTGGTGTATTTATTCCATAATTCTTCAAAATTCCATGAATTTCATTCTCCGATATCAATTTATTTAGGGGATTGTATGGATCAAATACATATGTTTCTACTCCATTTTGATTCTTTTCTATAATAATATCATCATCCAAATGAGATGCCTGATATTCATTTAGATTTGCAGTTGCGTTCATTTTATTTATTAAATAGAATGAAAACAATTAATATTATTATAAATTAATATTTTCTTTTTATATTAATTTTATTTATATTTTATTTATATTTTATTTATATTTTATTCAATTTTCCAAAATAAAATATTTAGTCATTATATATACCAATATGGGATTAAGTAACGCAGCAAGTAGAGCAAGAAACTATGGTAGTACTATTACTAGAAATCAAGGAGGTGGTGCTAAAAAGGCCGGTTTCCCTGGACAAGTTGGACGTGGATGGTGGACCAGTGTTTTCATTAATGCAACTGACCCTATTAGCGGTCAATGTTGCAATTTGAATAAAATCATGACCACCTTGCGATTCACCAGAAATAATATTCGTGGTGTAGGAGTTGACCCTAGAATCCGTTACCATTAAATTTATTCATTCATAAATTAATTATGTAAAACAATATAATAGTTTCATTTACACTATTATATTATTATGAAAATCATAATTGACGAACGCGAAACTTCCTTATATGATAAATGTTATTCAATTATACAACAAAATGTCACTTCTATACAACTTTCTAAACAAGTTCTCAATTTAGGCGATATTTTAATCAAAACGGATGAAGATAAAGATGTTTTATTGATTGAGCGTAAATCATTACCCGACCTTCTTTCTAGTATTAAAGATGGTAGATATGAAGAACAATCTTATCGTTTATTACATTCTACTGGATATATTCCACACAGTATTATTTATATTATTGAGGGCATGTTCTCGCAATTACATAGTTTAATTGAAAAAAAAACTGTATTATCTGCTATTACCACTCTTAATTATTTCAAAGGATTCAGTGTATTCCGCACTTGTTCTATTCAAGAAACTGCCGAGAACATTGTTTGGATGGCTGAAAAGATTGACCGTGATTTTGGTAAAGGAAAAATACCTTATTATTTACAACGACGTAACGAGAACATTGTTCTTAATGAACAAATTTCTGAGGATATTGATACAAGTTCTCAACCTAACTACTGTTCTGTTGTTAAAAAAGTTAAAAAAGATAATATCACCCCCGAAAATATAGGTGAAATTATTTTATGTCAAATTCCGGGAATCAGTTCTGTTACTGCTATTGCTATCATGAAACATTTTCATTCTTTTCTTCATTTAATAAATGAATTACAAGAAAATCCTAATTGTTTAGAAAACATTGTTATTGAAACTAATGGAAAAACACGTAAAATCAATAAATCATCTGTTTTGAATATTCAAAATTATTTACTGAAAAACACATGATTATTCGAATTGGTATTTAGGTAAAGGTTCTCCAAATAATCATGGTATCATGTTTTAGGTCTATATAATATTGGTTTTTCAACATTGTTCTCATCATATTTACCAGAATCAACTGCTTGTTGTGTATGTAATACTCCTCCCCAATTTGAATCCATTGGATTATCACTTGGTTGAGTTTTTTCAGTAGAATAATGCACTTCATCTATATTTGTATATCTTCCTACATATAATCCTTGGGGATCAAATCCTGGATAATTTCCTTGATTGTATGGAGGATTATCACGACTTGCATCCGCTACTTTTATTATTTCATTTGAACCTGGATATAATGTTGTTTGTTCTGGAACACCTCCTTCTAATTCAAATGGACTTGGACGCATTCTATATACTTCTTCTCCTTGTGTATTTACCTCGTTTTGTAAAAATAATACTGGACAACGATATCCTTTCTTACGTTGTACTTCTAAATAGTTTATATATTCGTCTAAATTATAAAATGGTAGTGGATTTACTCCTTCTATTTCTGGTTTCTGTGTATTATACAATAACAATACGTTATCTTTTTTTAATAATACATTTGGACATGATGATGATATAGTATTTGTATTTGTTTCTAGGTTCTCCGTTATTTTCAATGATTTAAACAATCCATGAGTTGAATATACATAAATTCCTGCTAAAAATACTATTATCAAAAATATTGTAAACATTGGTTTTTTCATATTATTTTTAGAATATATATATTACTGGGAATTTTCTTTTCCAAATAAATTATATATCCATGCGTAAAACCAAGAATTATAGAAAAAATAAAACTTCCAAAAAAAAATTCAATAAAACTATAAAAAATAGACAATCTCGTAAAACTTTTGCTGGTAACAACAAAACTCTTGTTGGCAAAATTTTTGCAAACTGGTGTGATTATTGTCAAATGATTGCTAATGATTGGAAAACTATGAAATCCAATTTAGCAAAAAAAGGTGGTTCTTTTGAATTTGCCGAAATTGAACAACAAAATGAATCCACTGGTATTGAAACCATCAACAATACTTATTTGAAAAATTCTCCAACTAAATTATCATTACAAGGCGGTTATCCTACTTTATTCAAAATCAAAAAGGGTGTTCTATCTTATTTCAATGGCAACAGAAATTTGGAAGAAATGACAAAATGGTATTCACAATAAGTATTCACAATAAAAATATATATTGTAAAATATATATGTTTGGTTTGGAAAAATATAAAAATGCGTTTGGAAAACCGGGGGAGGGATTACGCAAATACCGAATTTTTGATATTGCTATTTTAGATACACTTGTTACTATATTTATTGTATATATTATTCATCTTTTGTTATTATTTTTTAGGTATAAACACAATTTTTGGATTCTATTACTTTCTATATTCATTTTGGGGATTTTTGTCCATCGTATATTCGATGTTCGCACTGGCATTGATAAAATGCTATTCAAAAATGTATAAAATAATATAAAAAATTGATTAAAAAAACTTAATAAACATATTTCAGTATTATAACTATATCAATCATGACAACCAAAATCGTTAAAAAACCAGGTATATTAAAATCATTCCGTTTAATTGATTTCAATATATATGATGAAACCTCCGATAAAGAACAATCTGACAGTGAAAATAGTGAAAATGGACACAGAAAACAAGATTCTTCTAAATTCATTATTCAAATGTTTGGTGTAAATGAAACCGGCGAAACTTTCTGTTTATATGTCAATAATTATAATCCATTCTTCTTTATAAAAGTTGGCGATAATTGGAATCAAGGTAATGCAAATCTTCTTGTAAATGAAATCAAACGCAAAATTGGGGCATATTATGAAGATTCTATCATTTCTGCTAAAATCGTTGATTATCATAAATTATATGGATTCTCTGCTGGAAAAAAATACAAATTTGTCCAAATTATTTTCAAAAATACTACGGCTATGAATAAAGTCAAAAATTTATGGTATGATTACAGTGGAGACTATCGCAAATTCAAAAATTTTGAATTCCAAAACATTCCACTTGAATTATATGAAAGTAATATACCACCATTATTGCGTTATTTTCATATACACAATATCAGTCCTTCCGGGTGGGTCGCTGTTCCTATCAATAAAGTTTCCAAATGTTCTATTAAAACCACCACATGTAATTATGAATATACTTGTTTATCTCAACACATTCGTCCATTGAATGATAAAGAAACGCGAGTTCCTTACAAAATATGTAGTTTTGATATTGAGGCAAGTAGTAGTCATGGAGATTTCCCACTCCCTAAAAAAACTTATAAACGACTTGCATCTAATATGGTCGATATTTTCAATCTTCAATTTCAATCACAAATTTTAGATACAAATCGCAGTCAAATCCTATGTAAAAAAATCATTATGACTGCATTTGGATACGATAAATTCAATGATGTAGATTTAGTATATCCAAAAACACAACCTTCCAAAGACCGTTTAACCAAACTTATACAATCGTTTATTGAAACCCCTATTAATGATGCTAAAAAAATGACAAACAATCAAGATGATGCATATACAATCGAAACTCTATTTGAACAAATGAAAGAGGCTAATGAATATACCGGCGCCTCCGGCGCCGGGGGAGACGATAGTGATGACGATGCCGGTAATGAAGTAGAAGAAACTCCTTCCTATTACAAAAATAAACAATTCAAGAAGAAAACTAAAAAAGTGCAGAAAGAATACACTATTCTGGATATTTTGATGAATAACGATGATTATGAACGCGATGAAAAAATACAATATGTTAATGAAATGTTTCGGTGTTTGTCTTTTCCTCCATTAGAAGGTGATAAAGTAACTTTTATTGGCAGCACATTTATGCGATACGGCGAACCTGAACCTTATTTCAATCATTGTTTAGTTTTAGGTAGTTGTGATGAAATCAATGGCGTAACTGTTCAATGTGTCTCCAATGAAAAAGACCTTTTGTTGGAATGGAATAATTTGATTCAAAAAGAAAATCCCGATATTATTATTGGATATAACATATTTGGTTTTGATTATGAATTCATGTTTCGTCGTGCAGAAGAAAATCATTGTGCAGAAGATTTCCTCATGTTATCAAGAAAAATTGGGGATTTATGTGCTAAACAAAATAAAGATACTTTACAATTATCCATTGAAAATACTAAAATTCAATTGGCTACTGGTGAATATGATTTACGATATTTTAAAATGGCTGGACGTTTGCAAATTGATATGTACACTTATTTTCGTAGAGATTTCAATCTACCATCTTACAAATTAGATGATGTTGCTGGTCAATTTATCAGTGATGACGTCAAGCGCATTGAATGTGTTATTGACCCCGTATTTGGCGAAATCACTGAATTATATAGTCAAAACTTGGTTGGATTACATGTAGATGATTTTATTCATATTGAACTTACCAGTTTTACTTCCGATTATTACAAAAATGGCAAAAAATTCAAAGTAATTGATATTATTAAAAATCGTGAAGTCACTGAACTTGTCAAAGGCGTTGAAAAAATAAACAAATACAATGTTATACGTATAGCCGGTCATTATGAAATTGACCGTTCTAAATCTATTAAATGGGGTATGGCAAAAGATGATGTAACTCCACAAGATATTTTCCGTTTAGCAAATGGTAGTTCGGCTGACCGAGCTATTGTTGCTAAATACTGTATTCAAGATTGTAACCTTGTCCATCATTTAATGAACAAAATTGATGTTATTACCGGTTATGTTGAAATGTCTCGTATTTGTAGTGTTCCTATCAGTTTCTTAATTTTCCGCGGTCAAGGTATCAAACTCACCAGTTATGTTGCTAAAAAATGTCGTGAAAAAGATACTTTAATGCCCGATTTGGAAAAATCCGGTGGCGGTGATGGTTATGAAGGTGCCATTGTATTGCCTCCAAAATGTTCTATGTATATGGACAACCCAGTCGCATGTGTAGATTATTCATCACTATATCCATCTTCTATGATTAGTCAAAACTTATCACATGATAGTAAAGTTTGGACTCGTGAATATGATTTACGCGGTAATTTATTACGTGAAACCGGCGAAAAAGATAGTAATGGCAATTATTTATATGACAATTTGCCTGGATATGAATATATTAATTTGGAATTTGATACATACAAATATATTTCACCAAAAGAAGGCGCTCGTGCTATTAAAACAAAATCTGGTAAAATGATTTGTAGATGGGCTCAATTTCCTGATAATAAAAAAGGTATTATGCCTTCTATTTTAGAAGAACTTTTATATGCTCGTGCTAGCACCAGAAAATTAATCAAAACTGAAAAAGACCCCTTTATGCAAAACATTTTAGATAAACGTCAGCTCGGTTACAAAGTTACTGCTAATTCTTTATATGGACAATGTGGTGCGAAAACTTCTACATTTTATGAAAAAGATGTTGCTGCATCTACTACTGCTACTGGACGTATGATGATTATTTATGCTAAAAGGATTATTGAAGAAGTGTATGGTGATAGAGTTTATGAAACCGCTGTCCATGGCCCGGTGAAATGCAATGCGGAATATGTCTATGGTGATAGTGTTGCAAATTATACACCTGTTTATGTAAAAGATATTCATAATAGGATAGATATTTGCACTATTGAAGAATTAGCCGAAAAATATGGAAAAGGACTTTGGGTAACATGTACAGAACAAGGTAAGCAAGAAAAGGAATTTTGTGAATTATCTGTTTATGGTATAGAAACTTGGACTGACAATGGCTGGACAAAATTACAACGTGTTATTCGTCACAAACTTGCTGAACATAAAAAAATGATTCGAATTTCAACTGACCAAGGTTTAGTGGATGTTACGGATGACCATTCATTGTTAGATATATCTGCAAATCCTATTACTCCCAAGGATGTTTCTGTTGGAACTACTCTTTTACATAACTCTTTAAAAGATATTTGTATTGACAATCCATATACAGCAAACAAATCTATGTATCTTTATCATCATTGCGAAGATATTATTACAGCCGCAAAATATATAAATTATCTAAATAGCATGAATCATTTTGAATATCATATTACAGCAGGAGAAGATAATTCGGTTATCGTAACACTTGATAAATTAAACAAAAGTAGTAAAAACATTAAAAAAATACAGGAAATACCATATGAAGGATATGTTTATGATTTAACAACGGAAAACCATCATTTTGCTGCCGGAGTTGGTAATTTGATTGTTCATAATACGGATTCTGTATTCTTCACATTCAATTTACAAAATCCAGAAACTGGTGAAAAAATTCGTGGAAAACCTGCATTGGAAATGACTATTGAAATTGCACAAGATGCTGCAAAATTATGCACTCAATGGCTGAAACCTCCTATGGAATTATCTTATGAAAAAACATTGATGCCTTTCATATTATTATCTAAAAAAAGATACGTCGGTATGTTATATGAAGAAGATGCAAATAAAGGAAAACTTAAATATATGGGTCTTTCATTGAAACGACGTGATTCATGTGATTATTTAAAAGATACATATGGTGGTATTCTCAACATACTTATGAAAGAAAATAACATTAAACCTGCTATTGATTTTTTGGAAAAATCATTGAACGATTTAATCAAAGGTAATGTTCCTATGGATAAACTTATGCTCACAAAAGCTCTTCGCAGTGATTATAAAAATCCACAACAAATTGCACACCGAGTTTTAGCTGACAGAATTGGACAACGTGACCCTGGAAATAAACCTAAACCAGGTGACCGCATTCGGTTTGTTCATATTGTTAATGATACGAAAAAAGCTCTTCAAGGTGAAAAGATAGAAACACCGGAATTTATTATTGCAAACAATTTAAAAATTGACTATATATTCTATATTACAAACCAATTAATGAAACCACTCCAACAACTATTGGGGTTAGCACTTGAACAAATTTGGACATATCAAAACAAACATGGTATGATTAAAACATTTAAAAAAGATATGATTGAAATGGAAAAAGAATATGATAATTTGGAAATTTTGATGAAAAAACGCGAAAAATATTGTTCTGCTAAAATCAAAGTTTTGTTGTTTGACAAAGTTTTAAATCAAATCAATAATGATAAAAATAACATCCAAGAAATCACAAATTTCTTCACAAAAAGAAAATAGTGATTAGTCTATATATATTTCTAAAAATATTGCTAATAACATTGGAAATTGCCATGCTGAAAATACATCCTTATATTCTTTTGATTTTACTACTAATACCATTATAAATATATAAAAACTTATTAACATTACTACAAACATAAATAGTTTGAATAAGGATTTCAAAAAAATAGCAGTCATATAATTATAACTGATATTTTTTTACACATAATTTCTACTTCTATTATAAGACATATCACTTATATATATTGGTATATCTATTGTATACAGTGTTGGAACTTCACTTTCTGGTAAATGACTTCGCAACTGTCGCATTATATTATTTATTCTATTATATATAACATTTCGTGTATTTACTAAATTTCTGCTACTATCCACTCTTTCTTCCACTTGTGGAGATTGTTCTCCATCATATGTTCTTATATCATATCTACATACTGGACATCTTACATTACGATTGAACCATTGCATTAATCCACTAGATTTGAATATATGACCACAATGACGAATTCTACATATACTCTCACCTACTGCGAAGTTCTCTAATGTTATTGGACACCTTTCTTCTATCATATTTTCTTCATATTCGATTGTTTCTATTGCATTGTTCATTTGTTCTTGTGTCAAACGTGTTTCTTGTGTTCTACGTGGTATGAATATTTGAGGGATTTCATATGATATGTTTGTAAAATCGTATTGTGGAATATTCCATGCTCTACTTGTGTTTCTTCCAGTAGTTCTACTATAAACCGGCGGGGTTTGAGTATTTTGGCGCATATTGTTTCGTCTTAATATATGACTATATACTACATTCTGTTGATGTATTGTTGTTCTCAACATTTGTAACATTTCTCTTGTATTCTCTTGAAATATATTTATTTGAGAATAATATTGATTTATAAAATTATTTAATATATTCAATTGCATTCTATGGATATCTGTTATGTTTTGTTCGTTAAAATTGTCTTCATTGTTCTGTTCTCTTTCTTGTTCTGTATCTTGATAATTCATTATGTTATCAAATATATTTGATAGTTCGTTTTCTAAAATTGTCGTCAAATTATCATTATTAGACATAATTCATATATATATTATTTATTATATTGTTATTCTACAAAATATTTTTTATTATTGTTCTCAATTCTTATGGAAAACCCTTCGGGACCTGGGGCGATTTTCCGGTATGTTACTAGTAGCACAACGATTTTTTGCCCCGGGCCCGAAGGGTTGTAGAGAACATTGCAACAAAAACATAGAAAAACAAGGTTTTTTTATACAAGGTTCTCAACATCTTATAAAAATAATTGTATATTCCAAGTAAAAAACAAACAATACAATCTATTTTAACTATTTTGTAAAGAATTTTTATAGAATAGTTGAGAACATTGTAATAAAATGATAGAAAAAACATGGTATTTTTATACAAGGTTCTCAACATCTTACAAAAATATTTGTATATCCAAGAATAAAAAAGAAACAATACAATCTATTTCAAGTATTTTATAAAGAATTTTTGTAGAATAGTTGAGAACAATGCAAGAAAAACATAGAAAAACAAGGTATTTTTATACAAGGTTCTCAACATCTTATAAAAATAATTGTATATTCCAAGTAAAAAACAAACAATACAATCTATTTTAACTATTTTGTAAAGAATTTTTATAGAATAGTTGAGAACATTGCAACAAAAACATAGAAAAACATGGTATTTTTATACAAGGTTCTCAACATCTTATAAAAATATTTGTATATCCAAGAATAAAAAGAAACTACACAATCTGTTTTAACTATTTTATAAAGAAATTTTGTAGAATAGTTGAGAACATTGCAACAAAAACATAGAAAAACATGGTATTTTTATACAAGGTTCTCAACATCTTATAAAAATATTTGTATATCCAAGAATAAAAAGAAACTACACAATCTATTTCTACCATTTTACAAAGAATTTTTATAGAATAGTTGAGAACATTGCAATAAAAACATAGAAAAACAAGGTATTTTTATACAAGGTTCTCAACATCTTATAAAAATATTTGTGTATCCAAGAATAAAAAGAAACAATACAATCTATTTTAACTATTTTACAAAGAAATTTTGTAGAATAGTTGAGAACATTGTAATAAAATGATAGAAAAAATAAGTGTTTTTGGTATGTTCTCAAAAAAATGCTGAAACCCTTCGGGACCCGGGGCTGAATTATTTGTGCTACTAGTAACATACAGAAATGCCCCCGGGCCCCGAAGGGTTATAGAGAATATTATACGATAAATCTTATTTCTATGTTTTTATTGCACTGTTCTCAACTATACAAAAATAAAATAATTCAAATGTTTGAAATTTTATAATATCCTTCAAAAATCGGAAAAAGAAATGGTCGAGGTTTTTGATTTTGGACATTTATTTTTGTCCATTTTCAGAAAATGGAAAATAAAATTTGCAAAAAATGTGATTGTGACGATGATGCTGCAAATCCAGAAAAAATCACTCTTTTTTTCGCTGCATAATTTTTTTTTGAAAAAATTCATTGCCCCTAATTATTACCATTGATGATAACATTTTTGAGTTAAATGGTAACATAAAAAGCGCCACTATTTTTATAATTATACATATAACTGCATAAATGATTTTTAAACTAATTGAAAATATCCTATTTTTGTTACGATGCCCCAAATGATAACACATTTAGCGCCAGTTTTTGTTATCCTGTAATTATCGTATAAAATCAATATTTTTATACGAAAAAATGAATTTTATGGTAACAATGTCATACCTGAATATTGACTCATCATTCTTTTACTACTTGATTCTACTAATAAACCATTCGCATATACTCCATAATTTGCACGTATGTGTTCATGTTCTAATGCAAAATGCCATATAGTATATAGTCCTTCTTGTTGATATGGTTCTGCACGTTCATCTACACATGCCATCAAACGATAACGTTTTTCAGTTACATATATTTTTCCCATCAATTCTTCCAAATCTTCTCGTTGTTTATCTGTAATATTATATACTAATATAGAATGGCATCCTGTTATTACCAAATCTTCAAATAATTCTGGATATTTCTCTTTACTACATTTGTATAAACGATTCTTTCCTCGTAATTTATCACCTGGATTATATATTCTTGACTTACCAATCATACATATTGGTTGATAACCACTATACAACGTTTTTACAAGAACACCATTATGTAACTCTTCAATTGGTATATATTTTTCATTACCATCTACTTGGTCTAAACATAATATTTGTGTTCCTTCTTTGAAACACATTATGTTTTGTTGCTGTGATTGTGTCCATACTGGATATAAATGAGTATTATATCCATCATTTATCCATACATCCCCTGGATTGTAATTTACACTTGTATATCCACCAAGACCATCATCTTTTACACCTGCCCAACCTAACAATATTGCACCTTGATATGGTGGTGGTATAGTTGAATTATCTGGAAATGTTGTTGAAGTTGATATTATCCCGTTTGCACCACCTGCTACATACAAATCTGCGTATACTACATAATTATAATCTGGATATGGTATAACATATGCGGAACTTGAATAATATAATATAGCTATACTACCCACTGGAAATCCAAATTCACTCATTGGACCTATCAATAAACGTGGTTCATTTCCTGTATTTTCTGTGGAATGTTCTAATCCTTTTTGAAATCTAAATGCACGATTCTTTCTTATTTCATAATTTTTGTTATCTACTAATAGAGAACCTGTTGTATCTGTAACATATACTAACAATGTACCATCAAATTCACCATTACCAGTATCTACATGACTTGTCATATCATTGTTTATCCACATCATTGGTATAGATTTTATGTTGGATTCTAATCCTAAACTTTGTAATTTTGTTATCATAGTTTCAGGTAAATCAATCGAGAACCTGATTTTATGGGTTGTTTCACTTAATTGTTCTCGTTTATTTGTAACAATTTCATTTTGAAGTAACCAATCCAATTCTTCATTGGTATATATGTCGTCGTAGAAACTGATGTTCTCCATATACATTTCATACATATTTTATTTTTATTTCTCTTTTTCTCAATATCACAAACTACAAAAATAAATAATCTATTAAAACTATTTAGGCGTTTTTTCTTTATCATTTTATATAAAAAATGGTAACAAAAAATGCGCAAAAAAATGCCGTTAAATTTATATGTGAAACTTGTAACTTTAAATGCTGCAAACCATATGATTATAATCGGCATGTTTCTACTCAAAAACATATAGTGGCTATATCGGGTATCAAAAAAAGCGCCGAAACTAACGATAAATTTGCATGTGAATGTGGTCGTATATATCAATATCGTTCTGGTTTATGTCGCCATAAACAATCTTGTTCGTATATAATGCCGAATGAAAACAATACCCCTGAAAATAGTTTAATTGAATATGATTCAGATACAAACGTCGATTTAACAAAAGTCATTCTAGAACTGATAAGAGAAAATAAAGATTTCAAGAACATGTTGATTGAACAACATAAAGCCATGATTGAAATTGCACAAAAAACCTCTATTACTAATAATTCAAACAATACAAACTCTAATAATAAACAATTTAATTTGAATTTCTTTTTAAATGAACAATGTAAAAATGCTATTAATTTATCTGAATTTGTTGAGAACGTAAAATTAAGTTTAACTGAATTGGAGAACGTTGCTGATATGGGATATGTTGATGGCGTAACACAAATTTTTATGAATGGATTAAAAGATATGGATATATACACTCGTCCATTACATTGCACTGATATTAAACGGGAAATTATGCATGTTCGTGAGAACAATACATGGATTAAAGATACTCCTGACCAAGCCAAAATTAAATCCGCTATTCGTCGTATTGCATTCCGTAATATACAACAAATCAGTGAATGGAATAAACTACATCCTGAATCTCAAATATTGGATACTGCGGATTATAACCGGGCATTTCAAATCATGAAAGAATCACTTGGCGATACTTGCCCCGGTGGCGTTGAAAAAAATAATGAAAAAGTTTTGAAAAATGTAATGAAAGCGGTTTATATTGATAAACAAGATTTGGTTATACAACCATCCTGCAATGAAAAAGAAAATAATTCAAATGTTTGAATTTTTATAATATCCTCCAAAAAGTGAAAAAAAGAAATGGAGGGGATTTTTGATTTTGGACATTTTTGAAAAAAGTAAAAATGTCCATTTTCAGAAAATGGAAAATAAAATTTGCAAAAAAGGTGATTGTGACGATGATGATGTAAATTCCAAAAAAATCATTCATTTTTTTGCTGCATAATTTTTTTTTGAAAAAATTCATTGCCCCTAATTTGTACCATTAAATGATAACTTTTTGAGTTAAATGGTAACAGTTTAAGGGCAGTATTTTTTCTAACTATAAATTTCATTGCATATATGGTGTATAAAATATTGTTATACATCATATTTTTGTTACGATGCCCCAAATGATAATATTTTCGCGCCAAAAAAAAATATGTTTCAATATACACTATATACAATGTAACTATTGATAAAATAATTCATATAATTCACATTTTATATTTGGACAATTCATAATTTGATAAATTTACTATACAACAAATAAAGAATAAGTAGTGAAATATTCACAATCAAACTTATTATACCTGCAATGATGAGAGAATAATCAAATATATAATATCCATGTAATAACCATAATATATTTGTAACTGTAATCAACAATAACGAATAAAATGATATATCTCTTACATTCTTTGTAATATATGTTTTGTATAATTGTGGAAATAATTGAATACAGCTAAATGTAGGTGCTAATATAGATATTACAGAAGGTATCATATATTATGTATGTATATATTTATCAATATCATCAATATTTTGATATTATTGTTATTCTATACAAACGATACATGATATTATATGTAACTTCAAATAAAATAATTCAAATGTTTGAATTTTTACAATATCCTTCAAAAATCAGAAAAAGAAATGGACGAGGTTTTTGATTTTGGACATTTATTTTTGTCCATTTTCAGAAAATGGAAAATAAAATTTGCAAAAAAGGTGGTTATGACGAGAATGATGTAAATACCAAAAAAATCATTCATTTTTTTGCTGCATAATTTTTTTTGAAAAAATTCATTGCCCCTAATTATTACCATTGAAGATAACATTTTTGAGTTAAATGGTAACATAAAAAGCGCCACTATTTTATTGAATATATATTCCAATACATATATGCTATATAAAATAATTATATATATCACAATTTTGTTACTATGCCCCAAATGATAATAATTTTGGGGCAAAAAATATCATAGTTACGTTTTGTTATGATAATATATGTATATACAAATAAAATAATTCATAAAAAGAATTTTCAATAAGGACCTTCAAAAAAGTGGAAAATAAAATGGAGGGGAATTTTGATTTTGGACATTTATTTTTGTCCATTTTCAGAAAATGGAAAATAAAATTTGCAAAAAAAGTGATTGTGATGAGAATGCTGTAAATTCCAAAATAATCATTCAAAATGTCGCTGCATATTTTTTTTAATGAAAAAATCCGCCCTAAAAAATGTACCATTGAATGGTAATAAAATTAAGGGCAATAAATATATCCAAAAATAATAATTATACACATCAACCTATATATACAATCATCCCAGAAAAAATACTTTCAAAAAAATCGCTTCATGATATCAAATGATAATGGATGATAATAAAAAAGCGCCACACACCAAAAAAGGTAACATTTTTTTAAAAAAGAATCTAAAAAATGAAAAAATATGCAGTCAAATACGGCGTAAAAAAGCGCCAAAATATAAAATAATGTAAAAACAAGATAAAGAAGATTGTTTATATCTATTAGTAAAATGGATTTATCAAAGTATCACGGAAAAGGATATACTGGTTTAGCCAATTTAGGAAATACATGTTTTTTGAATTCATGTATGCAAGTATTGAATCATACATATGAATTGAATGATTTTTTGGATTCAAAACAATGCAAACGAAATATCAAAACAGATTTAATAGATAGTATATTGTTGAATGAATGGAATGAATTACGCAGTATAATGTGGGCAAATAATGGTGTAATATCGCCAAATAAATTTGTATATAATGTCCAAGAATTAGCAAAGAAAAAAGACAGAGAACTATTTACAGGATGGGCACAGAACGATATAACAGAGTTTTTACTTTTCATAGTAGAATCATTACACAATAGTATATCACGAAGTATAAATATGAAAATACGAGGAACCCGGCAAAACAAAACAGATGATTTAGCAATAAAATGTTACAGTATGTTGAAAGAAATATATGAAAAAGAATATTCAGAAATAATGGATATGTTTTATGGTATATATGTCTCGCAAATAATATCATTGGATGGAAAAACAATACATGCATTGAAACCCGAACATTTTTTCATATTGGATGTGCCAATACCAGAAAATCAGGGACAACAAACAATGTATGGTTGTTTAGATAAATTTGTAAGTAGTGAAATATTAGAAGGAGAAAACGCATGGATGAATGAAAAAACAGGTAAAAAAGAAGATATACAAAAAAGAATTGTATTTTGGAATTTACCGAAAATTTTAATAATAACATTCAAAAGGTTCTCGGCGGATGGAAGAAGAAAAATACAAAATTGTATAGATTTTCCATTGGAAAATTTAGACATGTCAAGATATATAACAGGATATAATTCAAAAAAATACATATATGATTTATTTGGAATATGTAATCATACCGGAGGTGTTTTAGGTGGGCATTATACATCTTTTGTAAGAAATTCGCAAAATGAATGGATACATTACAATGATACAAATGTAGAATTGATAAAAGAACCACAAAGATTAATAACACCAATGGCATATTGTTTATTTTATAGGAAGAAGACGGTTTAACGTATTTTTCTAGTTTTATTTTTCATACATTCACTTCCTTTACAATCGCTAAATAATCCAGGAATGAATTCGCCTTTTTGAATGGTAACAATTTCTAGTATAGTGAGAGGTTTTTTGACAGAAAACATTTTTTTACCTCTTTTGTATTGAGAAACAGATTTGTAACCTTTTCCATTTTTGATAGAAACATTACGAACGGTTTTTTTTCCACCGTGTTGTTTTGTGTCTAAATTATTGTAATTGAAATTTTTGATTACATCAGGTGAATTATTTTGTTCAATATGTGTGTTCATTTTATATATAAGTCGTAGAAAAAAATAGATAAGTATAATATATTAAATATGAATGAAACAGAGAATATAGAAAAAAAAATAGAACCAGAGAATTTGGAAAACAAAAATGAAAAGGAAGAAAAAAAGCAAGAAAAGAAGGACGAAGGAATAAATTTAGATACAATTTTCAGTAAATCGAATATAATATTTTTGGTATGGTTTTTAGCAATATATTTTATAATTTATTTTGTATTAAAATTATTTTTGAAAGAGAATATAGGTTCATTTGTAGGATATACATTTGATTTAATCATGTTTGGTATATTGATAGTAGTATTGATAGCATGGTATTATTCAACAGATGCAAATAAGAGAGATGAAATGGCAACTACATCACTGAATAGTATTGGTAATTTTTTGAAAGAAAAGATGTCAATCTTCATAGTAATTATATTTATAATAGTGTTGTATGTGGCTGCATATTTAATCGGGTTACCAATGGATACAAATAAACCAATTACATTTGTAATAATAGAAACAATATCATGGGGATTGTTTGTGATATTATTATTTGTAGTATTTTTTGAATATGTATTTGGGTTCTCATTAATAGATGAAATAAGTAGATTATGGAACAAATCAAAGAAAGAAGAAGAAGATGAAAAAAAAGATGAAAAACCAAAACCAACAACCACCGAAGAAGTATTCAATATTTCAAATAATTTATATACATATGATGATGCACAATCGATATGTAGTTCATATGGAGCACGTTTAGCAACATATGATGAAATAGAACAAGCCTATAATAAAGGAGCAGAATGGTGTAGTTATGGATGGTCAGATGGACAAATGATATTTTTCCCAACTCAAAAATCAACATGGGATAAATTACAAAAAACAAAAGACCATAAAAATGATTGTGGGCGTCCAGGAGTAAATGGAGGATATATAAAAAATCCATATGTAAGATTTGGAGTAAATTGTTACGGAAAAAAACCAGCAGCAACTAATGTTGATTTGAATAGAATGAATAAAAACAAGAATATATTATATCCAAAAACAGAAAAAGATTTATTACTGGAAAGTAAAGTAAATTTCTGGAAAGAAAATGCGGATAAATTATTGAATGTAAATTCATTTAATAAGGATAAATGGTCACAATTCTAGACTATATTTTCGTAAATATATTTATGAAAATATATAAAAAATAAATATGAAATATTACAATGCAAATACATTTATATCCGTTGTTAGGAAGTATATTATATATATATTTTCCAAAAGATGTAGTGAAAGAAATAAATCCGTCAATAGTAAATGCGTATTCAATAATACACAATGGAATATTGCAAATATTCAGTGTATATGTGGCATGTAATTTGTTATATGCATTATATAAATATGGAATAGAAACAGAACGTAATTATTATTTTCAACACAAACATGTAGATAATGTAATATATTATTTTTATTTATCAAAATACTATGAATATATAGATACAATAATATTATATGCAAAAAAACGAGAACCGATATTTCTTCAAAAATTCCATCATTTGGGTGCAGTATTAGTATGGCATATAGGTTATGTGAATAAATGTGAAGGAATGGTATTTATATGTTTATGGAATGCGGTGGTGCATTCATTTATGTATCTATATTACTTATTGACATTATTTAGAGCAATGCGTATTTTAAATGCCGACCTTTTTTAATTCTTATAAATTTTTAATGTTCTTCTTTTGGTATATTTTCTTTTGTTTGTTTTATTTTTATAGTAATCTTTATTATAAGCATAAATAAAGTAATTTTTATAATTGTCCTCTTTTATTTTATCAATTGATGTTTTTACACTTTTATCTAATGCTATAAATGTATTTGGTTTATCTAATTTTATATAATGCTTCATTTGGTTAAAAAATTGTTCTATACTATTTAGTCTTGGATGATAAGGGCAAGTATATACTAAATAATTTCCACTTTCTTTTATTATTTGTTTTGTGCTTTCTTTTTTGTGTATTTGTCCGTTATCTAAAACAAATAATTTGCCTCTTACTTTACTACATATATTTTTCAAAAAATCATTAAATCTTTCTGAATTTACTGCTCCGTTTTGGTATAATTCAGATGCTATACATTTTTTATTATTTATTGCTACAACCAAAGAATATTTTTTGAATACTTCATTGTTAGTTGTTTTCTTTACACATCTTTCGCCTAAAAATGCTCTACAATAATTATGTGTAAGTGATGTGCTTACAGAAGTTTCGTCAATTGAAATAATGTCTTCTAATTTGAACTTATTTATTACATCAAAAAATTCTTTTAATTCTTGTTGTTCGTTTCTAATATTACCTCTATAAGTTTTTGGAAAATGTTTGAAAGTTGCTCTTTTTCTGGTAATATTATTGTCTCTAATAATGTCTGATAAATATTGTCTTGATATGTTTAATTTTGGAAATTTTGTTTTGAGTAATTCGTGTAAAAAATTCATTTGTATATCACTATGTTTTCGTAAGGTTTCTTTGATAAATTGAATATGTTGTTTTTCTAATTTATAAGACCCTAATTTTCTTGTTTTTCTATTTACATTTTTATTTTTATCGTATCTTTCAACCCATCTTTTCAAACTTCTTTCACTACATTCAAATATTTCACACACTTTAACATAGTTATTAATTTTATGATAATAATTAACTGCTTTTAACTTCAAATCTGGTGTAAATTGTTTAGTCATTTATATAATTATAGATATTATATAAATAATTTATTTTTTGAAAAAATCGGTTATTCTTACACATTTGCATTTTCGTTTATTACAACTGGAACATTTAATTATATTATATTCATCTTTTATAAAATTATTTGTTAAACATTTACAATAATTTATATTACAAATAGAACACACTTTATTTAGTTCTGTAATTTTTTTATTGTATTCGTCAATTCTTTTTTGTTTTTCTTCTATTTCTTTTTTGTCTTTTTCAATTTGTATTTGTTTTTCTTCTTCTATTTTTTTCCTCTGTCTTTCTCTTTCTTTATATTCATTTTCTCTCTTAATTTTTTCCTGTTCTTTTTCTAATTCTAATTTTATTTGTTTTTCTATTGTTCTACAATCTTCTTTACACATTAATAACAATTCATTTTTTTCTGATTCTTGTTCTTTTTTCTTTATTTGTATTTTTTCTAAATAATCGTTATGTTGTTTCCTTTCATATTCTTCTTTATATTTACAAGAATCACATTTATAATGTCTAATACATTCTAAAAAAATATTACCTTCTTCATCAATAATTTCTCCTGAATTAATTTTATTTATTAAACATTCTGCTTTTATTTCAAACCAAGGTTCAGGTCTGTTGTTTTCTAATGTTTTATTTTTATGACAAATTTCAAAAATGTATTTAATCTTATCGTTTTCAACAAGAGCAACATCAGCACTCTTATTAGAATTATTATATTTAAATTTGTATTCTATATATGCTTTTGTATTTTCTGTATATTCATTTGAAAATATTTCATATTCATCACTATAATTAAAAGGACGACCATTTGTATCACAATAATTACATTCTCTTTCTATAAAAATAGTTTTTTTGTTATCTAACAAAGTTTTCATTAATAATTTTGCGTCTTTATGTATTTGAGTTTCATTTGGTTTCTCATAATAACTACAAGGGTTATTTGATTTATAATGAGCAAAATGTGGTTGTTTTATTTTTCCATTTCTAAAAATTACATCTTTTTCACAAGAAGGGCATTTATATTTATTAATTTTATTTGCTATTTTAGGATATTCATATTGATTTGTTCTTTTATTTATTGCTCCCATTGAAAAATGATTTGACATATTTATTTATAATATGTATAATAATATTTAAGTAAATTGGAAAAATATTTAAAAATATATTACTATGTTATAATAATTTACAAATGGAAAATAATATAGACTACAAACGATTATATGAATTATCTATTATTGAAAAAGAACAAATATTAACAGATAATCAAAAAAAACAAGATAAAATTAATGAATTAACAGAAGAATTAAACTCATATAAGATTGAAAATTATAGTAAGAAAAGTTATTACCAAAAAAACAAAGAAAAAATTATTGAAAAGGTTAAGGAATATAACAAACAATATACAAAATCTCCTGAAAAAGTAAAAGAATATAACAAACGAGCATATGAAAAAAGAAAGGCAAAAAAAATGGAAGAACAAAATTTAGAAGATTAATTATTTAGGAAAATTAATTAAAATATAATAATTTTAGAAAACTACTTAAAATTATTTTCTTTTCATATATTATAAAATGGAATTGGAAGAAAAACCACCAGACCCTTCCGAACAAGTTTATAGGATTATTAAGTGTCCTTTAAAATGTGTATTGAAAAAATATAATACATTACAACCTATTATTGAAAATGCTGTTATAGATATGAATGAAATTGTTATTTTGTCCTATCAGTTTATTCGGTTATATTTATTAGACAAATTCAATAACAACAAAGAATTACCTATTATTAATAAGCAATTTGTATTAGATGTAATAAAAACAATTAGTTCTCCAAATTCAAAAAGAGGACAAAAAACGAAACAAGAAAATATTAGAAATGCTACTGGTAAATTGGATATGAAACAATTTTATAATGAAGAATTTTCTAAATTAGTCTCTGCAAAACCATCTTATTCAAATAAAACACATATATTAGCAATCACCGCAAATGAAATGATTACTTGTATCAATACAAACATTTCAACGCATTTCATAAAACATTTATTCAGATACATTAATTCTGTATTTAAAGAACCAAAAATAATAGAAATTAAAAAAGAAAAAGACAAAATAAAGCGTAAAGAACTTTATAAAAATCTTAATCAAGAAATTCGTGATTTAAAGACTGATTTAATAAACAATAAAATAGAAAACTCCAAAGAAGAATACCACAATTGGATTAAAGAAAATAAACATTTTTTATTTCCAAACAAAGTAAATAAATCAGTTGCTTATGATGTTAAATGTAATCCAGAAAAATACATTAAGTATTCATTTTACATTAATCAGAAAATAGAAGAATTAGGCAGAAGACCTTATCAAGTAATACCACAAAGAAATAATATTGTTCCAAAAAATATAACATTAAATTCAAATGGAATAATTGATTTGATTGATGATAAGAAACAAACTATATTTCAATATAACAAAAGTGAATTGGTTTTACACGCGAAGAAACATCAAAAACACATTTGGAGTAAAATTTTGAAATTAGAAAAGAAAGATATTTTTAAACAAAAGGAATATGTTTTTTATAATCAAATTATTACTGATGGGTTTAGTTGCGGTTTATTATTTATATTGAAGAAATACAAAGATAAAGTATTTGGTGATAAATTACCGAAAGTAAATGATGAAATGGAATTCACAAAAATAGAAGATTTATCCAAAGAAAAATGCGACGAATATTTAACGGATAAATACAAATTAGTTTCATTAGACCCTGGTAAAATTAGACCAGTTAGTATGATTGATGAAAATAATAAATTCTTTAAATATACTGCGTGTAGAAGAAGATTTGAAACTTACACAAAAAGAAGTAATTATATTATTTTACAAGAAAAAAAGAATAATGGTGTAATCCAAAAAGAAACAAAATTATCAAATTATAAATCTAATACACTCATAACACAGAATTATAAAAACTTCATAATTAACAAAAACATACTTAATAACGAATTAAAAGAATTTTACCAAAAACCTTTGTTTCGTAAATTAGCATTTCGTAGATTTATTAAAACAAAACAAAGTGATGTTAAATTACTGAATGAGATTGAAAATGCCTATCTTACAAAAGAAGAAATAAAACAAGGTAAAAAAATTGTCATTTTACACGGCGATTATAGTAGAACAACTCAAATGAAAGGTTGTATATCTACTCCAAATATCGGTATGAAAAAATTGTTATTAAGTAGATTTGATATTATAGAAGTAAATGAATTCAATACCAGTAAGTTATATAATAAAACATTGAAAGAAATGGAAAATGTAAATGTAAAAAGAAAGAAACATAAAAAATCACTTCACGAAATACTAACTCCAAAAGAGGAAACCAAATGTCGTATATTTGTGAATAGAGATACTAATGCTTGTAAAAATATATTATTACTCGGTAAATGTTATTTAGAAAGTCAAACAAGACCAGAAGCATTTATAAGAAAAGTAATAAAATCAGAAAAGGTTAAGAAACCTAAAAAACAGGCAAAAAAATAAATAGTTGTTTCATTAAGGTAGTAAATGAAATAACATTAGATGGGAATTTGCTTATCTACCGCAAAGTAAGCAGATGTCAAACCCATTATATAGAATTTAGTTTATTCTCCTTTTAGGAGAAAGCACATGTATTTTTTTGTTGAATAACTCGGCATTTTAAATACGCGTTGCTCTAAATGTAAAGTGAATAAGTATAGGGTATATATAACAACATTACAATTAGCACAATTGGTGAGTGGAAGTATTATGTTGCCATATTATTTTTATGAAGTAGAAACAGTAAAAAATAAAATAGTAATAGTAGTATTTGATATATACATAATATGTTTAATATATTTGTTTGGTGAATTTATGCATGAAAATTATTTACAAAAACAGAAAAATTTACTTTGATTTTTTGGTAGTATTATGAGAACCATTACCAGCGTAATTTTTACGTGTAGTATTTTTATGTTCTCTATATGATATTTTGTTTATAAGATTATCAAACAAATTATCATCAATAATGTCATCAATAGAATGTTGAACAAGTTTATAATGTTGAGAGGCACCTCCTGTAATATCGTTTTTGGTAAGAACTAGCCCAATAGGAATGGCCATATTATCAAATTTAGAATCTAATGTATCATTGGATAAAAGTTGTATAGGATATCCGCCGACAATAGGAGAAACATCTTCATTATAGAGATAATTATCAACAAAGGATTCTTCAAATTGCATATATAAAATATAAACATATTTATTTATGGACAGTTCGCCGAATATCAATGGAGGATTTGATTTCGCGATTTTGTTTCAAGAATTGAATGATATAATCAACTTGTGATTTGTCGGTTAAAATTTTAGATAAAGATTCTTCAATGTATGAAAACGTGAGAGGAGAATATTCTTTTTTTTCATACATTTTGAGTTCTCCATCACTGATTTCAATTTTAGTATTAGTGAGATTTTTGTTTTGAATATAATTACAAATATCGTGAGTGATTTTGTTTTTATTTTCCCTGATTTCTTTTGTTTTTTCATGAATAAGTTTCAATTGTTTGTCTAAAACGACCCATTTTTGAATGTTCTCAACAAATTGTTTTTTAGGTTCAATAACGAGAGTATTTTCATTATGCATTATATTTATTATATAATGTATATATTTTATTTATGGACTGTATAAAGTTTAACGTCTTCTTTTGTTAGAACGTCTTCTGCGACTGGAAGAACGACGTTTGAACAAACGTTTAGAAGCGGTTTTTCTTCCTTTGAAAAGAGAGTTGGCAGTAAGTAAAACAGCAGGAACAGCAACGTCTTGTAAAACACCACCACCATTTAAAGGTGCAGGTGTTAAAGGAAGAACAACACCTCCTTTTACAGGAGCAACAGGTGTTTCAATAGTAGCAGGAGTAAGTGCAACAAGAGCACCACCTTTGGTTTCAACAAGAGGAGGAGCAGATAAATCTTTCATAGCAATTACATTACTACCAGGAAGAGCGACTTGTTGTCCAATACCACCAACAACACCGATAACATGGTCAGCGGCACCGGCCCCTCCACGTTGAGATTGTTTTCTGGATTTTCTAAAATGATTTGATTTAGCCATTATATATAATGAACATATATTTTTATTCATGAATTTTAGAAGTTTTTTTCAATAATTTAAGAATCAAAAATAAATTGGCTAAAACAAAAAAAATTAAAAAAACATTATAGAGACAAATGAACCAAATATAAATATAAATTTCATTATAAATAATATTTACAATAGGTTTGATAATTTCTTTAACATCTCTTTTAATATCTTCACTTTTGAAAAATTCGATGCAACTATCACGTATATTTTTCATAATAAGTTGTTCTTATTTGGAACGAATAAATAAAAAAAAATAGTTAAACGAAATTCGTATTATAAAACTAACAAATATCACAGAATAATTTATTACATGGAAGGAATATATGAAACCGATGAAAATTTCAATTTTGAAAAACTAATATTATTGAAACCGACCCAAGTGCCAGGAGGAAATTATTTTATAAAATTCCGTATGAATAACAAACCGTTATATATACAACCTCCTAAATGTAAAACAAAAGATAGTATCATAAAAAGTGGAAAAAAAATATATTGTGATTTGATGTTTACAAATGAGAATGAAAAATTTATACAATGGATGGAAAATTTAGAAAATTATTGTCAAAAAACAATATATGAAAATAGAGAACAATGGTTTGAAACAGAACTAGATAAACATGATATAGAGAACTCACTAGTATCACCATTTAAATTGTATAAATCAGGAAAATATTATTTGGTAAGAACAACCATACCAAATGTTTTAGGAAAAAGCACATTAAAAATCTATGATGAATATGAGAATGAAGTAGATTTTGAGTCATTGAAAGAAAACAATGATATAATGACTATTTTAGAAATACAAGGAATAAAATGTTCAGCACGAAGTTTTCAAATAGAAATAGAAGTAAAACAAATGTTGTTATTGAAACCGAGTAATATATTTGAAAGATGTGTAATAAAATATGAGAACAAAATGAATGTAGAAACAATAAAAAAGATAGAAGAACCAAGTTACAAAATGGAAAGTAATTTAGGAGAAAAAGAAGAAGAACAAATGGTTATGGTAGCCGCCGAAGGCGGCGAAGATAACAATGATTTAGAAAAAATGGATGAAATAATGTATGAAAAAGTAGAGAACGAAGAAAAAGATTTAGAAAAAATGGATGAAAAAGTAGAGAACGAAGAAAAAGATTTAGAAAAATACGAAAATGAAGAAAATGAATTGTGTGAAGTAGAATTTAATTTAGATGAAATAGAACCAACGGAAACATTTCAATTAAAGAATAGAAATGATGTATATTACAAAATGTATAAGGATGCAAGAAAAAGAGCGAAGGAGGCAAGAGATTTAGCACTTTCATCATTTTTGGAGGCAAGACGTATAAAAAATACATATATGTTGGAAGATGTAGAAAGTGATAGTGATTTAGATGAAGAAAGTATGAAATTTGAAGATGAATAAAAATATAAATAATTTAGGATGAATTTAGGATGAATATAGAACGAAGGAATATTTAGTAAATAAAATACAAAAAAGTAAAAAATAATTTTATCCACCGTTTATATAAACAGATGTTCAAATTGAATAAAATCGTAAGTAGTTTAACCAAGTTTTTAACTATTGACAAAATAGTTTTATTAGTAATTGTATTAATTGCAGTATGGTTACTATATTCATATTCAAACACAAAAATGAACGTCTTGGACAAAATGACCGACGGAAAGACTGATGACAAACAACCAAGTGTAAAAGATACTGCCGCACAAAACGTTGTTCCTGCCCCAGCTCCAACTGTAAATAGTGGATACACTGCCCAAGCCGTTGCAAACCCAACTGACTTACTTCCACAAGACAAGAATAGTGAATGGGCAGCATTAAACCCAGTCGCAATGAATCAAGGAAACATTGCCATGCCTGATTTATTACAAGCTGGATATCACATTGGTTTAGATACAATTGGACAATCATTACGTAATGCCAATCTTCAATTACGTTCTGACCCAATCATCAAAAAGGCTGATGTAGGACCATGGAATCAAAGCACCATTGAACCAGACCTTGCAAGAGTTCCATTGGAAGTAGGACAAGGACCACAATAAATGAATAATTTATATTAGCATTTATTTGCCAATATAAATAATAATAAAATATAATATATGACAAATAAACATATTTTGAATAATGGTTTCAAATTAATACATGAAACACCAAAAACAAAATTACCTATAACATCAATACAATTATTCTGTGATTATGGGTCAGCATATGAAAAAGATGGAGTGAGAGGTGCAGCACATTTCATAGAACATATGTGTTTTAAAGGAACACGAAAAATACCAAATGGAAAAGAAATATTCACAGAATACAACAATATAGGAGCATATTTCAATGCAAATACAGAAAAACGATATACTCGTTATGTAATTGTATGTGAAGATGAGTATTTTAATAATTGTTTATACATTTTGTCAGATATGTTGATGAATTCAGTGTTTAATAAAAAAGAATTTGAAAAAGAAAAAAAAGTAGTAGTCGAAGAGAACATTCGTAATGAAGATGACGCATCCGATATGATAAGTATCAATATGGAAAAAATGATATATAATGGTTCAAGTTATGCAGATGCAATAGACACCTTATCGTTTCATCATACAAATACATTGAAATATGATGATGTAGTGGAAATATACAAAATGTTTTATACTCCAAATAGAATGGTATTAAGTATAGTATCAAATATATCATTTAACAAAATAAAAGAAATGTTGTCTAGAACATATTTTTATAGAGCTCCAAAATCATGTGATTTTAATAACAAATATCAAAAAATAACAACAGTAAGTTCTCAAAACAAAATAGAATATAATATTCATAGTAAAAAAGGAATAACTACATTACATTTGAATATAGGATTTAGAACATGTTCATATAACAACCCAGATAAATACATATTGAATATTATTTCAAATATAATAGGCGGAACAACTAGTTCTCGTTTATTTACAATGTTAAGAGAAGATAATGGATTGATATATTCATGCAGTTCTTCAACAAATTATTATGAACATTTAGGTGATTTAACAATAGATATAGAAACAGACCATCATAAAATATTGAAAAATGGTAAAAAAAAGGGAGTATTACCATTAGTAATTGAGATGTTGAATGATTTAATCAAGAACGGAGTTACACAAAAAGAATTGACAAATGCAAAAAATAATATGAAAGGCAATATGACATTAGAAGTTCAAAATATAGAAACATCTGCATTTCATAATGGATTAGAAATGTTAATGGGCAATGAAAAAGTAATATCATATATTGATTTATATGAGAACGCATACTCATCAATTACAAAAAAACAAGTGAATGAAACAATACAAAAATATATGAAAAAAGAGAACATGATTGTATGTATATTAGCAGAACATGTTCCCAAAATAGAAGATGTAAAAAATGAATGTGAAAAAATAGGTGTAAATTAAAATATGGTTATATATAAATATGAAAAAAGAGGACATTTTAGGATATGTAGCAATTGTGGGAGTATTAATCGCATGTGGATATATGTATTATGTTCGCGAAGGATTTGATTTGAAATGTATAGTATCAACAGTAGATGGAAATAAATATTGTGTAAGAGAACGAGAAAAATTACAACAAGCCGCGGATCTATTGGCAACTGTAACTGAAAAATGTAAAAAATTAGTGAAATATCTAGAAAAGAAATACCCAGAAAAAGAAAATGTGCAGAGACTAGTAACCGGATTCAATCCAAAAAAAATAATGGAAACATTACCGACAAGTGGATATACAGCATATAGTGAGAACAAAGGAGAAAAAGTAGCATTTTGTTTGAATAAAACAAAAGGAGGAGGAGATAATTTAATAGATGAACATACATTGACATTTGTAGCAATACATGAATTATCACATATAGCAACAGAATCTATTGGACATAAAAGTGAATTCTGGGATAATTTCAAATTTTTATTAGAAAATGCGAAAGAAGCAGGAATACATGAACCAGTAGATTACAAACAATCACCACAAAAATATTGTGGAATGACTATCCATGATAATCCTTATTATGATATTTAGAACGTATATATTTTCTTACAGGAGATTCTATTTTCTTCACTGGCGTTTGTAAATTATAAGATAAATCTTTTTTGATTATCTTATATTCTTCATAATTATCCAATAAAAATTTGAGTTCTGGGTCATTTGTAAAATCAGATGCAATATTACCATCAGAATTTTTGATATCAGGACGTGCTCCGTGTTCTAGCAATATAATAGCACAATGTTTTGTATCCCATCGAGCGCATTTATGTAAAGAAGTTTCTTTATTTTTGGTTTTGGCATTTACATCACATCCGGTTTTAATATATGACAACAACATTTCGTCTAGACCCCATCGTGCAGCATAATGAATTCCCAGCCATCCATCCCGTTCTTCCATATAATTGATATTTCCACCCATTGCAATATATTTTTTGACATTTCGTGTATTTCCAAAATACGCAGCATTCAATAAATCTTGGTCAATTTGTTTGAATTTATTTTTTTTATATATATCTCTCCAATCTTTTGTTGAAGTATCCATGAAATATTTTATATATACAGATAAAATATTTTTATCGTTGTTTTTTAACTTTATATTTATTTTGGTCGCGATGTGATTTATTTGCCATAATAGATAGCATATTGAAATCCATAGCATTCTTGATAGTTTCAAATTTTTTGGGTAATACAGGTGTTGAAGAAATATTTTCAACAGGAACAGTAACCGTTTTTATAACAATCGTTTTTTCAAAAGTATATTCTGGTTTTTCACTGGAACAAGATAATATAGGTAATTGAAAAGGAAATCCACTAGTAATCAATTGATTACATACATTAATATACAAAGTAAAAATATCAATATTATGATTTGAATTACGAAGACATTTGATAAATGAAGAAGTCAATGCACCACACGATTGATTGAATTCTCGGCTATATACATCATTACTTGTTTGGTCATCTTTACAACCACTAATCATAAAAATATGAGGATTTGAAATGGTTTCACGATATTCATTGAAATACTTATTGAACGACGTTTCCGTTTTTTCAAAGCTCCACTGCAAATCACAAACAGTTCCACTATTACAACAATCCATGATAATAATAGTTTTACATTTAGAATTTTTGATAATATTGAAAATTTCATCATCACGAATAAATCCACTGGTTTGATAATCACATGGAACAATTACTTCATCATATCCATCGTTTTCATCATTTGAATCATCAACAATGCGAGAACCGTGACCACTATAATGAATCCAAATTTCATCATAATTAGAAGATTGGTTGATAGTATTTGTTAAATAATTTATAATATTGTTACGAGTAGGAGATAAATTAGGTATATCGTCGCGTAACATAACAATATTAGAATCACTATAATTATAGGCATCAATCAACATGTTTTTGATATTGATAATATCATTAATGCATCCATAAAGTTTAGAATTGGGAACATTAATATAATTAGAACCAATTAATAAAGCAAATTTCATTATAGTATATAATGATACAAAAATATAACACAAAATAATATATATAATGGATATTTTCAAAGTAAATTTTTTAAATAATACTGGGAAAATAGAAAAAATAATAGTTTTTTCAGGAATAAATAAACCATCCAAAAATGATATATTTAGCAATATTGAATTACAATATGTAGAAGATGAAAAAATAGAAGTTATATATTCAACACAACAGATACATAATGATGATACAATAAGAACAATAAAACTGAAAATATTAAAAGATGTTGAGAACAAATATGCATATGAAGAAATGTGTCTATTTGGAAAAATCAAACATACAATACGTGCAAATGAAGTATATAGTTCTATAACACAAAATGATAAAATAGGATTTAGCAAAGAATTAATGAGTCAATTGGTAATAAATTTGAATATGAATGAAGAAGATATTACAAAAATGGAAAAAAAGAATAATTACTATTATGAAGATTTGATGGCATTAGAAAATAAAGAATATGAATTGACATTGTCATTGGGTAGAAAATTTGCTAAATCATTAAACTATTTATATTCAGCAAATCCATATTCAGTAATATCTCAAAAAACATTGATAGTTCCAAACGCACAAAATGAATTAATGAGTTTTGAGAACACATTGTTATTAAACTATGGTAAAATGGTAGAAAATAATATATATTTATGTTTTGCAGAAGATGTATTTGATTATACAACAAGTCAAGGATTAGATGCAAACTATGTAAGTGAAATATATTATCCATTATTGTATAATGAAGATGTTACAAACAAAGCAGAATTGATGAAAGAAAAATATAAATTGATTGAGAAAGGTAACAAAACAATAAATAAACAATTATACCAATTATATGATACAGTAACGATGTTTTATGATATATATAACGAAAAGAAAAGTGATATGGTATATGAAGAAAAAGGAATAAATAAATTTGAAATATTGATACATACAGAATTAAATGCAAACATACCATTAGAAATAATATTCAAGAACATACATGCATCCAAAATAATACCTTTTATAAAATTTAATCCAGGAAGTCTGCGTGAGAATATATATCGTATATACTCAAATGTAGTATCCAAAAATGGAAAAAAGATACCATATATAGGAGAGAATCAAGTAAATCAATTATCACGTAAAATGGGAAAAGGACGTCAAATATCATTGTATGTAGAGAACGAATATAAATTCTCAAAAAACACGAAGAAAATCAACATATACATTAATATAGAAAATGATGGAAGTATTCGTGTGTATGGTGAATTGAAAAAATCAATATTAATAGAAGAATTGAATGTGATTATAGAAAATTCAGTAAATCCAGTAATAAATAATATTAATGCATTTTTACAACAATCCGGATATAGCATAAGTTTATTCAAGAACGTGGAGGATAGTAATGTGGAAGTAATAAAAATGACATATAGAAGTAAAATGAAAATACAAAAAGATATGAATTTGAAGAAATATGAAAACTGTTTATCAAGTATATTCAACATAATAGATACTGATATATCAGTAGGAGCACATTTATTGTTTAAACGGGTTGATAATTATAAATTAATGGATGAAAAAAGGATGTTGATTAAACGAACTTATGATGAAACAAATAATTTGATGACAATAATAAATGAATTGGTAAAAACATATGATATGAATATGAATGATGCAGAACAATTGGTAAGTGAATATTTCAATGAAATAACCGATATTCGTGGAAAAATAATAGAAAACCCAGGATTCCCAACATTGATTACAAATGAACCATTGGAAAATAATTTGATAATAGAAATAGAAAATATAACATCTATACGATATTTACCAATATTGAATATTTATATAGATAGTATATTGAGAATAAATCAATTCCCAGAAAGCACAAATATACCAGCTAGTAAAATAAATAGTATATGTGTTAAATCAAAATTAACGAACAAAGATATTGATAAAAGTAATATTGAGAACGTAGTAAGCACTAATATAGATGTATCATTTGTTCCAAATGTAAAAAAGATACAGCCAATTATGGTAGGAGAACTAACAACAGAAGAAGAGGAAGAAGATGATGGTGCATTGTTTTATGAAGATGAAGATTATATAGAAGAAGAACCAGAGGAAGTAGAAGAAGAACAAGAACCAACAAAAGAAGAAAAAGAAAGTAGCAGTCCAGAAGGTTTGTTTTATGAAGAAGAATCTGGAAGTCAAGGTTCAATAACAGGAGGTATGGAGGGAGATAATTCACCACAGAATGTAGGTATGAATATAGATGGTATGAAATTATCTAACCCAAATATATTTGAAGAACGTATAAAAAGACGAGAACCAAAATTGTTTGTAACAACAGATGGTAAATATTCGGCATATTCACGTTCATGTGAATCGAATGTTAGAAGACAGCCAGTAATATTAACCCAAGAAGAAAAGAACAATATAGACAAAAATCACCGAGGAGCATATAATCATGCAATCGAATATGGAACAGACCCAAATAATAAATATTGGTATATATGTCCAAGATATTGGTGTTTGAAAACAAATACACCAATAGACCCAAAAGAATTGAAAGAAGTAGAAGAAAATGGTAAAAAAGTGTTGAAACACGATACATGTGGAAAAGTAATACCACGTGGTGCAACAACCGTTCCAAAAGACCATTACATATATGAATTCAATCATCCAGAAGAACATTTGCGAAAAGATGGAAGTTATATAGACCATTATCCTGGATTCTTGGATAAAAAGAAACATAGTGATGGATATTGTTTGCCATGTTGTTTTACACAATGGGATTCAAAATATATGCAAAAAAGAAGACAAGTATGTAGTCAAGATGAAACACCCCCTACTGAAATGGAAGTAGCATCCAAATCAATAAAAGGAACAAAAGGAGCAAACTATGTAATGGGAATTGATAAATATCCATTGGATAAAAATAGATGGGGATTTTTGCCATTTTCAGTTCAATCATTTTTACAAACAAATAATTCAGAATGTGTATCAAAAAATAATCCAGCATTGATTCGTCCAGAAGTAAGTTGTATATTACGTTATGGAATAGAAAAAAACAGAACTCAATCATTCATAGGATGTATTGCAGATGTATATGCATATATACAAAAATTGGAAACAGTGCCAACGATAAAAGAAATGAAAGAAATATTAGTAAATGCAATTACATTAGATAATTTTTTACAATATCATAATGCATCATTAGTATCTATATTCAAACCTAAACATATAATAGAAGAAATAGATATAGATAAATATAGTTCAACTGAATTTATGCAAACAATAAATGTAAATAATCCAACCGAATTTGATTTTTTAGAGAACACAATCGCATCCTATGAAAATTTCATAGAATATTTGAAAAATGATGAAGCAATAATAGACCATACCTATTTGTGGGATTGTATTACACAACCAAATTCAAAATTATTAAAAGATGGAGTAAATATGGTAATATTGGAAATATCCAACAAAGATATTACAGATAATATGGAAATATTATGTCCAACCAATTCACAATCGTCTTTGTTATATGATTCCCGAAAAAAGACATTGATATTGTTGAAACGAGATATATATTACGAACCAGTATATTTATATAATGAAGATACAAAAAAAATAATAAAAACGTTTGATGAACATAATTCACCGAAGAACATAAAAAAGATACTGAATATAATACAAAAAACAACACAAAAATATTGTTCTTCCAAACCAAGTATGCCGAATGTATATGAATTCAAAAAAAATATTCCATTGAAAGAAATAATAACAATGTTGAAAAATGATAAATATTATGTTGAAACCCAAGTGATGAATTATCAAGGAAAAGTAATCGGTATATTAGTGAAACAAAATGCAGAAAGTGAAACAACGATATTTGTTCCATGTTTGCCATCGGCAAAAGTAGCAAACATAAAAATTAAATATATGGAAGACCCGACTATTTGGAATGATTATACATCTACAAAAAGAGGATTATACAATATACATTCAGCAACAAATGGAAAAATACCATGCAAACCAACTATGAAAATAATAGAAGATGGTTTGATAGTAGGTATTTTGACAGAAACAAATCAATTTGTTCAAATAAATCCTCCATTAGAAAATATTGAGAACGACGGGTTGATAGAAGTAAATAGCACAAATTATACACTAGTTGATAATATAATTACAAATACAGATAAAGTAGATGTAGAAAGAGTGGAAACAATAAAAAAGATAAGATTGGAAAGCCAATTTTATGATGTATTTAGAAGTATTGTGCGTAATTCATTGAATGATTATATAAATAGAAGTGTGCGAAGAAAAGTATTGGATTTAATTGAGAACAATAAATTAATTTATAAAGAAAAATTGAGAATTTTAGAGGAAATATTACAGAATTTGATAAAATACAAAATAACATTTGCAGATATAGATGAAAAAATATTGATGGATTTGAATAATATTTCGGCATGTTCATCATCGAATTGTAATGAAGGAAAGTCATATTGTTTAACGAGCGAGAACAATGAATGTCAATTTATAGTTCCAATAAATAATTTAGTAAGTGGTGTTGAGAACAAGAAATTATATTTTGGACGTATAGCAGATGAATTGTTGCGATATAAAAGGGTCCAATTATTTATGTTGAATCCAAAATCATATTTGAATATAGGAAATAATGAATATAAAATAAACAGTGACGAATTTTTGTTGTTACAATCATTATTAACACCAGAATATTTCAAAGATATGGAGCCATTTAATGTAAATAATTACATCCAAAGAGTAGATTATAATAATGCAAATCCATCAATATCACAAAAATATTCGAATGAACCAATAACAATACAAGAACAAGAAGAAGTATTGGAAAAATCGGTAGATAAACAATTGGCCAATGAATGTATAAATGTGATACGTGATGTAGTAGGAAACCCAACAACTTCATTATGGAAACGAATATTTCAAAATAAAAAATACAATGAAGTAGTATTCAATAATAATGCAAATTGTAGTTATCAAGTAATATTACATATATTGGAAGATAAACTACAAAAATTAATAACAGTGGAGAACTTGAAAGTTACATTATGGAACGCATATTCAAAATATTATGACAAATATAGTGAGAAAATATTGAGAATATTGAAGAAACAAGGAAAGGGAAAAATATTAGAAAATGTAATGAAAAATAAGGTATCATTTGAAGATGTGTTGTTTAGTGATGCATATTTCATGACAGATTTGGATATTTGGATGTTAGCAGATAAATTGAAATTACCGATAGTGTTGTTTTCATCGACAAAATTAGGAAATTTATTAGATAGTATAGATTGGTTGATATTAGGAGGAGATTTGAGTAAGCCATATTATTTTATACGTTCTCCACAAAATATGAAACCAACCACACCAACTGGATACCAATTGATTACTCCATCAGTTGAATTGTCCGAAATAAATGAATTTTATTTGTTGTTACAAGATAAATTATTGAAAAACAAAGATTCTCCACAAGAAAATTTATTGACATTGACAGATTATTTGGAACAATACATATATATCAAGAAATAATACATATGAATTACATGGCATTATAATTGAACCGTTGTCTTATTTTGGTATCAAAGTGACTGAAATAATTGCGTATATTTGGATATTGAATAGACCAATCATGTTCTTGAAGCTGTGTCAATAAATCGTTGCATTCTTGTGTATATTTTGGGTCATTAGGCAATAAAGGTATATATGCATCTGGAAAATAAGGAACATGTCTTGGGTCAGGAATAAATTTCAATGCATTTATTCTGTATATATTAAGAGATGGATTGATGATTTTGGAAAAAGAAGATAATGCAGATGAAATTTTTAAAACAGTTTTGCAATTGGATAAACATAACATATCAATCATTGCCATTTTAGCATTGAGCATAGGATTATCATTATTTCTCCAAAACAAATTACCATTGAAATCACGAGAACTTTTGAAATTGATATCAGGGTATGTATTAACAAAATAATCAAAAACATCATTTTCATCAGTAGCAATAAATATGTTTTTGATGTTGTTTGATTTTATATAGGAATCAACAATAACATAGAACATGTCTTTTGAAACAGGAGTATTAATTCTTGTATCAGCGGTTTTATCAGTTCCTCTAAAATGTAATCCTAAATAATCGGTTAAACTTAACGAGACAGACATATCTTTCAATTGTTTTGGTATTTTGAAATATTTAAAAAATAATTTATTTAAAGTAAAGAAATCGTCACCTAATACATATTGTGGAGTAACATTTTGTAATTCAAAAAAGTTCATTACATTTTGCATAGGTTGTTCAATATTTTTATCATTATTAATATAATCTAATATTTGTGGAAATATAGAACCATAATTACCGGTTTTAACATACCAAAATAAATTGTTAATGTCTAAATTACAATTTTCTAAAATTGGTAATATTTCAAAAATACGTAAAAAAACTTCTCCAAATAAACCTTCATTCAATTCATTTTCAGAGTATATTAAAAACTTTGACATATATATAAATTGTATATATATTATATACAAGTTATACGCTGACCGGGAATTGAACCCGAGACTAATGATTGGAAGTCATTCGTGATACCACTTCACCATCAACGTTCCAGTAAAAAATATGTAAAATTCTTTATATTATTTTTTTGATAAAATATTTATTTATTTACACACACACAATTAAAATCCCATATTATAATCGTCATCACATATTTTGGTTTCACTTTGTTTGATATTTGCAATATTATTTTGAATAATAATATTTGATTTCGAACAAGTTCCGGAAGTATCTTCACTAATTTTGAACATATTTTGTATTTTGTCGGTCAAATTGCTGACATCCATATCGGCATCATTCAATTTTTCAGTTTCTTTCATATCCAAGACAAGATTGAATGCGTTTGTTCCATAATATCCAACTTGTCCCATCATGACATTGGCAGATACTCCACGCATATGGTCAAAATCAGCGTGTCGTGCAGCATTCAAGAATACTTCTGTATGAACTTCAAAAGTGCCTTTTGCAATAGGACCAATATCATCATTTAAAATACCAGACCTGAAAATGGGGACCATGTTTTTGGTGCATGTCATTCTGTCACATAACAAACTCAAATGGTGATAGTTGATATATACATCACTGAATTCCATGACATCTACAAACTCATTATATAATACTTGTCGTGCAGCTTCAATACCCAATACATCAAATATTTCTTTAATATCATTACTGTATGTTCGTTTATTATCAATAAAGTCAATAGCCAATGTATCCATGAGATTGGAACCAGTAGTATCTAAAATCCAAACATCTTTTTTGACATACTTACCTTCTTCTTTTACAACCATATTTTGTAATTTGCGTGGAAGAACATTTTCAATACCATTTACACCACGTAATACGATATTATTCAATAAACTATCTTGGAAATTTTTGAGCAAATAAATATCATCCGATTGGTCTAATGGGTCAGTAACGCCTTTTTCAGAAAATCCTTTTGATTTTTTGGATTTGAAAACATTGCTATTCATACGAATGCGGAATATTAACTTGTCACTGTTATAATCGGAATATACACAAGTAATATCATTACCATAATAACTATTTTTAATTGCGAAATGAATATCATCCATAGTAATATTTTTATCCAAAAGAACTTCTGCGTCCATTTCCATACGAACAATCCATTTTGATTTTGTTGTATCTTCTGTGGTTTCTTCATTATTACATTCTTTAACTATATCTTCAAATTCATAATATTGTTCCATCAATAGTTTATCTTCTTCAATAAGAGTGGAATGTTCAAGTGGGTCAAAACATATTTGTATAGATTTAACGACATCTACTAATTTTGTATGTTCCATCATATTTGCATATTGAATAGCTTTTTCTTGGTCTAATTCATCTAATGGTTTCAAATGAACTGTTAATGAAGGATTTTTAGGGTTTTTGGTTAATCTTAAAATTTCTTCAATTCTTGGAACACCACGAGTAACATTTGATTTTGTTGCCACGCCAGCTAAATGAAATGTGTCGGCCAAATTTACACCATTTATGCAGTCAAAATTTCGTGTATCTACAACAGTTAAGTCATACGCATATTTTGTTGTGTTTGCAACTTCTTCAATTGAAACTATTTCATCAAATTCCAAATCCATCATCATGTCATTTCTATTTTCAAATACAGTTTTTCCATTTATAATATTTGGTAATACAAGATTATTTTTACAATATTCCAATTTGAATTCTTTTTCTCTTAATAACAAAATTTTATCTTGTTTATGTTGAATAGTAAGATTGAGCAAATTTGCTAATTTATTACATTGTTGATTTGCTATGCGTAATGTATAACCTTGATGAATATTTTCTAATTTTGTAACATATGTAGGAAATACAACATCTTTGGTAGGAGTTTTACATTTATACATTTTTGCAGTAACACCCAATTGTTTCATCATAATTTGCACATTTAATAATAAATTATAAGAAGTAGAATATGCACTTATAGATTTGTCTTTGTCAAAATTAATATTACCATCTCCGCTAATATATGCATCCAAAAATCCACATATACATTGTTTATTTGAAAATACTATTTTGTCGGATACATATTTATTATGACTTAATTTACCACAAAGGTTATTTACAATATTACACAGAATGGTTGAATAAATACGGATATCTGTACTTGTCCATCCTTCTTTGCCCTTATTTTTATGAGTATAAATTTTTGTAGTTAAATTGAATTTTTCGCAAATTCTTAAAATAGGTTTATAATATTCTTCATCAATATTTGCAATTGACATTTGATGTTTAGTGATACAACCTTCTGCGCAATATGCTCCTAATAAATATCCAAAGTCATAGTCTAATTCTATTTTTTCAGGTATCTTATAATTAGATATACTGTTTGTTTTTGTATATACAAATCCTGGTTCATATACTATTTTTTGATTTTTACCACAAGTTTTTTTCAAATATGCATATGCACTATCACTTCTTTTATATGGAATTGTGAATGTCTTATTTGCGTGGTTTGACCACCAATGATATTCATCTACAACATTACATGCTTTTTCAATTTCAGTTCCATAAATATATTTAGTAGGCGGTAATATTTCTTTCAAATCCAATTCAAATATTTCTGTATATTCTAATGTTTTTCTTGATACAGGTAAATAATCGCCTACTTTTAATTCACTTCCATTGACTCCAATAATTTTACCATCTACTAATTGTAAGAAGGATTTTGCTTTTGTAGCAACTATCTCACGACATCCTTTTGTGGTAACTTTTAACATAGTATTTGTTCCATCTTCGTTAATAACAGGATGTTGAGTAACTGCTTCAATACGTCTCCATACTGTTTGACCATCTTCTGTTGCACCTGGAACCTCATAATATTCAGTTTGTTCATCAAGTTCGGCATATGTAGTATCTTTATCTTCCATATATTCAATTTTGGAAGATTTTGATATTTGTTCTTTTATAAAATCACCAATCTGCACCTTTTTGATTTCATGTTTAGAATTACGAACTACAATTTCAGTTTCATATATTACTGAATTAAGTGTGAGCTGTGTAGTAGGTTCGCCAATAGATTGACCAGCAATAACTCCAACCATTTCACCAGGATGAACAATGGCTTGTTTATATTTCAAAACAACTGTTTCTAACAAAAGAACCAATGCTTTACGATGGAATCGTTTTGATACGAGTAAATCTTTTGGAGTTAAATAATAGTAATACATGATTTCAAATAATTGAGTAGGTGGAACATAATATATTTCACGTATTTTATTGAAATAAAATTCTATTAATTCAAATGCTTCAAAAGGAGTAATATCAACAGTGGTATTGGAACCAAGATTTAATTGACCTTGAATATTTACAATTATATTTTGAAATGCAACAGGTAATTTAACGCCATTTTCATTTTTGTATTTGAAAATGTTTTTAATGATTTCTTCTCTTGCATTTATCATTTTTTCAATATAGGATTTACACTTTTCTCTACTTTCAGGTCGTTGTTTCTTCATACGAGTAATTGTTCCTTTACTATAAATTTCTAATAGTTCGGTATCACGGTCATTAACGCCCAATATATCATAATGCATGTATATATCTTCAACACTCATTCCAACTAATGGGATGACTTGATTTTCTACACGAGTAGAATCAAATCCATCATCCCCATATGCAAATTGGACAATTTTGCCTTTACTATTACGAACAGTCATATCATATTCAACTTTTAAATCTTCAAGGCCTTTGATTAAACGACGTTGAATATAACCAGTGGTTGAAGTATCACGAACTTGAAGACCATTTGCTAAACCGAAATTTAATGTGGATGGAATAGTTAAATCATATACTTTTGGATATTTTTCAATACCAAGAATATTGATTTCAGTGATTTTATCTAATACTACATTGTTATATGTATCAAAATTCATATGTTTTTTATTGTTCCATTTTTTTGTTTTTAATTTTTGATTTTTATTTTCTTCAATGAATGTAATTTGTTCAGCAAATTTACATGCCCAGTGTGCGCTAATACTTAAACGATATGTAGGTTTGATATTTTTTGTTTGTAAATTGTTCTTTTTCATTTGAACTTTACATGTTCTACCGAAAATACCTAATCTGGAACATAACATAGAAATACCCTCAATCAATCTTTGGGATGCACTTCCAACTTCAATTGAATTTTTACTGATTGAACCATCGCCAGAATAATATCCATTTAATAATCCAATTATGAATTCATTGGATGCAGTAAATGCTTCTGTTGGGACATGTTTATTTTCTGCCTTGTGTCCTACTAATTTTACCAGGAATTGGGATAATATGGATGAGTTTGCAGTAATTGTTGTTGTTAATCCACCAATTTTATTTGTTTTTGATTTTTCATTGTATGTAATGTTGTGTTTATCAAACCAAAATTTAATGAAATTGCGGATATTTTCATTATTTTTTGTAATGGTCACGTTATTTTTACTACTATGACCATCAGCCAAATATAATCCTAAAAATATACCATTTTCTTCATTCAATTCAAATTTTTCTGGAATAAATGTATCTTTGCGTTGGGCATGGTATGGATAAACAAACCCATTTTTGATATTTCCAGTATTTGACCTTACAGATGTTCGTTGTAATGATGATTTTTTATCGTATGGTAATGTGAAATGTTTATTATTGTTTGTATCCCACCAGTTTGCTGGTATTTTTTTACGATTGTTCATTTCAGTTTGCATCATTGAAACAGCAATGTTGAAATCAGTTCCATAAACAAATTCTGTTTTTGGTAAATAATCAACCACATCAATATATTTTAGAACGGTTGGTGGTTTGCATAATTCACCGGTAACAGGAACACAATCCCCGATTTTTATATGTGGTGTTGAAGTTTCATCCAAAGTTTTTGTTTTAGGATTCCAAATCAACAATGATTTACTTTCAGTGACAATAACACTTCTACCGCCGTGTGTTTTAATTTCATACAATGCATCGCCTGGGTCATGTCTTGTTACCGCAGTGATTTCACCCCATGTAACAACACCGTGTTCGTTGGTAGTAGGTATGAATATACTGTTTGTATCTAATAATTCCATTTGTCTATCGGTATAATGTTTTATTTTTTCTGGTGATTTTTCAAGTAAATTATCAATCCAACGTCCAATTTCAATATATACAGGTTTATCATTTTCCATGATAACAACTGGGGTTTCCCAAGTAACAGATTTACACGCGGTATCAATAAGACCAATACGACCACCCATTGCATGGAAGAATAATTCAGGGGCAGTTAATCCTGTAATGTAGGAATTTTCAATGAAACCACGTGCATTTGGCGAATCGTCAAATTTACTGTAATGTGGAAGTGTTCTACTATCAAACCCGTAAGGAATACGTTTTCCATCGACATTTTGTTGTCCTAAACAAGAAATCATTTGCGAAATATTGATAAGAGAGCCTTTTGACCCGGAATTCACAATCATAAGGAAACGATTATCTTTACTCAATGATTTGCGACCGATTTTACCGGATTGTTCAGTTGCTTTGTTTAAAACATTATTGACTTGTGTTTCAAATTCAATGTTATTGGACTGTGCAGTATTATTTTCAAAGATACCCAAATGGACTTTGTCAATAATATTTTGGACTTCCATTTTTTGGGAACTGATTACTTGAACAATTTCTTTTGCAGTTTTCTTATCAGCAATCAAATCGCTAATGCCAACACTGAATGAAGATGATTTCATGTATTCAGTAATAATATTTTGCAAATCATCAATGAAGTTTGCACATGTCATATTATTGAAATCATTACAAATACGGTGTAAAATACCTTTTGTTGAACTTCCTAATACAGCTTTTTCAATTTGACCACGGATATATTTACCGTTTCTAATTTCCAATACATTGTTTGAATTTTTATATTCTTCATTTTCTTCAAATAATTTTGTTTTGTATGCCATAGTAATTGGCGGTAAAATTTGTGATAAAATATCAAAATTGGTGATTTTGTTTCCAATTTCACGTAATTTTTTTGTATCTACATTATTAAACATCATCAATAAGTTCATTGCATCACGAGGAGTGAATTTGATATCACTACGTGTGAAACGATAAGAACCCAATAATGAATCTTGGTAAATGCCAATAATAGGCGAGTTACCAGCAGGACTGATTAATTGATATGGAATTGCTGCCAAATGTCTCAATTCAGTTTCTGCTATTGCGCTTTGCGGCATGTGCATATTCATCTCCTTGATCTGGAAATGCCTTACGATTTCTCGTAAGGATTGGACTATACCTTGTGCTTCATCAAACTGGTCAAGTTATCATTTGAAACCCGTAAACATCTAGTCTCTGAGCCTTCCCCTTACTCTTACCATTAGCGAGGTTAGGGGCTTGGTTGCTGATTATCCAATCCATTCACGTTTTTACCTTTGGAGACGACTATTAATCGTGTTCCTCACGAATGTTTCCATATGTGAGTGGTAGTGAAGGCTCTAAGGAAGTCCCAGCAGTTTGAATACGTTGCCATTCCAATATGTCTAATATAAATTGTCTTGCTCTATTTTTTATTTCTTCTATTGTTTCATATTTTCCTACAAAAGTAGTTCGCATTTTATTAATGGTTACTCTGATATATTCATACCCTAATGTATTGTTTTTAATAATTGAAATATATTTATCAATATTACTATTATCAATATGAATATCTTTATATTTTTCAAATCTATTAACTGAATGTTGTTTTTGGACTCTCTTCATTTCATTTACTCTAAAATGTGGATTGCTTTTACATTCTTTCAAACGTTTGGAAATAAGTTGTTTTGTTTTTGTACTTCTTTTCAAATTTGGATTTATCAATAAATCTATTTTCGGGTTGAATACTTCTTCTAAAACGACTTTCTTTCCTTTTTCAAATCCACAACTTTGACCACCATTTGTTAAATTATAACCATTTGGATATCTAGTATTTAATTCATAAATGTATTTTCTTTCATAATTATCTAATTGTTCAATTTCACAATTAATAATTAACTCACATTTAAAATTTTCAATACCATATTTATTGAAAGCACTATTTAAGTATCTACAAGCTTTAAATTTATTCATATTTTTTGATTCGCTGATATGACTTTTAAATCTTCCAATATGGCCAAATGGTCTATATTTTCCTTTATTAAGATAATGGCTTCGAGTCTGTCCAACATATATTTTATTTGTTATTAAATTTGTTATTTTATATATTTCACCAATAATTTTATGCGAATCTTCCTTTTCTAATAAATCATTCATATTATTATTTTAAGCAAGAAATGTTTATATCATTTTATTAAAATGACTAGGTGATTATATTAATTCAGATAAATGAATTAGTAGATATTACAACGTTTTCCTTATTAAGTATTATCTACAACTTAATAAGCGGTCACCTGTTGAGGACAAGATAAATATGCAATTTAAAGTTTATCCCCATCAAAGTCAGCATTGTATGGTTTCGTCGAAGTTCCTTACCATTTCTGGTAAGGCTGGACTGTATCTTACACCAATTCAAGGTGACTAGCCTATCATAATTGATGGACCCCCGTTCAGTCTCTGAATGCCTTCCATAGTCTTGTCATAACGACGTTAGGAAGTAACACTGCGGATTACCCAATCCTTTACATTCTTACCATCGGGTTCGGCTATTAACCGAGATCCTCACGAAGGTTTCCCATATGTGAGTGGTAGTAAAGGCTCTAAGGAGACTTCCCGCATCAAGGGGTCTTGCTCCTATCTTTTCAAATCAAAGATAGAAACTAGGGAGTAACACGCTTTTCACGCTCCCTGTTGCTAACACAAAACTTTATCAGCTACGTTCATTCTAAACGTGTCACCTCGCTCCATAACTTTTACGATATGACACATCATAGACATTCTATGTAAAGAAGGTTGTCTATTGAAAAGAACTGCATCACCGTCCATCATGTGACGATGAACAATGTCGCCATTTTCAATACGAATGGACCCACGGTCAACATATCGCAATGAAATATGTTCGCCATTTCTTCTTTCCAAAATTTTGGCACCTGGATGAACATCTGGACCATTTTGAATGAGTTTCATCAAGAAATCACGATTCAAATCATTTACAGTAATCGGTTTAGTTATATTCATGGCAATTTTACGAGGAACACCTAATTGTCTAATAGACAAATTCGGGTCACCAGTAATTACAGAACGCGCACTAAAATCAACACGTTTTCCCATTAAATTACCACGAATACGACCATTTTTACTATTTAATCTGCCCATAATACATTGTAAAGGTCTTCCTGAACGTTGTGCCATAGGAACCGCTCCTTTTACTTTGTTATTGACAATCATCGCCACAAAATATTGTAATACGGTAGTCAAACCTTCAATAATATTTGGTTGCGCATTTTCACGCAATTTATTGAATAAATCGGTGTTTGTTTTAATAATATTACTATAAATATGGGTCAAATCATCTTCACTTCTTTGTTGTGCATCATGTTTTACAGATGGACGCACCGCTGGTGGTGGAACTGGTAAAACCTGACAAATCATCCAATCTGGTCTTGACCATAATGGATTGAATCCCATGAAATAAACATCTTCGTCTGATATACGTTTGAAGATTTTCAATACAAGTTCAGGTGTAAGTTTGATATTTACTTTTTTGTTATCACTTTCTTGTGAAGTTTCCATATTTTCCCAAATAGCATATAATGAAGACATACCAACCAAGGTTATTTTATCCGGTTGTTTGCACCCACATCCATCTTCGGTTTCTTGGCCACAACGTTTGATTTTCTTTTTTACAGCAATATTTGAAACATAAGTCCATCGTTCTTCGGCTGTTAAATCCGTAATGTGTTTATGTTGTGATTTATTGATTAGCAATTTACTACATTTGAAACAAACACATTTTGCAATTTTCATGATTTCCTTCAAATGTTGAATGAAGAATACAGGACGTGCCAATTCAATATGACCAAAATAACCAGGCGTATCAATGTAAGTAAGACCATCGGTTGGACAAATCAAACCAGGTTCTAAAACACCCATACGTGGGTCAAACAATCCACCAATTACCGGTTTGTTATTTATGTATGTATCACGAGATGTAACTTCCACAACAGAATTTTTGCGGATTTCATCTGGCGATAACAAACTAAATTGAACACCAATAATTTTGGATGAGGCAACTTTTGATTCGTTCATCTTGTTGGTTGAAGATGACATTATAACCTAAATATATTATATCTTAATATTTATATTATTTAATTAATTATAATCAATTTTTCGGAAAATAATTTTAAAAACATAGAAAAATGCAGAAAATTGAAACATTTATTTTCATTATAGAATAATATAAATAAATAACTTACAACTAATATTATTCAATCATGCCAGCATCTACTAAATTCGAATCAGGTTCCAAGAAAATGAAGAATGACAAGAAGAAGAATTTGAAAAAGAATAAACAAGATTCTGATTCAGAAGAAGAAATTATTATGTATGATGATGAAGACAACAGTTCTGATTACGAAACAGTATCAGAAACAAGTGATTCATCCTATGTTCCACCAAGTAAAAAATCAAAAAATAAAAAAGATGATGATGAAGAAACAATTGGTTCAGAAGACAGTGAGAGTGAAGAATTTGACCGTTTTGAATTCAGGAAAACATTATCAAAAATATTTCCATCTAAATATATGTCTAAAAAAGTAAAAGAAGATGAAAAAAACAAAGAAAATGTAAAAAACTCAAAAAAAGTGGCTAAATCACCTAAATCAAAAAAATCTAAAAAAGAAGAAAGTGAAAGTGAAGAAGAAGATGATGAAGACAGTGAAGAAGAACTTGTTAAAAAATCTAAAAAAACTATTAAAAAAATAACTAAACAAAAGAAATCTAAAAAAGAAGAAAGTGAAAGTGAAGAAGAAGATGATGAAGAAAGTGACGCAGAACCAGTTAAAAAATCAAGAAAACCGATGAAGCAATCCAAGAAATCCAAGAAAGAAGAAAGTGAAAGTGAAGACGAGGATGAAGAAAGCGACGAAGAACCAGTGAAAAAATCAAGAAAACCAATGAAGAAATCCAAGAAATCCAAGAAAGAAGAAAGTGAAGATGAGGATGAAGAAGATGACAGTGATTATGATGAAGACGAGGATGATAATAATATTAATATTGTATTTACAATTGGTGGAGGAGGAGATGACGAAGAATATGATGAAGACGAAGATGATGATGAAGATGATGAATATAATAGTGATGATGAAAAGATGTTTATGAAAGAAAATTATACTGAAATAAAGATGCCAGAAGAACAACAAGAATCAAAACCAAAAAAGAAATCAAAATCCAAATCAAAAAAGCATGAAAAACCAAAAACCTCAAAGAAAGATGAAAAAGTAGAAACAGATGAAGAAAGTGGTGCAAATGTTGAGACAGAATATTTGGAATTACAAGAATTAAAGAAAGTATTAACAGAAAAGTTGCATAAAAAACCAAACAGTAAAATATTATTGAATGCAATTGAAGAATGTAAAGAAGCAATTCATAAAATTATTAAAGATGCGCGAAAGAAAAATACAAAAAATTATCATAAATTGGTGACAAGTGACCGTAAAAAAACAAATGAGATGGATTATTTCAAGAAGAAATTGTCAAATAAGGAACAATTACAGATTATGAAAGATTTAAAGGAAATAAATTCACATATCAATATTGAAAAGCCATATCGTTTGAGTTTATTAGAATCAAAGATACCACCAAGATTTAAAGCAATCGCATTACAGAAATTGAATGTATTACGTTCAATGGAACCAGGTGATTCAGAGTATCACAAAATAAAAACGTGGGTTGATACGTTTATGAAAATACCGTTTGGAATTAACAAAGCATTAACAATAAAAATGGATGATGGTATAGATAAATGCAGTGAATTTATGAAAAATGCAAAAGAGACATTAGATAATTGTGTATATGGATTAGATGATGCAAAAATGCAAATAATGCAAATGATTGGTCAATGGGTAGTAAATCCAAGTGCATTGGGAACAGCAATTGCAATTAAAGGGCCACCAGGAACAGGTAAGACGAGTTTAATAAAAGAAGGTATCAGTAAAATATTAGGAAGAGAATTTGCATTTATTGCACTTGGAGGTGCAGGAGACAGTAGTTTCTTGGAAGGGCATTCCTATACATATGAAGGAAGTTCATGGGGTAAAATTTTACAAATATTGATAGATAGTAAATGTATGAATCCAGTAATATATTTTGATGAATTGGATAAGATAAGTGAAACACCAAGAGGAGAAGAAATAGTAGGTATATTGACACATTTAACAGATACATCACAAAATAGTCAATATCATGATAAGTATTTTTCGGAAATAGATTTTGATTTGAGTAAATGTTTATTCATATTTAGTTACAATGATGAGAACAAAGTAAATCCAATATTAAAAGACCGTATGTATAGAATTCAAACAAAAGGATATGACACAAAAGAGAAGACGATTATTGCACGAAAATATTTATTACCAAAAATACGCGAACAAGTATGTTTTAAAGAAGAAGATGTAATAATCCCAGATGATACAATTCAATATATAGTAGGAAATACAAGTTTGACAAATAATGAGCCCGGAGTGCGTAATTTGAAAAGATGTTTGGAAATAATTCATACAAAACTCAATTTGTTTAGATTGGTAAAAACAGATACGAATTTATTTTCAAAAGAAATGGATATAGTAGTAGAATTTCCATTCACAGTAACACGAAAACATGTAGATATATTTATCAAGAATGAAGAAAACCAAAATCAAAGTTTAATAGCAATGTATGTATAAAATAGTTATAGTATGTTTTGTATATTTGTAAATAATGTATATTTTTTATGCATATAAAAACAATTCATGTAATATATATGTATAATGGAGAACAATGAAAGAGAACCAGATGTTGAGAGTATGCAAACGGCATTAAGATATTTGAAGGTATTGGTTCAAAATCCAAATGAAGAATATAAAAATATATGTAAATTAATGGAAGACTATATCATAAATAATTGTGAGCATGATATAGTAGAAGATAGTATAGATATAGACCCAGACCGGTCAAAAACAATTTATTATTGTTCAAAATGTATGAAAAATTTTGATAAAAAATCTAAATAAAATATAAATGGAATTAAATTCATTATTGTTACAAAGTGTATATTTATCTATATTAGTTCAGTTATTTACAGGTGGTCTTGATTTGTATGTATTGACTTTTGTAAAAGGAGAAAACATACTATATAGGGCGTTGTTATTATTAGAAATAATAGTTCAAGCAATAGAAGGAACATTTTATGTTTGGATGGCATCATTGTTTTCTAGTATAAAAAATGTAACGCCAAAACGTTATTTTGATTGGGCATTTAGCACCCCAATTATGTTATTTACATTATGTATTTATTTAGAATATTTGAATAAAGAAAAGTCAGTTGAAGAAATACAAAATAAAAAGGAAGAAAAGAAAGAAGAAAGTATGTCAAGTGTTATAATAAACAAATTCAATGAAAACAAAAATGTATTGTTGTCAATATTTGGATTGAATTGGTTAATGTTATTATTGGGATATTTAGGTGAAACAGGAGTAATAAACAATGTATATGCAGTGATATTAGGATTTATACCATTTATAGCATATTATACAATTATATATTTCAAATATGCAAGATATACAGAAACTGGACAAGTATTATTTTGGTGGTTTGCAACAATATGGGCATTTTATGGTAAAGCTGCATTAATGCCATATTATTGGAAAAACATAAGCTATAATATTTTAGATATATTTTCTAAAAACTTTTTTGGTATATATTTAGCATATTTGGTATGGTCGAAATAATCTATGATTTGTCTATTTGTTCTTCATGTGCTGCGTCTTCGTCTTCTTCCTCATCGTCTTCGTCTTCTTGTTCTTCTTGATGTTTCCATTGTTCTTGTAACATTTCCCATGTATCACTCATGTATTCATCCAATTCACTTCCAATTCTTTTGCGTATATTATTTAGTTCTTCTGCATTCGAAGGAAATTCAAACGTTTCAAGTATTTCTTCTTTTTTGGACAAACAACATCTTCCAAAAAATTCACATCCAGGTTCTTGATAAAATGCATGTACGTCGATGTTAAATGAATAATTCATTATTTTATATACACCAATTGGTGCAGTCCATGCCGTATCAAACGATAATTCAATTGTATAGGTTTCATCACAAGTATTGATAATATTCATATCACTGGGAGGCCATTTTGTATTCCACAATTGAATTGCAATGAGACGGTTACATACAGTATCATCTACTGGAAGTGGAGCAAATGTTTCAAACCATTTATCATTGTAAATCGCATTATATAATTTGTCATAAACATCTTTTGAAGGACAAGTAATATGTGCATAATTGTAGCACCAATTTGGCATTATACAATATAATACAATAATAATATTTATGTTGTTTTGGAAAATAATATTTTGGTAAATACATCACCAAAAAATTATTTAGTTACCGATTTGAGATTCACCGCCAGTAGCATTTTTTCCGCGGGTTTTCAATAACATTTCTAATTCAGGAGTTAAACAAAGACTACCATTTCCCTTGGTTAAACCAGAACCTTGACATTCAGGTTTAGTTTCAGCCTTGAAAAAAGGGTCTAACATTTTATTTTCAGAGAAAGGTGCAGGCATTAATCCTTCAAATCCTTCAACTTTTTTTTCTTTTGGAGTATTTGGGTTGGGTTCAAAACCTTCATATGGGAATTCATGTTTGAAAAGAGAATCACTTGAATATGGAAGAACAGAGGTAGTTCCCAAAATTAGTGAGAGAATAATGAAAATACCAATAACCACGGCGGCAAGAATATACATTGAATTGTTTTTCATTCTTATAGATAATTATAAGATAAAAAAATGATATTATCCTAAATATCCAAGTCCTAAAAAATCGTGTATTTTTCTAAAAATACTATTTTCGGGAAAATATGTATTTTTCAAAATTCCATTTTGGAGAAACCTTTCCTTTATTTTTTGTTCTAAATATAATGAAGAATTGTTTTTTATATTTTCAACATTTTCAAATATAATATTGAGAACATCGTATTTATATATGAGAAAAAAAGATATAATTATACCAACAAATAAATAAAGATAATAATTATCAATATGGTTTAGGGTATTTTCATCTTGCATAATTATAGTTTAGTAATATAATATAATTTGTTCAAAAAAACATAAAAATATAAATGATTTTAGTATATAGTTTATTACTATGAATAATAACGAAAAACTGAATTTGAAACGTTTGATTGATGAAACACAATGTGAAGACAATACCGATAATATTCGCAAACTAAAACATAGTGTAAAAATTCGCGATGATGTAAGGAAAATAGAGAACTTGAAAAAAACAAATTCAGCATTAAGAAATTTACAACCAGATGAATTTAGAGAACTATGTCAAAAAGAGTGTTCATTTTTATTCAATAATTATACCGATATTTTTAATAAAATAATGAAAGATGAGATTGATTTATTAATAATGACAAAGATGTTAACAATATTAAAACTTATTGAAGATGGAAAAGTGGACCAACATGAAGGTTCTGTAATGTTTGGAAAAGTATTGAAAGAACTGTATATAGATTCCGCAATAAAACATGGTGAGAACTTGGATAAACAATATGAAACAGAAACAGTATCAAAAGTTGAAGGAAAAAAAATAAGTTGGAGTGAATACAAAAAAATGAATTAGAAAAGCATATAAAAAAATATTAGATTATCATGTATAATGAGTGATTTCGCCAAAATGGACCAACCACATTCGCATGAAGAAAATAAATTGAATGATTATGCAACTTTATATTTGCATGTAAAAAGCGAGAACCATGAATTGGTTGAATTATATAAAAAACATGTGGAAAAACATAATGAAAAAGTAATGACAGATGAATATCCAAATTCAGGATTTGACTTATTTATTCCACATGATACATTTTTTGAAAAAGAATTTGAAACATTATTTGTAGATTTAGAAGTAAAATGTGAAATGGTGTATAGAGGATACCGTAGGCATCCATCATCATGCGGTTATTATGTATATCCGCGTTCAAGTATGTCAAAAACTCCATTAATGTTGGCAAATCATACGGGTATAATAGATTCAGGATATCGTGGAAGTTTGATAGCTGCATTGAGATATTTAAAATTACATGATGAAAATAATTATGTAGTATCAAAATACAAAGTAGAAAAACACACACGTTTATTGCAAATATGTCATCCATCATTATGTCCAATCATAGTAAAAATGGTAAGTGAAGGAGAACTATCAACAACAACACGAGGAAGTGGCGGGTTTGGTTCAACAGGAAAAATAGGAGTCAGCAATTAGAACTATAAAATTGTGGAATAAAATTATGTATTTAAAATGTATACATAATGTTATATGATAAATATGAAAAACAAGAAAAAGCAGCAATAGTAAATGTTTATAATAAATATTATTTGAATTCAAAAATAAGATATCCAAGGTCAAATATAAAAATACCATCTTCTCAAAAGTATTTGAAAGTATTAGTATTTGATTTAGATGAAACAATTGGCTCATTTCATGAGGCGGCTATATTATGGAAATTAATAGAAACCGAATTACAAGAAGATTTTAATACGATAATGGATATGTATCCAGAATTTTTACGGTATGGTATATTAGAAATATTTGATTTTATTTTAACAAAAAAAAAGAAGGGAAAATGTGATAAATTGTATTTATATACCAACAATATAAATTCACCGGTATTTCCAAATATGGTAGCAGAATATTTCAAATACAAATTAGGTATTGAAGATAATATATTTGATAAAATAATAGGTGCATTCAAAATAAACAATCAAATAATAGAACCAAATAGAACAACCAATAAAAAAACATACAAGGATTTTATAAATTGTGCAGTATTGACAGAGAATGTGGATATATGTTTTATAGATGATAAATATTATTCCAAAATGGAAAACGAGAAGATATACTATATACAACCATCACCATATTATCACAATTTAACAAATAAAGAAATAATAGAGAGATTTTCAAAAAGTAGATTCAATGATGAAAAAACTATGGAAAAATTAAATGCAGTATTAAATAATCCATATATGGAAAATATGGAGAACAAGGAAATAACAGAAGTAATAAAAACAGAACAAAAGATTTATAAAAAAATAATGTATTATTTGAGAGAATTTTTTTATGTAACAAATAATACAAATGAAAAAACAAAGAAAATGCGCGTTTTTTTGGGAAAATTCACTCGTAAAAAAAGGAAATAATTATATTTTTTCATATGCCATTAGAATAAGTTGTTCTTCGGTAGAAAGTTTTTGAAAAGTGATGCAGCTGTCAAATTTATATTGAATAAATCTTCGTGGAGCATTATTCATACACAAAATATAAAGTCCGTTATCTAAAAATTTGATATCAACAACAATACCACCATTTTGTAATTTATAATTGTTATCTTTTTCAGTATTAATCCAACGAACAAATTTTCCTTTGTGTAATTCATATACATCTTCTACTAAACGAAAATCAGCTAGCTTATCACAATATTTACGAAGAGTTTCGTCCGGTAAATTAAGTTCAGTCAATGCATTGAATTTGTCATTATGTATATCATTCAAAGTTTTGTTTTCTAAATAATCATTATTTTTATTTTCAAGAGAATTCAATAATTGATTGACGTCTATTTTAGATAACAAAGAAGGGTCGTTTTGTGCATTTTCAAATAATTCTTTTATATCCATTAGTATTGTATATAAAAGAATATTTATATTGCTTTATTCATGATAACATATTTTACATCATCCACAAAAATTTTAGTTAATCCAGCGTTTGTAAGAAGTAAAATAGCACTACCAAAAATGATAGTTGAATCAAAATCACGCAACTCATGTTTTCTAAATGGATGAAAACGAACAATCAAAAATAAACATACAAAGGTTAATAATAAATTACTAAACAAATCAATATAAGTTTTATTAATGTAAAAAATGCCAAAAAATATAAGAAAATAAGATATGTAAATAAATAAAATAGAAGTCATATAAACCGGTTTTTTCACAGTATCCAATATTTTATCAAATTTTGTAAATAAATTAAAAAATTGTTCCATATATAATAGAATAATATAAAAATGAAAGAAATTATAATAGCAAATAAATATATTTTATTGCAAAAATTGGGAGAAGGAAAATTTGGAATAGTGTATAAAGGTATTCATAAAAAAACACAACAATTTGTAGCAATAAAAATGGAAAAACGAGAACAAGAAATGACAACAATAAAACATGAATCTATTATATTAAATCATTTATACAGAAAAGGATGTCGCGACATACCATTTGTGCATTGGTATGGTGTATATACGGATTATACATGTTTAGCAATGACATATTTTGATAGAACATTGAGTGAATGTAGAGAAAAATTAATAAATGAAAGAGAAAAAATAAACAAAATAATGTATCGTATTGTAGAAATAATAGAGAACATACATGAACAATATGTTTTGCACCGGGATATAAAAATAGATAATTTCATGATATTGGAAAATGAAGTTTTTATAATAGATTTTGGTATGGCAATATTTTATATAGATGAGAACCATAAACACATTCCAAACAAAACACGAGAATATATAACAGGAACACCTAAATATATAAGTATAAATGTGCATAAAGGAAATGAACCATCGCGTAGAGATGATTTGATATCCATAGGATATTTATATTTGTTATTGTATTATGGAAATTTGCCATGGAATAATATACCAACAGATTTGAAAGAAACTGGGCATAATAATATACATATATTGAATGAGAAAAATGTGTATATTAAAGAAAAAAAAGAAAATATAATGAGTTATGCAGAAAATAGTGGATGTAGTAAATATTTTGAATATTGTCATGATTTGAAATTCACAGAAAAACCAAATTACAATGTATTAAAGGAGATGTTTTTATGATTTTTCCGGAATATCCGTTTTCATATATTCAACAATGAGGTTGTAAGTATTTTTTTCATAATTGAAAATTAAATTGTTGATAGTGTTATCTTTAAGTTTCAAACTCTTGATTTTTGATATTTTTTCACTATATGAAAGTCCATCGGTATTGATGATACGTTGGACATCTTCTTTATTTTTTCTTGACATGAAATTTTCAATTTTAGTATTGAAATAAATAAAAATAGAAATACCAATCAAAATGGAAATAGATAATAAAATCAATTTAAAATTCTTCATTATATTATATAATAAAAAAAGATATTATTATAAACAATATAAAAAATAAATAATTACTAAATTATAATTGGTAAATTCACCATGAGTAATTCCCAAGAAACAAACACAGAATGTCTTCGTCTTACTGGTAAGGTAAAGTGGTTCAATAATAAGGCAGGATTTGGTTTTATCACAGTATGTGATGGAGAGCATGCTGGAAAAGACATTTTTGTCCATTATACATCGATTCGTGGCGATGATTCTTTATATAAATATTTAGTTCAAGGAGAATATGTAGATTTTGATTTAGTAAAATCAACAAATGAAAAGCATGAATACCATGCAACCAATATTACTGGTATCAAGAATGGAACAATTATGTGTGAAACTCGTAAATTAGCAGATAGCAATGTAAGACCAAGAAACACAGTAAGAAGATACAGAACAAGACCCCAACGTCAAAGTCAGCCAGAAGGTGCTGCCCCAGTAGCAGATGGAGATGCTGGTTTTGTCAAGGTTGAGAAAAGAAGACAACCACGTCAGCCACGTGCATAAAATGATTATATAAAAAGTGTAAAAAATAAAAAAATTTATATCTGTAATAACAAATATAAATTTTTATTAGGTCAATAGATTATATATGAAATTTTTATCATTGGAAAAATTTTTAGAAATATATTCAAAAAATAATTTGAAAGATTTTGATGATTTTATGAAAAAAACAAAGGTTCGCATAGGAACAAATATGAAACCATTAATTCAATATTCTTATGAAAAAAGTATTTCAATAGATGATTTAAAAATGATATTTGAGAACATACAAAGAAGAGATGAATATTTAGAACGTTTTTATATGACATCTTTGAAAGTGCCAGATAACAAGAATGATATGCATATAATAGAAAAACCCATGATATCAAGTAAGATGAATAACAACGAAAAGATAAATTATAAAAATGTAATACGAAACATGTTTTATAAAGAGATTTTGGAGAAAACAAAATCAGGATTTGAGAACAATCCAACATATATGCAAGTTTTAGCCGATTTTTATTTACATAATATAATTGATTACAAAATATTGACACCAAGTGCATTGTTTTATATAAAAAAAGGGCGTATAGGTAGTGTGTTCTCGTCGTATTATTTTAGAGCATCTATAATGAATCCATATTTAGTATATTCATTAAATCATTCTGTATTGAAAGGGACTAAAATATTTACACCAACAATGGGATGGGGGTCATATTGTTATGGATTTTTAGAATGTCATGATGTAACTGAATATGTAGGAACAGATGTAATACCAAGTGTATGTAAAAAAACGCAACAATTTGCAGATACATATTATCCAAGTAAAAATACAACAATATATTGCGAACCATCGGAGGATTTAGCAAAAAATTACAATTTTAAAAAGAAATATAGAGAACATTTTGATGTAGTATTTTTCAGCCCACCGTATTTCCGTTTAGAATTATATAGTGGAGGAAAACAGAGCACCACATTGTATAAATCGTATGATGAATGGTTGGAAAAATATTGGCGAAAAACAATAGAATTATGTGAATTTGTTCTCGCTCCGGGAGGAAAAATATGTTATATTTTATCGGGATATGGTTCAGAGAATAGTGAAGGTATATACAATTTGATAGAAGATATGAATAATATAACAAAAGATATATTCAAATGTTCTCCAAAAATATTGAGAATGTATAATAAAGATGTTCATGTAACAAAACACCGTGAAACAGATGAACGAATAATAATATTCAAGAAAAAGTAAAAATTTTATATCATGGTTGAGAACATGGTATAAAAAGATGGTAAAAACACTAATATTTTTCAATGTTCTCAATAATTTCGCTAGGATAGTTCATATCTTTTAAAATCTCAATAGCACCTTCTATTTTTGAAATGCCAGGTTTCAATTTATATGTATATTTGAGTTTTCCATTGTCAAGGTTCTCAACATCCATTTTATAATTACGAATAAATTTAGATTTTTTAAACTTGTTACAAACAGAAACATAGTGTGTAGTCAATATAAAATCCACATTATTGAATTTAGTTAAGTATTTCAAAAACGCATATGCGGATTTGGTGGCTTCGGTAGGATTGGTGCCAGAATATAATTCATCAAATATGCAAAAATGCCGTGTATTTGGTTCATTGTTCTCATTAATAGTATCAATAATATCTTTACATCTTCTGGATTCAGCTTGGAATAGACTATCTCTACCAGAAGTATCGGGTATATTTAAATAAGAATGAATATGAGTATAAGGATTGAGAACACATGATTTGTAGAACCCACAGCCGAATTGTTGTGTAAAAATGATATTGATACAAGAAGTTTTAATGAGGGTAGTTTTTCCGGATGCATTTGGAGCGCTAATAATCATATTTTTATCAAATTTACAAGTATTTTTGACATGTTCTCCACTTTTATAAGGAGGATAATATTGTTGGTCAATAACACAATCGGCATTTTTATCAAAAGTAGCAAAATGGATGTTTTTATTTTGAAAGTTCTCGAATATACCAATAATATTATTAATATAACCTTCAAATTCAAAAGAATACTTCAATGCATTTTCATAATGTATGTTATCATATAATTTGTAATAACATTTTAACATGTATCCAAGTTCGGTGATTTTATTGAAATCTATGGAAAAAGGTTGAATGTTCTCAATATCCATTAATAAATCTTTCAAAACAAGACAATGATTCATAGTTTCATTGGAGAACAATTGATAATGTTGTTTATTTTTATTGATTTCACAAAAATTTTGCATAGAATTAATGGAATATTTAGTATATTCTCTAATTTCAATTAAATAATCATTCATTTGTTTGATATTTTTATAGAAACGAAAACAAGAAGTAACATTTTGATAAATTTGTAATAAATAAAATGCTAAACTGATGAGTAAATAAATACAGTTCTCGGGAGTTAAGTTTTTCATATTTAATAATGTTTTACCGATGAAATGGTTTTTAGCGATGGATTTCAATATTTCTAAATACATATTGAAATTGATAGGTATTCGTTGTATTTTCAAAATAATGAAAGGCATAATTAAAAATATTATGGGAATGAATAAACTGATGAGAGGAGACATGATATTGACCATGGAAATACATTGTAAAAAAGTAGAAGATTCATTCATATGTTTGAGAACTGGCCATTCCATGAAATAGTGTTTTTCAAGAAAAGATGCATCTTCTTTTAAAGATTTCCAAATTTCATTGATTTTGTCACAATTTACATTATAATTTGAATAGGTTCTCATTTGTTCTAAATAATGAGGAGTAGATTTAATAACATTTTGTGTATCAAGTAAAAAAGGAATATGTGATGTATATTTGGGAACAATTTTTTTGACCATATTTTTGGAAAATTCGTGAGTAGGTTCAAGAAGACAATCATACATAGATTTATTTTCAGGAGAATGACAAAGTTCTAAATCAGTAATAACATTAGAAGGTAAAGTATGAATATGTTCAAGTTCTAAATAATCAATAGGTAACTTAAAATTACTGATAGTATGAGAAGAAGATTTAGAACAAGGTTCTCCATCATTGTTTTTGAGAATATGTTTTGTAAATAAATGAATCATTCTTTATGTATAAAAATAAAATAAACGAGAACGATAAACGAAAATAATAATATAAATAAATAATATAAAATATAAAATATAATATTAGATAAACAATGTATTATACATTAGAAGAAATAAGTATATTAATAGATGATAATAAGTATGCATTGAATAAAGAAACCCAAGGTATATTAGAATTATTGAAAACCGAAGTAGCAAGTTACGCAAATGTTCAAATGGAGAACCCGGTAAAAAAATATGGAGAAAAGTCAAATGAACAAAGAACAAGATATAAGAAGACGCCGGAAGTATTGGATGCGAAATGGGATAAACAGCCAGTATTCAAAGGAATGAAAAAAGAGGAGAAGATGGGAATAGATAAATATATAGATGAAATAAGAATATTATTGAATAAAATATCAGATAAAAATTATGAAACAAATAAGGATAGTATAATAAAAAAAATAAAAGAATGTTTAGAAGAAAATAATGATAAAAATGAAGATATAAAGAAGGTAGTAACGGTATTATTTGATATAGCAAAATCGAATAAATTTTATTCGGAAATATATGCAAAATTATACAAAGAATTGATAGATAAATTTTCGTTTTTCAATGATATGATAGTGCCATTTGTGAATCAATTTATGGATTCGTTGAATACATTAGAATATGTAGATTCATCGGTAGATTATGATGGATTTTGTAATTATAATAAGATGAATGAGAACAGAAGGGCATCGATGGCATTTATAGTGAATTTGATGCGAAATAAGGTAGAATTACCGATACATATATTGGATATAGTGATTCATTTTCAAAAATTGGCGTTGAGTTTTATAGATGAAGAAAATCGAGTGAATGAAGTAGATGAAATAACAGAAATATTGAATATAGTAATATTAATGGTATATGAAAGTTATAAAAATGAAGATAAATGGATGAATGAAATATTACCAAATATAAGAATGTTCTCAACATATAAAATAAAAGAAAAGAAAAGTTTATCAAGTAGGTCAATATTTAAATACAAAGATATGTTTGATAAGTTGAAATAAAATAACAAATATTTTTATAGATGTCAATAAAAGTGATTACATCCATATACAAAGATGAACATAAATTGAATAAATGGATAGATAAAATAAAAAAAGCCAATGTAGATTACATAGTGTATAAAAAAAATGATAATTTAAAAATAGGAGAAAAAAAAATATTAACAGATAATTTAGTGGAAATACCAAATAAAGGAAGATGTGATTATGCGTTTTTGTGTCATATAATAGATAATTATGATAATTTAGCGAGAACGAATGTATTTGTAAAATGTAATTGGTATGAAAATAATATACCATTTTGGGATTTGTTGTTGAATTGTCACAATTATGATTATATGCAAGTAGGAACACATTATGAGGTAATTGACTGGGATGAATTAGATATAGAAAGTGGATTGTGTGAAAGAAAACAGAAATGGTTGAGTGAAATTTTTCCGGATAATACAAAATTGGGAAAAGTAGCAGTATGGGGGCATGGTCCATCATTTTCAGTATCAAGAGAACTGATACATAGACATAAAAAAGAAGTATATGAGAATATGTTGAATAAATTTCATGAGGATAGTGGTTCATTTAGTTTAGATTACGAAAAATACAATTACAGAACATATAATGATATGTATGTAGATGTAGGAATAACATATCATAATGATTTATTACGTTTTTATAGGATATTATTTACACATGATTTACCAAAAGATAATAAATATAAGATATTGACACATGAAGAATCAATGAAATTCAACAAAAAAGAAAAACCCAAAAAGATAAAAATGAATTTTATGTAGAATTGTATATAAACTGATATATAAAATATGTATATAAATTATACATATTTTACAAATGGAATCATATAGTAGCAATAATGAACGAGTTGTATCGGCTACTGGTTTAACAGGTCCAACAGGTAGAATAGGTCCAACAGGTCCAACAGGATATGGTGAAAGATATTTATGTATAACGTCACAATTAATACGAAAATCATCATTGATATTGGATGGTGCAATAACAATGACAATAGATAAAAATTTATCGTATTATCCGGGTGATATAATAAAAGTGAAAAGTATTGAATTGAATTTGAGTAATCAATATCAAGAATTTACAGGAGAAATAAATAGTTATAATTCGAATACAGGTGTATTAAATATTAAAAATATCAAGGATATAAGTGAGCCATTTTACAACAATTTGTATAAATATAAGATAAATTTTGATATGACTGGAAAAGTCGGTCCAACCGGAATTGCTGGGGATAGATACATTAGTATAAATAAATTAAATATTTCAAAATCAAATTTGATTGGAGATTCTTATATTAATTTAACAATTGAAAGTGGATTAGCATATTTTACGGATGATAAAATAGAATTTGTATCATTAGATAAAAATTCAAGTAATGAAATACAAAAATTTATAGCAAATGTAAAGATTTATGATAAAAAAACGGGAAAAATAATATTATATAATGTTAGAAATATAACAGAATCATTTGATAATGATAAATATACATATAGAATAAATATAAATAATGATGGGGTGGATGGTATTCAAGGTATTCCAGGAACAGCAACAAACACGGGAGCAACTGGTTCAACTGGACCAACTGGACCAACTGGACCACAAGGTATTCCAGGAACAGCTACAACAACTGGTGCAACTGGGGATACTGGTGAGACAGGACCAACTGGGCGAACTGGAATAACCGGTCCAACTGGACGAACTGGACGAACTGGACCAACCGGTCCAACTGGAAGAACTGGACCAACTGGAAGAACTGGACCAACTGGAAGAACCGGGAGAACCGGACCTACTGGACCAACTGGTGCAGGTGGAACTGGACCAACTGGAAGAACTGGTATAACTGGTCCAACTGGTCCAATTGGAAGAACTGGAACAAGTGGTCCAACTGGTTATACTGGAAACACTGGCGTAACTGGACCAATTGGGCAAACAGGGACTACTGGAACTACTGGAAGCACTGGTTATACTGGTGTTACTGGACCTATTGGCAGAACTGGCACGAGTGGACCAACCGGGCCAACCGGACCTACCGGAACAACCGGAACGACTGGACTTACCGGAACAACCGGAACAACCGGAACAACCGGAACAACCGGAACAACCGGAATAACTGGACCAACTGGTACAACTGGTCCAACAGGAACAACCGGAAGAACTGGACAAACTGGACCAACTGGACCTACGGGAACTACTGGACCTACTGGACCTACTGGACCTACTGGACCTACTGGACCTACAGGACCTACTGGAATAACAGGACCCACTGGAACCACAGGACCAAGCGGGTCTACCGGACAAACCGGACAAACTGGACCGACTGGACCAAGCGGACCAACTGGTTATACTGGAAATACCGGAGTAACTGGTTCAACTGGTGCAAGTGGAATGACCGGACCAAGTGGAATGACTGGACCAACTGGAATGACTGGGGCAACTGGAACGTCAGGACCAACTGGTCCAACTGGTGAAACAGGTTATACTGGAAATACAGGTGTAACTGGACCGACTGGTGCAACTGGTGCAAGTGGTGCAACAGGTTATACAGGAAATACCGGTGTAACTGGGCCAACTGGCGCAACTGGACCGACGGGTACAACTGGTGCAAGTGGTTGCACAGGAAATACAGGTATAACTGGACCTACTGGCACTACTGGATATACAGGGACAACCGGTGAAACTGGAAATACAGGACTAACAGGACCAACTGGTGCTACTGGGACAACCGGACCAACCGGTTACACTGGAAATACAGGGATAACTGGACCAACTGGTTCAACTGGTATTAGTGGTCCAACAGGTTACACTGGAAATACAGGGGTAACTGGACCTACTGGTCCAACTGGTGTTAGTGGTCCAACAGGTTACACTGGAAATACCGGTATTACAGGTCCAACAGGACCTACTGGTGATACAGGACCAACGGGTTATACTGGAAATACAGGAACTACTGGACCAACTGGACAAACTGGAATGACAGGAACTACTGGACCAACTGGACCAACTGGACCAACTGGAATGACAGGGAGTACAGGCCCAAGTGGAGTAACTGGTGCAACAGGTTACACAGGAAACACAGGAGATACCGGAAATACGGGTATAACAGGACCAACTGGTGTAAGTGGCCCAACCGGTTATACAGGAAACACAGGTGTAAGTGGGCCGACCGGCGCAACTGGTGTTAGCGGTCCAACTGGTTATACAGGAAATACAGGAGATACAGGAAACACAGGAGTTACTGGACCTACTGGTTTAACAGGTCCAACCGGTATTCCTGGCGAAAGCGGAGGTATAAATCTATCTGTAACAAATTCAGGAGCATCTTCATACACAATAAATGGTTCAAATAATCCAACAATATCATTTATTCGCGGACATCAATATGTATTCATTGTATCTTCACCAGGACATCCATTCTGGATTCAAACAGTTCCTGGTGGATATAGTTCAGGAAATGTATATAACATAGGAGTAACAAATAATGGTATTGATAATGGAAAAATATATATTCAAGTTCAATATGATACTCCACAATTGTATTATGCGTGTCAATATCATTCAAGTATGTCAGGTAGAATTGTAGTAAGTGATATAGGTCCAACTGGACAAACTGGACCTACTGGAAATACAGGACCTACTGGACCTAGTGGAAATACAGGACCAACTGGACCTACTGGAAATACAGGACCTACTGGACCTACTGGAACTACTGGACCAACTGGACCAACTGGACCAACTGGAACACCTGGTGTTGCAACCAATACAGGTGCAACCGGACCAAGTGGAATAACTGGACCAACTGGAACAAGTGGAACAACTGGAACAACAGGAATTACTGGTCCTACTGGTATTGCAGGGTCTGCAACAAACACTGGTGCAACAGGACCAACTGGTGTAACTGGACCAACTGGAACACAGGGTGTTCCTGGTGATTCATATTTGACAATTACTTCACAATCATACAATATAACTTCATTATTGCAAAGTGTATCCCCAATAACATTTAATGTATCAAGTGGTTTAGCATATATGCAAGGTATTCAGGTTACATGTATTGATAATACAAATATATCAAATAGTTTCGATGCAACAGTATCTTCCTATACTAGAAGCACAGGAATATTAGTATTAATAAACCCGACAAACATAAATGGTAATTTAAATAATAATATAACATACAATATAAATTTAAAAGGTATAGCAGGGCCAACCGGAAATACTGGTCAAACTGGTCCAACTGGACCAGTTGGCGCAACCGGAACAGCATTATGGTCAATTAATAACAATATTGTTTATTACAATGCAGGGGCACAAGTAGTAGTAGGAGATTCATCTAATAATAATTATACAAATACACCTTTTAATGTGATAGGTGGAATGTTTGTATCACAATATATGTATTTGAATAACATTATTGAGAACGTATCATCATCTAATGTAACATTAAGTAACAATATTTATACCGTAGATTTTACGATTACTTCAACATTTTTATTGACAGGAACAGGCCCTACTGCAAATTATACATGTAGAATAAATGGATTATCATCATTGCTAACAACAAGAACATATGTAATTACGTTAATCAATAACTCAACGACGGTATCAAGTTATTATTGTAATTCAGTTACAGTTAATACAACACCAAGTGTTACAAATCCAACCATTATATACAATGGCAGTCCTTCATTTATATCTTTAACTGGTGCAGTAATTACAACACAAATGATTGCACTTATATATAATGGAACAACATGGTATGCACTTACAAATATAAATTCATTTGTAACATCATAATTTATCAATATACACAATATTATTAACTCGTGTATATTGAACCACCGATTTGCATCAACAAAAAAATGTAAAGTAAAATATACAATTTAGTTATATAATAAAAATATTTATATATGTTATACATAAAACGTCAATGAACGAATATTCAATTGACAATTCGTCCAATATAAGAACACGGAATAGACGTGATATAATAGGAACAACTGGACCAACTGGACCAACTGGAAATAGTGATAGATATTTATGTATAACTCTTCAAAGAATAAGTAAAATAAATTTATTGAATGAATATTTGATACCCCTTGTAATTGATAAATATTTATCTTATAATGAAGGTGATAATGTTATTGTAAAAACAATTGAACCAAATGAATATAACATTTTTCAAGGATTTACGGGAGTAGTAGATAGTTATGATGGTAATACTGGCGAATTAGTATTGAAAGATATAAAAAATGTAACTGAACTATTCTATAATGATACATATAATTACAAAATTACGTTGAATAATATTGGTAGTACTGGATGCACTGGACCAACTGGTAATTCGGGTGATAGATATATATCAATCAATAAATTAACGATTTTTACATCTGAATTATTGATTGATAAATTGGTCACAGTTAATATTGAAAGTGGGTTGTCTTATTTTCCAGGCGATTTCGTTGAAGTAATTAGTATGGAAAAAAATTCAAATGGAGATATTCAAAAATTTAATGGAGAAGTCAAAAGTTATGAAATTAATACAGGTGTAATGGTAATATACAGAATCAAGAATACAAGCCCAACTTTTGATGATGATGAATATTTCTATATGATAAAAATAGTTACCCAAGGAAGCACTGGTCCTACTGGATTACAAGGTATAATTGGTATGACTGGACCAACTGGTATGACTGGACCAATCGGTCCTACTGGTTTGATTGGTGTTCCAGGTGTTCCAGGTTCATCTATAAATCCTGGTTCAACTGGTATAACTGGTTATACTGGACAAATTGGACCGATTGGAATACCAGGTGTAGCAACCAATACAGGTGATACGGGTGAAACTGGATATACAGGTCCTACTGGTGAAACCGGAGTAACTGGTGATATTGGTGAAACAGGTCCAACTGGTCCAACTGGAAAAATTGGTAGAATAGGAGCAATAGGAGTTACAGGTATGGTTGGTATTACAGGACCAACCGGTAGTATTGGTTATATAGGACCAATTGGAAACACTGGACCAACTGGGTTTGATGGGGAACTAGGAGATATAGGTATGACTGGTGATATGGGAGAAACTGGTTATACTGGCGTAACCGGACCAACTGGATTAGTAGGTGACATTGGAGATATTGGTGAAACAGGACAAACTGGACCAACTGGTCTATATGGCGAATTTGGACCAAGAGGAAATACTGGACCCACTGGTATAACTGGTATAACAGGTATTACAGGAACAATTGGCGTTACTGGACCAAGTGGGCCAACAGGACCAACTGGACCAACTGGATATACCGGACATACAGGAAGATATGATGGTATATTGTTAGATGATATTATACCTGGTGGGATTTTAACATCGATTGCACAAAGAGATGGTAATGTAAAGAATTATACGAATATCAACATTGGTTCTGTGGATAGAGGATTTAATGAGATACATGCAAAAACAGTATATGTGTTTGATTCAACTATATATTTAGGAACACAATCTAGTATATCAGCAAGTGAAAAAGGAACAATTTCATTACCAATTGGAACAACTATTGGTGATACTGCTGCTGGATTAGTAACAGTATTAGGAACACTAGATAATTCATATAATTTACCATATGATGCATCCAAAAACACTGGATATATAATCAATGGTGATTTATGGATTGCACAAAGAAATATTCCAGGTTCTTTTGACCCCAGTAATATTCAAACAGATGCATCTTGGATAAATGTTGGTAAAATAAAAGGACCACAAGGAGATAGAGGACCAACTGGTATAACTGGTATAACTGGTGTGACTGGTGTGACTGGTGTGACTGGTCCAACTGGTAGAACTGGGGTGACTGGTATTGGTGAAACTGGTGAAACAGGTGATATTGGTAATACTGGTACAACTGGTGCTACTGGTCCTACTGGAAATACTGGTCCTACCGGACAAACTGGCCTTACTGGTTCTACTGGAACAACTGGAAGAACTGGTAGAACAGGACCAATTGGTAGAACTGGTCCAATTGGTATAACAGGTAGAACCGGTCCAACTGGTGCAATTGGAGCGAGTGGATTTATGGGAGATACTGGTAGTACTGGAAGAACCGGTCCAACTGGTATTATTGGTCCTACTGGTTCAACTGGTCCTACTGGAAATACTGGTGCTACTGGTATATATGGATTAATAGGTGATATTGGAAATACAGGTAGAACTGGTCCAACTGGTATTACTGGTTCAAGTGGTCCTACTGGTCCAACTGGTATTACTGGTTCAACTGGTAGAACTGGTCCTACTGGTAGAACAGGTAGAACCGGTCCAACCGGTGAAACTGGGGTTACTGGTAGAACCGGTCCAACAGGTGAAACTGGTGATATTGGTGTTACAGGTTCAACCGGTGATATTGGTGAAACCGGATGCACTGGTTATACTGGTATAAGTGGTACTACTGGAACTACTGGTTCTACTGGATATACAGGCGAAACAGGTATTACTGGTATTACCGGAAGAACTGGACATACTGGTATAAGAGGAAATACTGGTCCAACTGGCGATGCCGGAATTGCAGCAAATACTGGTGCAACAGGACCAATTGGACCACGTGGGCCGACTGGCGAAACTGGTGAAATGGGTATTGCATTGAACACAGGTCCATCTGGATGCACTGGTATTACCGGTTTCACTGGATTAGCCGGTGTTGCGACAAATACAGGCGCAACTGGAACGACCGGTCCAACTGGAACAATTGGTGAAACTGGTTCAACCGGTGAAACTGGTGAAACTGGAATTATGGGTTCAAATGGTGTAACTGGTGATACTGGTAGTATTGGACCTAGTGGTGCAACTGGACCTACTGGTTCAAGTGGGCCAACTGGACGCACGGGGACAATTGGTCGTACTGGACCAAGTGGTGCGACTGGATTTAGTGGTGTTACTGGACGAACTGGTCCAACTGGTTCTATTGGCGAAACAGGTCCTACTGGTTCTAGTGGTTCAACTGGTGAAACCGGTGCAACTGGACGAACTGGTCCAACTGGTTTTATTGGTGAAACTGGACCAACAGGTGAAACTGGACCTACCGGTATAACTGGACCGACTGGTATAAGAGGTTCAACAGGTATTACTGGTCCATCTGGAAGAACTGGGCGCACAGGACCAACCGGAATTATTGGACCTACTGGGCCTATTGGAACAACCGGTAGAACCGGTATGATGGGAAATACTGGTGTAACGGGTGATAAAGGAGATGTTGGACCAACCGGAGATATTGGATATACGGGTATAACTGGACAAATGGGTCCAAAAGGATTTGCAGGAGATATATTTAATTCACAAACAACTTCGATTGTTTCGTTATCATTGACAGATTTAGCGGATGAATTGACATTGCAAATTGGTTTGAAATATTCATATTTATCAGGAAATGCTATTTTTGTAACAGATAGTGAAACTAGCACAAAAAATTTCAGTGCAATTGTGAAAAGTTATGATAAACAAACAGGAACACTTGTATTGGGTAACATTACAAAAATAACCGGTTTTGTAAATAATATAGTATATAGTTCTAGATGGCTTGTAAATACAAATTCAATTGGGCCTACTGGATATACTGGTATTACAGGACTTACTGGTCCTACTGGTCCTACTGGTATTACTGGTCCAACAGGACCAACTGGATATACTGGTAGAACTGGTAGAACGGGTAGAACTGGGCTAACCGGTGAAACTGGATACAGTGGATACACAGGCATTACTGGTGTAACCGGTGTAACCGGTGTAACCGGTATCACTGGCGAAACTGGACCAACTGGACCAACTGGTGAAACAGGACCTACTGGAACAACTGGTGAAACTGGACCAACTGGAACAACTGGACCGACTGGTGAAACTGGACCTACTGGAATGACTGGTGAAACTGGACCTACTGGAATGACTGGTGAAACTGGACCTACGGGCGAAACAGGACCAACTGGAACAACTGGACCTACTGGCCCGACTGGTGAAACTGGACCTACGGGTGAAACTGGAACAACGGGAACAACTGGAACAACGGGAACAACTGGAACAACTGGACCTACGGGTGAAACTGGAACAACTGGAACAACTGGGCTAACTGGAACAACTGGAACAACGGGAACAACTGGAACAACTGGAACAACGGGAACAACTGGACCAACCGGACCAACCGGACCAACTGGACCAACTGGAAGAACCGGACCAACTGGACCAACCGGGTCAACTGGACCAACTGGACCAACTGGACCAACCGGGCCAACTGGACCAACCGGGATAACTGGACCAACTGGACCAACCGGACCAACTGGACCAACCGGACCAACTGGAATTACAGGTTATACAGGTTATACAGGTTATAGTGGATATACCGGATTCACTGGTATTACAGGAATCATTGGTGTTACCGGAGTAACTGGTCCTACCGGACCAACTGGACCAACTGGAATTACAGGTCCAACCGGAATAACCGGAAGGTCAGGTGATGTATATAATACACAAACTACTACTTCTGTAAATTTATCATTAGCAAGTCTTGTAGATAATTTGACATTAACTATTAGTTCTCAATTATCTTATATAGTAGGAAATACAGTATTTATAATAGATAGAGATACATCTAGTAAATTTTTTGTAGCAACCGTAAGTAGTTACAATCAAACAACCGGTGCATTAGTATTAAGAAATATTGTCAAAATAAATGGATTTGTAAGTGGGCAAAACTATAATTATGTATGGAATGTAAATATAAACTCGGAAGGTGCAACCGGTTATACTGGTATAACTGGCGTTACTGGCGTAACCGGTGTTACTGGTCCAACGGGACCAACTGGTCCAACCGGAATAAGTAATACTGGTCCAACTGGACGCACTGGTTTTACAGGTAATATAGGTAATATTGGTCCAACTGGTGCAGGGGATACAGGTCCAACTGGAAGAACAGGATGCACAGGTTTTACAGGTTACACAGGATTAGCAGGTGCAGGGGATACAGGTCCAACAGGAACAACTGGATGGACTGGTATAGCTGGTAATACTGGTGATACAGGGGTAACAGGAACAACTGGTTCGTCGTTCACAGGACCGATTGGTCCAACTGGCACAACTGGTGCAACTGGTCCAACCGGTGTGAGTCAAACAGGTCCAACCGGTAGGACCGGTTTAACTGGTGCCGCTGGAACTGCTGCAAGTGTGGATGCAAATACATTTAGTATTTTTACAGATTTTGGTATAAATTTAGATAATTTTGTAAGTACTTGGGTAGTAAAAGATACAAGTAGAAATTGGCAAGGAGTTTCAATTTCATCTAGTGGTCAATATCAAACTGCTATTGTAAATGGTGGTTTCATATATAGAAGTACAGATACTGGAAATACATGGAGTGCAACGGCAACTGATAGAAATAAAACATGGACAGATATAGCAGTAGCAGCAACCGGACAATATCAAACAGCATGTGATTATGGTGGAAGAATATATGTAAGCAGTGATTATGGTATTAATTGGATACCCAAAGATACAAGTAGAAACTGGATAAGTGTTGCAGTTTCAGCGAATGGCATATATCAATCTGCTGTGTTAGATTACGGTAATGCGTATATAAGTACTGATACTGGGAATACATGGACACAGAAAGAAACTTCACGGTATTGGAATAAAATTGCAATGTCAGCTAATGGACAATATATAACAGGTGTAGGTTATTTCAGTGAAATATTAGTAAGTAGTAATTATGGAAATAATTGGACATCATATCCCAATATAATTAGTGGTGGAAATATATCCATAGCAATGTCAGCGAATGGACAATATCAAACAATAGGAGATCAACTTTATTTGTATGTAAGTAACAGTTTTGGTACAACTTGGAAACAAACCTATATAAATGGAAGATTTTATTCAAGGGTATTGTCTGAATGGGAAGTATCAATGTCATCCACTGGACAATATCAAATTGGATTTCTTGGGTTTTTTATGGCAGTAAGTAATGATTTTGGTAATAATTGGATATTAATGAATACAGACCCATATAATTATTACAAATTTGGAGCAATCTCATCCACGGGGCAATATGTAACATGGGTAATAAAAAATGGAACGATTTTTGTTAGTAATTCAATACCATCTAATACAGCGGACCAATACTCTTATTCATTAGGTAGAATTACAAATACAAATTCTACAATTAGTGTAAATATAACTCAACCTTCAAGTTATGGAAATACTTGGAATTATTCTGCTACGTTAGGGAATATAAAATCAATCGCTATTTCAGCGAATGGCGATTATCAAACCGCAGTTGTATATGGCGGTTTTATATACATACGCCCTGTTATAGGGGGGGGTTGGTCACAGCGTACTAATTCCATCATTAATTGGATTGACGTTGCATTATCATCTACAACTGGACAATACCAATATGCAGTAGTTGAAAATGGAAATATGTATGCAAGTAGTGATTACGGATTCAATTGGAGAATATTGTATTTGAGTAAGAATTGGGCGAGTATATCCACATCTTCTGATGGAGCATATATAACTGCTGTGGAAAAAAATGGTATCATATATAAAAGTTATGATTTTGGTAATAATTGGATGAATAGAGATACCAGTAGAAATTGGATAAGCGTAACGATGAATTCAACTGGTCAATATCAAACTGCGGTAGAACAAAATGGTGTTATTTACGTAAGTTCAGACTTTGGTGGTAGTTGGACTCCAAAAGATATAAGTAGAAATTGGATAAGTGTAACTATGAATTCAACCGGACTTTATCAAACTGCTGCCGAACAAAATGGTTATATATATGTAAGCACAAATACAGGAAATACATGGGTGCAAAAAGATTCAATACGTAATTGGTCAGCAGTAACTATGAATTCAAGTGGTGAATATCAAACTGCTGCCGAACAAAATGGTTATATATATGTAAGCACAAATACAGGAAATACATGGGTGCAAAAAGATACAGTAAATAGAAATTGGCAATGTGTAGCAGTATCTTACAATCGAATATATCATAGTGCAGGCACAAATACTGATATATATACTTCAACAACAATTGCAACCCAGACAGTAAATTCATATACATTCAATTTAGATAATGGTTCAACATTTTTTGTTACTGGAACTGCACCAACTGCAAACTATTCTATCAATTTCACAATATCTTTATTGAATACATCTAGAACATACTTAACACAAGTAATCAATACAATAACTCCTGCAACTTATTATGGTAATAATATATTAATAAATAGTTCAGCTGTCTCCAATATAACATGGACAGTTGCGCCTGCAAGTATTCCAGCAACTTTGACAGGCGCATTGAAAACAATACAAGAAACTATATTGTATTACAACATAACAGCAGGTGCATGGTATGCAAATGTAAATATTAAAGTTTTCAAATAGGCATTTTGCATTTTTTCTAGAAAAAAATACAAAATTTTTCATAATGAAACATGTGAATATATCCGGAATATACAATTTAGTTATAGTTATTCAACAAAAATATTTGTATATGTTATACATAAACGTCAATGAATGAGTATTCAAATTCAACTGATGCTTCGTCAAATAGACGTAATATAAGTGGTCCCCAAGGACCAGTTGGACCAACTGGAAATAGTGACCGATATTTGTCAATAAACCAAATGTTGATAACTAAAGAAAGTTTAATATATGATTATTTTTTGATGATTACAATTGATAAAAATTTATCCTATATTCCAGGTGATAATATTATAGTAAAGAGTATTGAATTGAATGATAATAATGAATATCAAGGCTTTACAGGAGAAATAAATAATTATAATAATGAAACTGGTGAATTGATTATACAGAATATTCAAAATATAAGTAAAACATTTTACAATTATTCGTATAAATATAAATTCAATTTGAATGTTCTTGGAAATACAGGTTGCACTGGTCCTACTGGTATATATGGTGATAAATATGTCAGTATAAATAGATTATCAATTTCATCCTCTAATATCTATTATGATTATCAAATTACAATATATATAGATACAAATCTTGCATATTTTCCCAATGATAAAGTAGAAGTAACTTCTTTGGAACAAAATTCCAGAGGAAATATTCAACGATTTACGGGAGATGTAAAAAGTTATAATAAAGAAACTGGTAGAATAGTAATATATAAAATACAAAATATAACACATTTATTTGATGACGATGAATATATGTATAGAATAAATTTGAACAATCAAGGAAACACTGGTTCAATTGGACCAATTGGAAATGCAGGTTTCATTGGACCACAAGGAGATATTGGGGTAACCGGACCAACTGGACCACAGGGTATTATTGGTATATCTGGTTCATTAACTAACACTGGTATGACTGGTAATACTGGACCTACTGGTGAAACTGGACCACAAGGTTTTCCAGGAACAATGACAAATACTGGTGATACTGGTAACACAGGTGAAACTGGAATAACTGGAATAACTGGATATACCGGAGAAACTGGTTATACTGGACCAATTGGAACAACTGGAATTACAGGAAGAACTGGTGTAACCGGAAGAACTGGTCCTACTGGTAGAATTGGTCCTACTGGAATTACAGGGAATACAGGTGAAACTGGATACACTGGTGAAACTGGAAATACTGGACCTACTGGTTCAACTGGATATAATGGAGATATAGGCTTTACTGGTGATACTGGTGAAACAGGCCCAACTGGGGTAACTGGTTCTATTGGAGAATATGGATTGATTGGTCCAACTGGACCGAGCGGAGCAACCGGACCAACTGGATTAGATGGAAGAACGGGAACCATTGGGAATACAGGAGTTACAGGAATAACTGGACATATTGGAAATACAGGAAACATTGGTAAAACAGGACCAGTAGGTGTTACAGGGTATATTGGACATACTGGAACATTTGGCGGTATAATAGAGATGGATGTCATTCCGGGTGGAATTGTAAATGAAGTAATACAGCCAAATGGAAATATAAAGTATTATACAAATATCAATATTGGTTCAACTGGTAGAGGATTTAATGAAGTGCATACACGTTCATTGTATGTATCAGGTTCTACCCTTTATTTAGGAACAACTGCATCATTATCTGCTGGCGAAGGTGGTTCTGTTGCATTACCAGTTGGAACAACATTTGGTGGTGTAAATTCTGCATTAATATCATTGACTGGTAAACTAGATAACTCATATAATTTACCGTATGATGCATCCAAATATGATGGATATCTTATTGGAGTAGATTTATGGGTTGCTCAAAATGACAATCCGGGTTCATTAGACCCTAATAATATAGAATATAGAGTTGATGCATCATGGGTGAATCTAGGTAGAATAAAAGGTGATATTGGACAACGTGGAGCAAGTGGTACAACTGGTTTTACTGGTTTCACTGGACATATTGGTATAATTGGTCCTACAGGCGAAACTGGACCAGATGGAACAGGATATACTGGACCTACTGGTAGTGCCGGTGAAACTGGTGATACTGGAAATACTGGCCCAACTGGAACAACTGGATACACTGGAAAAACTGGTAGAATAGGAAATACTGGTAATACTGGAAACACTGGACCCACTGGAATTACTGGAAACACTGGACCCACTGGACCTACTGGTTCTATTGGACCAACTGGACGCACTGGACCTACTGGTTCTATTGGTTTTACCGGGAACAGAGGTGAAATTGGTCCTACTGGTGTTACTGGTTATATGGGGGATATTGGTGATATTGGCGAAACTGGACCAACCGGAGAAACTGGACCTACTGGTGAAACTGGCGTAACCGGTGAAATTGGACCTACTGGACGAACTGGACCTACAGGACGAACTGGACCTACTGGACGAACTGGACCTACTGGAAGAACTGGACCTACTGGACGAACTGGACCTACTGGAAGAACTGGACCTACTGGAAGAACTGGACCTACCGGTGAAACGGGTGAAACTGGTATAACTGGAATAACTGGACCAACTGGTGATATAGGTGAAACAGGAAACACCGGTGAAACTGGTAATACTGGTATAACTGGGCCAACTGGGGTTACTGGTTCTATTGGAAATACTGGACCTACTGGTGAGACTGGAAATACTGGAAATACCGGTATAACTGGACATATTGGACCGATTGGCATCCCTGGGTCAGCAACAAACACAGGAGCAACAGGTATGATAGGTATTATGGGAGTAACTGGGGTTACTGGACCACATGGAGTTGCTGCAAATACTGGTAATACTGGTAATACTGGTGTCACTGGTCCAACCGGACCACCTGGATTTGTATCGAATACAGGTGCAACAGGCCCAACGGGTTCTACGGGTAGAACTGGTATAACTGGACCTAGTGGTTCTACCGGTGAAACTGGTCCAACAGGTGAAACTGGGCCTACTGGAACTACTGGTCCTACTGGACAAAATGGTAGTATTGGTAGAACTGGACCTACTGGAAATACCGGACCAACTGGACCTACTGGTAGAATAGGACCAACTGGTTCTATCGGTGTTACTGGTAGCAGTGGTTCTACTGGTGTTACTGGTAGAACTGGTCGAACTGGACCAACTGGTTCAATTGGAAATACAGGAGAAACTGGTAATACTGGCGAAACAGGTTCAACTGGTAGAACTGGAAGAACAGGCGCAATTGGTAATACTGGATGTATTGGAGAAACTGGCGCGACTGGTCCAACCGGTTATATTGGACCAACTGGAAATACCGGTATAACTGGCACAACTGGTAGAACCGGTAGAACAGGTATAATTGGTAGAACTGGTGCGAGTGGGCCAACTGGTGAAACCGGCCCTACTGGATTCACTGGTTCTTTTGGTAATACAGGTAAAACCGGTGAAACTGGACCGACTGGACCAGTAGGACCTACCGGTGAAAAGGGTAATTCAAGAGATGATTTTGCAAGTCAAACTACTGAAATAGTTCCTTTGTCATATTTTGAATTAGAAAATGATATTGAATTGCCTGTTGGGGTAGGATTATCTTATTTAAGAGGTAATGAATTATATGTAACTTCCACGGAAACATTGGATAAAAATTTCACAGCATTGGTAAGAAGTTATGATATTGAAACCGGTATCATTGTATTGGGCAATATAACAAAAATAAATGGGTTTGTTGAGAACGAATACAATAACAACATATGGAATTTGAATATAAATACAATTGGACCAACTGGAAATACTGGAACTACTGGATTTACAGGTTACACTGGTAGAAGTGGTAGAACTGGCCCTACTGGAAATACTGGACCTACTGGACCTACTGGACACACTGGACACACTGGACGAACAGGAGCTACGGGACCTACTGGATATACTGGCGAAACTGGTAACACTGGTATTACGGGAGTTACTGGGGTTACCGGTGTTACTGGTATTACAGGAGAAACCGGTATTACAGGTGTTACTGGCGTTACTGGTGTGACTGGTGCGACCGGCGTTACTGGTGTAACAGGTGTTACGGGTGTTACGGGAGTGACCGGTGTAACTGGTGTCACCGGCGTAACTGGTGTTACCGGAGAAACAGGTATTACTGGTGTCACCGGTGTTACTGGTGTGACCGGCGTAACTGGCGTGACCGGAGTTACCGGTGTAACTGGTGTTACCGGAGTTACCGGCGTAACAGGCGTTACAGGTGTAACTGGGGTAACCGGTGTGACCGGTGTAACTGGGGTAACCGGCGTTACTGGATGTTCAGGTGTAAGTGGTGTAACTGGCGTCACGGGGGTTACGGGGGTTACTGGACCTACAGGACCGACTGGAATTACTGGAATTACTGGCGTGACCGGTGTGACAGGTGTAACCGGTGTCACAGGTATAACTGGAATGACAGGGGTAACCGGGGTAACCGGGGTAACCGGGGTAACGGGATTGACCGGGATAACTGGTATTACCGGTGCGACAGGCGTGACCGGTGTAACCGGTGTCACAGGTGTAACTGGAATTACAGGTCCAACTGGTTATACTGGAATTACAGGTCCAACCGGTGTATCTGGTGTGACAGGTGTAATAGGAGTTACAGGTGTAACCGGAATAACAGGTATTACTGGTGCAACTGGAAGAGCAGGTGATGTATTTGTGAGTAAAACGATAACATCTGTTTCTTTGTCATTGACAAGTTTAGTAGATAATTTAACATTGACAATCGGAAATCAATTATCCTATATAACAGGAAATACTGTATTTGTAATTGACGATGATACCAATAGTAAATATTTCATTGCAACTGTTACTAGTTATAACAATACTACTGGGGTATTAGTTTTGAAAAATATTGTCCAGGCAAATGGATTTGTTGATGGTGAAACATACAATTATGTATGGAGTGTAAATATAAATTCAGTTGGACCAACTGGATATACTGGTATCACAGGTATGACAGGTATAGTAGGTGTTATTGGAACTATTGGAGTAAGTGGAGTAACTGGTAATGCAAATATATCAGGCCCAACTGGTGTAACTGGTCCAACTGGACGAACTGGACCAACTGGGGTTACTGGATTTGGAAATACTGGACCAATTGGAGAGACTGGGGTTACTGGTGTAACTGGAACTACTGGTCCAACTGGGTTTGGAGATAGAGGTAACACCGGGGTTACTGGCCCGACTGGTCCAACTGGATTTACTGGATTTACTGGGTTCACTGGTCCTACGGCATCTACTGGTATAACAGGTATAACAGGTATAACTGGTGTAACTGGTGTAACTGGTGCGGCTGGTATAAGTTTAACTGGAACAACTGGTCCAATTGGACCTGCTGGACCAGTTGGGGCACTTGGAACATTGGACCAGAATACAACAAGTATTTTTGCTGACTTTGGTGTTTCATTAAACAATATTGGTGCAAATTGGACTACTAGAATTAATGACAGCAATCGAGCATGGAGAGGAGTTTCAATATCATCCACTGGTCAATATCAAACTGTTCTTGGCAATAATACTAATATATATACATCAAATGACTATGGTGTAAGTTGGACTATGAGAGATACAACTAGAAATTGGAGAGCATTAACATCATCATCAACTGGACAATATCAAACATCAGGAGTATATAGTGGTCAAATATATACATCAAGTGATTATGGCGCAAACTGGACTGCCAGAGATTCGGCTAGAAACTGGCTTTGTATATCAAATTCAGCAACTGGTCAATATCAAACTGCGGTAGCAAATGGTTCTCAAATATATACATCAACCAATTATGGTGTAAACTGGATATCAAGAGATATAAGTAGAAATTGGTTTTCAGTATCAATTTCAGCAAATGGTCAATATCAAACAGCAGTGATGACTGGCGGACAAATATATACATCTAGTAATTATGGAGTGAGTTGGATTGCAAAATATTTATCAACGACATGGCAATGTGTATCTATATCAGCAACTGGACAATACCAAACTGCAATAGTGGTTGGAGGACAAATACATATATCCAATGATTTTGGTACGAATTGGATTCCAACAGGTTTATCTATAAATTGGCAACATGTATATGTTTCAGCAACTGGTCAATATCAAGTAGCAACTGCAAATATAGGAAATATATACGTATCATTTGATTTTGGTAATAATTGGACTGCATGCGAATCTGCAAGGTCATGGAATGCAATATGTATATCATCATCTGGACAATATATAACAGCATGCGCCGATGGTGGATATATATATACCAGTAATATACCACAACCGCCCGGCACAATTGACCAATATTCGTATTCATTGGGAAGGTTGAGTAACGTGGGTGGTGATGAACAAATTGCACCAACCTCATTTGGGGTTACATGGGTATCAAGAGATTCAGCAAGGACGTGGCGTGCCATAGCAGTTTCATCTACTGGGCAGTATCAGGTTGCAACTCCAAGTTCTGGTTATATTTATACCTCAAACAATTACGGGGCAACTTGGACACAACGGAGTGCAGGTAATTTCGGTATAGTATCTATTTCAGCTGATGGAAGATATCAATTCGTAGGTGGTGCTCTTGGTGCTCAGTTATCAAATGATTATGGCGTAAATTGGACAATCGCTGGAAGTAATGCTGGTAGTAATAATACGATGAGAGTTGGTATGTCAGGTAACGCTGTATATCGAATTGTATATAATACTGGATCCTATTTTTCAAATAATTCTGGGGTTACCTGGAATCCCATAAACGTAGGTTCTCCTATAAGTTATGGATTTTCATATGATGGAAAATATATTTTAGTAGCAGGTAATTCAGTTTATCAGTCAAGTGATTACGGTGTCAATTGGATTAATACAAAATTGCAACAAACTAGTTGCAATGGAGCAGCAGTTTCATATGATGGTCAATATCAACTCACAACCAAATCTGGACTAATATTTATATCCAGTAATTTTGGGGATACATGGAGTCAAATAAGTATTAGTGGACTTATACCTGTTGGTCCGGCTGCAACAATGTCAAGAGATGGTAAATATCAAGCAGTATGTTCGGCTGACGCTTCAACCGGACGTGTTTATATATCAACAAATTATGGCGCAAGTTGGAGTATGTCAAGTATTGGTGTTAATCCATGGTATTCAATTTCAATGTCATCAAATGCAAAATATATGTCAGCAGTCCCAAATAATGCAAATCTACAAACAAGTCAAGCAGCGGTTTTGGGATTTATTTTCGCATTCAATTTAGATAACGGCACAACATTTTTCATTACAGGAACTGCTCCTACCCAAAATTACAGGATAGATTTCACAATATCCATATTAAATACTTCCAGGTCATATTTGATACAAGTAATTAATACCACTACAACCGCTGCCAATTATTATTGCAATGCAGTTACTATCAATGGAACTGCTGTAACGAGCCCACAATTATTATTTGCAAATACAACAATAACAGGAGCACTTGCAACTATCCAAGAATTCACAATGCATTACAATGCATCGACCAGTGTATGGAACATAGATTCAAATGTAAAAAAATACGCATAATACAGAGCGTAATGGAAAATAAAATGTAAAAAATAAAAAATTTACATTTTATGAAAATAGATGACAAATCCAACGAAAAAATGGTATATCTAATAGAATATACAATTTAGTTATATAATAAATATATTTATATATGTTATACATATAACGTCAATGAACGAGTATTCGTCTTCGAATGAGCAGTTATCCAATACTATCATAAGAAACCGAAATAGACGTGATATAATAGGAACAGAAGGTCCAACCGGACCAACTGGATACAGTGAGAGATATTTATCTATAACCACTCAAAGAATAAATAAATTTAATTTATTGAATGATGATTTATTGTTTCTTAATATTGATAAATATTTATCCTATAAAGAAGGCGATAATGTTACTGTAAAAACAATTGAATTAAATCATTATAATGAATATCAAGGATTTACAGCAGAAGTAAAAAGTTATGATGATGATACTGGTGAAATTGTTTTTAAAAACATAAAAAACGTAACCAAACAGTTTTATAATGATTTATATAGTTATAAAATTAGTTTGAACAACGTAGGAAATACTGGTTATACTGGTGCAACCGGTTATCATATTGAAAAATATATAACTATGAATAAATTAAGTATTTTAGCGTCCAATTTCAGTTTTGATAATCAAATTACTATATTTATTGAACCAGAATTGGCATATTTACCAAGTGATAAAGTAGATGTAATTTCTTTGGAAGAAAATTCAAATGGACAATTTCAAAAATTTAATGGAGAAGTAAAAAGTTATAATAAATCAACTGGTAGAATGGTAATATATAAAATAAAAAATGTAACACCAACATTTGACGATGATGAATATATGTATAGAGTTAATATAAATAACCAAGGTAGCACTGGGCCAACTGGTTTGCAAGGAATACAAGGACCAACTGGTGCAAAAGGAATCACGGGAAAAACGGGTAGCACAGGCGCACAAGGAATCCCGGGTATAACTGGGGAAATGACAAATACAGGTGCAACTGGACATACCGGGCCTACTGGTGTCACTGGACCACAAGGAATACAAGGTGAATCCACTGAAAGTGGTGCAACCGGTTATACAGGTGAAAGTGGAAATACAGGAGATACTGGAAATACAGGTGAAACTGGTACTACTGGAACTACTGGACCGACTGGAATTACAGGACCAACCGGACCAACCGGACCAACCGGTTATACTGGATATATTGGTTCAACTGGACAACGTGGTAACACCGGAGAAACCGGAAATACAGGAGAAATTGGTAATACTGGCGATACTGGTGATATTGGACCTACTGGCGCAACTGGACCTACTGGATTTACCGGTGATTTTGGAAATATAGGTGAAACTGGACCTACTGGTGTCACTGGACCTACTGGTCCTACTGGTTTGATTGGTGACCAAGGAATAATTGGTCCAACTGGTATAACTGGTTCAACTGGACGTATTGGAAGAACTGGACCAACCGGACCAACTGGTAGAACTGGACCAACCGGTAGAACTGGACCAACAGGAAATATTGGCGCAACTGGACCTACTGGAACATTTGGTGGTCCAGTATTGTCAGATATTATACCAGGCGGAAATGTAATTCCAGTAGTGCAGTCCAATGGAGATACAAAATATTATACAAGTATCAATTTGGGTTCAACTGGAAGAGGATTCAATGAAATACATGCAAAATCAGTATTTGTTTCATCTATATTTTTGGGAACAGATAGTTCAATTTCTGCAAATGCAAATGGTTCGGTTGCATTACCAGTAGGTTCAACTGTCGGTGGTGTAAATACTGGTTCAATAACAATAAATGGAATAGTAGATTCATCCTATAATTTACCATACGATGCATCTAAAAATACTGGTTATTTGATAGGATTTGATTTGTGGGTTGCACAACTAGATAACCCAGGTTCATTGGATGAAACAAGTATGAATTATCGTAGCGATGCATCATGGGTAAATATAGGAACGATTAAAGGACCAGTTGGAGACCGAGGCCCAACTGGGTATACTGGTGCAAAAGGTGCAACTGGACCAAAAGGAAAAACAGGTCCAACTGGTGTAAGAGGACCACAGGGCACTGGATATACTGGTGATTCTGGTATTTCTGGTCCAACTGGTCCAACCGGAGAAACCGGTGAAGATGGTGATATTGGAATTACAGGAACTACTGGACCGACTGGGCGAACTGGACCGACTGGGCGAACTGGACCAACCGGTGTAATCGGCCCATCTGGGCGAACTGGACCGACTGGACGAACTGGTGCTACCGGTAGGACGGGAAGTGTTGGGCCAACTGGTCGAACTGGACATACCGGAACTCGGGGTGAAACTGGTGAAACTGGTGAAACTGGTATTACTGGATATACCGGAGAAATCGGGTTTGTTGGTGAAATTGGGCCTACCGGAACAACCGGTGCGACTGGTTATACCGGCGAGACAGGTGAAACGGGTTTCACTGGAAGAAGTGGAAGAACTGGACCAACTGGTTCATTTGGAATTACTGGAAGAACTGGACCAACTGGAAATACTGGTTTTACTGGCAGAAGTGGTCCAACTGGGTCGGTTGGAATAACTGGTCCAACTGGAATTACTGGTGAAACTGGAACAACTGGAATAACAGGTATAACTGGATTTACTGGATATACTGGCGAAACTGGCGAAACCGGTGAAACGGGGAATACGGGAATTACTGGTAGAACTGGTAGAACTGGCCCTACTGGAACAAGAGGTGAAACTGGTGAAACCGGAAATACAGGTCCTACCGGAGTATCTGGATTATCAACAAACACAGGTGCAACTGGACCTACTGGTCCTACTGGTGCTACCGGTATAGCTGGACCAAAAGGAAATTCTGTGAATACCGGCGCGACTGGATATACTGGTTTAGCTGGAAATACAGGATGTATTGGAGTAACTGCGGATACGGGTGCAAGTGGAACAACAGGTTCATCTGGTCCAACAGGGGATACCGGTTCTATTGGTAGCACAGGTTCTACCGGAAGTAGTGGTATGACTGGTCCAACTGGATATACTGGATATACTGGTGTTACTGGAAATACCGGGGTTACTGGAAGAACCGGAAGTATTGGCAGAACTGGTCCAACTGGACAAACTGGACCAACTGGTATTACAGGTCCTACTGGAAGAATTGGTCCTACCGGTGATACTGGTCATACTGGCGCAAGTGGTAGCACTGGAAACACTGGAAACACTGGAAAAACTGGTTCAATTGGAAATACTGGAAGTATAGGTCCTACTGGCTCTTCTGGTTGTACTGGAATAACCGGTATAACAGGTATAACTGGTATTATAGGAGACATCGGTCCAACTGGGCGAACTGGTTCAACTGGGCAAACTGGAACAACTGGACCGAGTGGACCTACTGGACCTACTGGACAAACCGGTGCTACTGGTAATATAGGAAGAACTGGTAATACTGGAACAACTGGTGCTACTGGTCCGACTGGTTACATTGGTCATACTGGATATACAGGTCCTACTGGAATACGTGGTCCAAGAGGTGCAGGTGGTGATATATTTAATACACAAACGGTAAATTATGTATCTTTATCATTAGCAGAACTTGCACATGATTTGACAATACAAGTTTCTCCATTTCTATCTTATACACCCGGAACAACTGTTTTTGTGGCAGATAATGAAAATGCCTTTTTCAATTTTACTGCACAAGTTAAAAATTATAATATTACCACCGGTGTTTTGGTTTTGGAAAATATTAAAAGAATAAATGGATTCATTGAAGAAGATTATTACAATTATATATGGGTTGTCAATATAAATTCATTAGGACCAACTGGGTTTACTGGTGTTACTGGCGTTACTGGCGTTACTGGTAGAACTGGCACTACTGGTTCAACTGGGCGAACTGGACGAACTGGACAAACCGGACCTACTGGTGAAACTGGCGAAACTGGTAATACTGGACAAACTGGTAATACTGGTAATACTGGCGTTACTGGTGCAACTGGATACACTGGATATACTGGCATTACCGGAGTTACAGGCGTTACTGGTGTTACTGGTGTTACTGGTATGTCTGGGCCTACTGGTGAAACTGGCGAAACCGGTATAACTGGAACAACTGGACCTACTGGTGAAACTGGTATGACTGGACCTACTGGTGAAACCGGACCTACTGGTATGACTGGACCTACTGGTATGACTGGACCTACTGGTATGACTGGACCTACTGGTATGACTGGTATGACTGGAATAACCGGGCCTACTGGCGAAACTGGTCCAACTGGTATTACTGGACCAACCGGTATCACTGGAACAACTGGACCAACTGGACCAACCGGTATGACTGGAACCACTGGAACAACTGGAACAACTGGTGAAACGGGTGAAACTGGAATTACCGGAGTTACTGGTGTTACCGGAGTTACTGGTGTTACCGGTATTACAGGTATGAGTGGTATGTCTGGAACAACAGGAATTACAGGAGTTACAGGAATTACAGGACCGACAGGTCCTACTGGAATTACTGGACCTACTGGTATAACTGGTGTTACTGGTATTACTGGACCTACTGGACCTACTGGACCTACCGGAATTACAGGACCAACCGGTGTTACTGGAACTATTGGACCAATTGGACCAACGGGCACAACTGGACCGACTGGATTTACCGGATTGACTGGGTTGGCTGGACCTACTGGACAAACTGGACAAACGGGAACAGCATCCAATTCATATAATACACAAACAACCAGTTCAGTTTCTCTATCATTAGCAAGTTTAGTGGATGGGTTGTCATTGACAGTTTCGCCACAATTATCATATATTCCCGGAAATACAGTATTTGTAATTGATAGAACTACATCCAGTAAATTTTTCATTGCAACGGTAACAAGTTATAATATAGATAGTGGGACAATAGTATTACAAAATATATTACAAATAAATGGATTTGTAAGTGGACAAAATTATAATAATATATGGAATGTAAATATAAATTCTATTGGACCAACAGGATTTACTGGTAGAACAGGAACCACAGGAACTACTGGAATTACTGGTATAACTGGAATTACCGGAGTTACTGGCGCAAGTGTTACTGGACCAACCGGTGTTACTGGTGTTACTGGCACCACTGGTGTTACTGGGCCAACAGGTTTAAGTGTTACTGGTGCAACTGGGATTACCGGGATTACCGGTGTTACTGGACCTACTGGTGTTACTGGTGATGGAAGAACTGGTATTACAGGTTTTACTGGATGGACTGGAAATACTGGTGTTACCGGAGTTACTGGTAGAACAGGGCCCACCGGGTTTGCAGTAACTGGACCAACCGGGACTACTGGAACAACTGGTAGAACTGGACCGACAGGAGTTTCAAGTCCAACCGGGGCTACTGGACCAATTGGACCAACTGGCCCAAATGGACCAGGCGGTGATATTGACCCCAATGAATTTTCTATTTTTTCTAATTTAGGTATTACATTAACTGATTTTGGTGCAAACTGGGTTCCGAAAGATAGTTTTCGTGCATGGAGAGCCATATCGTTATCATCCAGTGGGCAATATCAAAGTGCTGTTGTAGATAGTGGAAGAATATATGGTTCTACTGATTTTGGTAATACATGGACAATGAGAACTGACCAAAATAGAAGATGGACTTCCATATCTCTTTCTGCTACTGGACAATATCAATCGGCATGTGAGTCAGCTGGAACTTCAAGTTATATTTATACATCAAGTGATTATGGGTTGAATTGGGTAGGAGTAAGTTCTTATTTAAGTGCATATTGGAATGGAATATCCATATCTGCAACAGGGCAATATCAAACAGCGGTAGCCAATAGTAGTTTCACGCATATATCAAGTAATTATGGTGTAAATTGGTCACAAAAAAATGTAGTCATTGGGAAAATATCCATATCTGCAACTGGTAAATATCAAACCGGAATTCCATCCGCCGGTAACATACAAGTATCCAATGATTTTGGTGCAACTTGGGCTGCAAAAGGTGCGAATGTATCATGGAGTGCAATTTCAGTTTCAGCAACTGGACAATATCAATCCGCTGCTGTTTTTAATAGTAATAATATATACATATCCAATGATTTTGGAAATACATGGAAATTAATAACATTAGCAGTAAGCAAATATTGGAATTCTATATCTATTTCTGCGACTGGTCAATATCAAGTTGCGTGTGGATATTCTGGTGTTCAAACAATATCGGTATCAGTTGATTACGGTAATACTTGGACAGAAGTTGCGAGTGCATTGTCATGGCAGGGTGTCTCCATTTCATCTTCTGGACAATACATTGCGGCAATTGCTGATAATGAAAAGATTTATGTGAGTCAAGCAGTTCCAGTAGGCACAATTGACCAATATTCTTATTCGTTGGCGAAATTGAGTAATGTGGATGGTGATAAAAATTATCCAACAATTAATTATCCAACATATACAAATAACTCTAATACCAACACGACTAATTGTTATTTTATAACATCAATTTCAGATACAGGATTATATCAAGCAATTGTAGATGGAAATGGTGGTAGAATATATGTATCAAATAATTTCGGGGTAAGTTGGACACCAAGAGATTCAAGTAGGAATTGGAGTTCAATATCAATGTCATCCACTGGACAATACCAGACTGCAACTGTTAATGCTGGACAAATATATACATCAAATGACTTCGGGGTAAATTGGACACCAAGAGATTCAAATAGAAATTGGTACGTTGTATCAGTATCATCCATTGGACAATACCAGACTGCAATTGTTAATGCTGGACAAATATATACATCAAATGACTTCGGGGTAAATTGGACACCAAGAGATTCAAATAGAAATTGGTACGCTGTATCAATATCATCCACTGGAATATACCAGACCGCAGTAGTTTTTTCCGAAAAAATATATAGATCAAGTGATTATGGGGTAAATTGGACAGTAACAGGTGTAAATGATTCATGGACGGGAGTTGCAATGTCGTCGTCTGGACAATATCAAGTGGCATGCAGAATTAATACATATGGGGTATATGTATCAAATAATTATGGAATGACTTGGATCATCAAATTATCATCAGAGTACACACCAAGAATTTGTTCGCTCTCGGATACTGGATATTATGCCGTAATTGGTTCATGGAGTACCTCACCAAGATTTTCTATATATTCCAATTTTTTTAATACGCAGTTGGCATATGTGAATACGGGTACTACAATAGGACAATTTATGGGTGTATCAATGTCTAAAGACGCAAAATATGTATATGGAATTTATTTACTTAATAATATTGTCTCAGCTATTGCAACTATTACATCCATGAAATTCAATTTAGACACCGGAACAACATTTTTCGTAACAGGAGGTGCCCCTACACAAAATTACAGAATAGATTTCACCATAAGTATATTGGATACAACGAAAACATACTTGATAACAGTAATCAACCAAACATCGTCCGTCGCAAGTTATTATTGCAATGCAGTTACTATTAATGGAACTGCAATAACCAGCCCACGTTTATTATTTGCAAACACAACAATAACAGGTGCAGTGCAAACAAATCAAGAATTCGTTATGTTTTATAATACAACCGCAGCTGCATGGTCGGTTCTCACCAATGTAAAAGTATTCAAATAAACACTTTGACATTATTTGATAAAAAAATATAAATATAAATATTATATATATATTTATAATGGTTTCTTCCAAAATCAACAAAGAAATTAATTACGTAGAAACAAAAACAATAGACCCAGAAGATAATGGATATAATTCCACTTTATATGAAATTTATATAGATAATACACCAATAATAATTGCATTGGGAAAACAAAAATATACATATTCTTCCAAAAAAGTCTTATATTATCCTATTTATTTAGTATTTAATAATAAAATAAAGGCACAAATAGGTGTATATGAAATATCATCAAATCGGTCATTGAATGTTTTAGACGAAGATGGAGATATAGATTTAACAAAAATTGGAGAACCTTTGTTGTATAGTTTTGTAAATACCAAATTTATTGAAAAAATATTTACCAAACCAATTGAAAACGATAAACCAGTTGAAAAACCAGAAAAACAAGACGAATTAATAGAAATAGAAGACCTTGATGTAGAAGAAACGGATGTAATGAAATTGAAAATTCCACATGGTGAAATTTCCAAAGAAATGGAAAAAACAATGAAAATATCCAAAGATGGAATATTTGAAATAGATAAAAATATGAAACAACCAATGACATTGAAAGAAGAAACCGAAGAAGATTCCAATAAACATAAAATAGATTTCAAAATGTCCAATTCAAACAAATGGATTGAGAACTTTTTCAAAAACAATAATTATAACATTGTTCCCAATGATGGTGCAGGAGATTGTTTTTTCTATGTAGTCCGCGATGCATATCGTCAAATTGGTTATAACACAACCGTTCCAAAATTAAGAGCATTATTAGCAAATGAATTAACAGATGAAGTGTATCAAGAACAACGAAATTTGTATTTAGGATTTCAAAGTGAAATCCAAGAATATGACCATGATATAGATGAAATAAAAAAAACAAACGCGGAATATAAAAAACGTATGAAAAAATTAGAAGATAAACAAGATAAAGAACGTTTAGTGGAAGAAGCCAAGAAACTACAAGAAATATTTAAAGAAAAACAAAAAAAAAGAAAAGAAACCGAGAACTTACAAGAAGAATATGTAGGTTATATGAAAGATATAGATACAATTGATAAATACAGAGCATATATACAAACATCCAATTTTTGGGCAGATGCATGGGCAATATCTACATTAGAAAGATTATTGAATGTAAAATTCATTATATTCTCCGAGGAATCCTTCAAAAGTAAAGATTATGATAGTGTATTGAATTGTGGTGATTTTAATAAGAAAATAGAAGAAGAAGGAATGTTCTCACCAAACTACTACATAATGACTGTTTATAATGGAAAACATTATGAATTATTAAGTTATTATCATAAACGTATATTGAATTTCAATGAAATACCATATGACGTAAAAGTATTGGCAGTAAATAAATGTTTAGAAAAAAATTCGGGAATATATTATTTGATTCAAGATTTTAGAAATTTCAAAAGTAAATTAGGAATAGACCCGGATTTAGGAAGAAAATTGGAAGAAGAAGATGAAGAAAGTGATTTATATGATTCACGAGTAACATTGATGTTTCATTCTAAATCGGAAAATGGACCAAAACCGGGAGCAGGTTCTGGTGAAAAAATACCAAAAAACAGAATTCCAGAGTATGTAGCATTATCAAAAATTCAAAATTGGAGGCGTAAATTAGATGATACATGGAATGAAGGAATATTTGAATTGGATAAACATAAATGGATGTCAGTAGAACATTATGTCCAAGGTGCTAAATATAAGAAGGGATTTCCAGATTTTTATGTATTGTTCTCATTAGATAGTGATAGTGAAATATCCAAAGATACAAATTTAGCAAAAATAGCAGGAGAAGGTGGAAAGAAAAATAATAAAACATTACGTCCAAAAGAAGTGAAAATAGATGCAGATTATCATTTAGGAAGATTCGAAGAAGAACGAGAACGTGCAGTTTCTGCAAAATTTAGTCAAAATGAAGATTTAAAACAAATGTTATTATTAACACAGAATGCATTATTGACTCAATTTGTGAGAAGAAATCCAGCAAAAAAAGATATTATATTGATGAGTGTTCGCAAATCATTCAAGAAATAAATATAAACCCATAGTTTTTTAAGAAATTACGAAGTTCTTCTTTTTGTATGGGCAACAATTTGAATGACATATTTTGTAAATATTCAAAATCTGTCATATTTATAATAAACATTTGATATTGATTCATTAAATCATCATAATCTGTAATATATTTAGTGTTCTCCAATAACCATTCATAGAATGTAATTGTTGAATCATTTTTTTTACAATATTTTTTGAATTTATAAAACCAATGAATAGTATCATATAAAGTGGTTTTGTTATGTATATTATAATCTGTTCCAGACAAAACAGTAATTTGTCTGAATTCGTCCATAGTCATTTCTAAATCATTTAGAAAGGATTTTGTATCATACATAATAACTGTATGATTTAATAAACTTAAATGGCGAAAAACACGAGAGCAACCATATACAAACATATCCATATCATCACTTATACATCCCCACACTTTTTTCGAATTAACTAAATATGCAATCAATTGGTCGGCTTCATGTTCAGCATTATAGTATTGTATTCCATAAAATTCAATAAGTTGTTTTACAGATTGTATATCTTCCATAGTAACATTGACACATTGTTTTTTGATAATTTCCAATTGTTTTTGTAATTTAGCAATTTCATCTTGGTCGGTTGTATTTTCAAGAACATTTTTCATTTCTAAATATTTTTGTTCAGCTTCTTGTTTTTGTAATTTTCGTTGTGCCAAAAGGTCACGTTTTTCGCGCGGCGGTTTTCCATCAAATATAAATATAGGAGTAATAGAATAATGCCGAAATAATGAAATAAGTAGGTATGTGTTCTCAATCAATTTGTTTTCAGCAATAAATTTATAAATATAAATACTTGTGTCAATAACAACCGTTTTATGTTTAAGTTCTCGTAAATGAATTTTACGTATAGAAGATTTACTACAATTATCAATTAAGAATCGATTTAAATATTGAATTCCCATAAAATTTTTATATTTTTATAGTTTTTTTTGCATAAATCTATACATTTAGGTATAATATCAATTTTTTACAATTATATAACTGAATATTATATACGTTTCTATATAATATTTATGAAAGAAATATCCAAGAATTTGAAATCAGCATTAGATAAGTATTTCAAAAAATCAAAAAAAGAAATAGATGAAATAAAGTTCTCAACATCAACAATAAAATTTATAAAAAATATGTATAGTTCAATAATAAAACACAATTTAGAATGGATAAACAAAACAAAAATAACAGAAGAATTGTATAATAATGGATTTCCAAGAGCAAATAGTTATGAAGGAATTCCAATTGAAATACGAAGAAATATTGAGAACAATGAACAAAGAACAAAAATATATAATTTCAAAGTAAAACATAGAAATATACGTGTATTTTTCATATTTCCGTCAGGTTCTCAAATGAATGAAAAAAAGATGATGAAATATTTAGAAAAAATGTTTATATGGTTATCAATTGCGTGTAAGTATAGTCCAATAAATTGTGCAAAACATTTGAATGTATATTTATATTTAACAGATTTAGAAAAAACATTGCCAACCATGAATGCAATCCCACTTGGATGGGTAAATGCAAATACAGCATTAACATATTCATGTAATGAAGAAAAAATAGGTTCTCCAATATTAACAAACGAGAACAATGTAACAGAAGTAATAATATTTAGGGAAGAAGAATGGTTCAAAGTATTCATGCATGAAACAATTCATTGTATGGGATTGGATTTTTCACATATGGATACTAGGTTCTCAAATACAAAAATACATTCTATGTTCAATATTACAAATGATATTAAGTTGTTTGAAAGTTATACAGAATGTTTAGCAGAAATAATGAATACAATATTTTTTGTATATTATTCGGTTATAAATACAAAGTATGTTGAGAACATGGAATATATTTATAAAAAAATAGAGGAAACAATAAAAAACGAAATATTATTTTCATTATTTCAATGTGTAAAAGTATTGGACCATTATGGTTTATTATACAGAAGTATGTATGAAAATGAAAGTAGAGAACTTTGTAAAAAATATCAAGAAAATAGTCCAATATTTGCATATTATATTTTGAAACCAATATTATTATTTCATATAAATGATTTTATAGAATGGATTAATAAGAACAACAAAGGTTCTCTATCATTTACAAAAACATTGGAGAACATAAACAATTATTGTATGTTTTTTGAGAACTTTCATAAAAAGGATGAATATGTAAATATAATTGGTAAAGTAGAAAATGAATTTGATAAAATGAAGAAAGAAAGTAAAAAAGAGAATATAAAAATAGTATTGGAAACATTGCGAATGACAATGATGGAAATATAATTATATGTATGATACATATAATTATGAGAATATTACAATATAGATGAAACAAAACAGCCATTATAGTCTTCGGTGCCAGTATGTGTTAAATTGATAGTAACATCTAGCCAAATAGAGCCGCCGATTTTAGTCCATCTATTACAAAATAACCAATCTTCGGATAAATAATGATTATCTTCAACTCCACAATCGAATAATGCATATGCGTAGTCGTTTTCAGTGCCTCGTAAAAAGTTGATATCGTCAGTATATTTAGTAGAATGATATGCTAACATCATTTTTTCAATCATTTGTCGTTGCATTAACATAAAACCAGTAGCAAGATGTTTGACTTGTGTTAAATTGTCTTTTATTTCAATATATTTATCATTATAATTGATATTATATCGTAATAAAGAAGATTGTATCATATCAACATCGCTGACAGTATCATTGAAAGAAGGATTATCATTCTTTTTTTTAATCCATTTTTGGATAACAGTTTCATCATATTTATTGTTGGTAGTTAATTTTTCCCAATTATAGCGTTTGATAGGATATGCTCCGCCAATAAGAGGTTTATTAGCAATAATTAATTTCAAAATAGAAAGAGGATTCCAAGTAATATCATTATCAATAAAAATGACATGAGTGCATGCGGGGTCGTGCATAGCTTTGGCAATAAGGTTGTTTCTTGCCCTGGAAACTAAACTATCGTTTTTACAAAATTCAACTTGAACAGGAAAATTGTATGTTTTGAAAACATTTAGAGTATTAATCAAACATTGTAAATAATTGATATAGCACATACCGCCGTAACAAGGAGTTAAAATGAAAAGTTTAGGATTGTGGGAAGAAACATAATCTTTGACTTTATTTTCAAAAGATTCAAAATCATTTACTTTGCTGATATTGATGCCATCATTGGATTCCATTTATAAATAAAAATAAGAATTTTTATTTATATAGTTTATTTTGTATTTTTTATATTTTTACAACTTTAAAAGATTTGAGATATTTAGGCAGTAGCGGTAGCCTTAACGAAGTGGTGCTTCATGTATTTTTGAAGGTTGAAATAAGTGAGTTCTTCACCAGATTTAAGTTTTAATAAGACAGCAAGTTTAGTATCAGGGTTGATGTTGCGTCCATTGGCAGGGTCTTGTAGTTTGTTTGCGCGAATGTATTTGTTGATTTCCTTACTGACATCGGTTCTTGCCATTTCAGTGCCGATGGACTTTCCAAGGAATTCGGCAAGTTCGTCACTAATACGAGCTGGCTTGACGAATCCGGATGGTTGTCTGTTGCCACTCTTTCTCTTGCGTGATGAAGATTTTTGGGCGTTTTTAAGTTCGCGAGCCATGACCTTTTCAAGGGTCTTGTATTCAGTCTTTAATGCAGAAATCATGGTAGTAAGTTGTTGTAATCTTGCACCGAATTCAGACAATTTGACGGAGGCGGTGTTTTCAGTGGATTCAACTGGTTCGGCAGCAGGAGCAGCTTCAACAACAGGGGCAGGTGCAACTGGTGCAGGAGCAGCTTCCTTGGAAGTCTTCTTTGATTTCTTTGCTGCTGATTGTTCAACAACAACATTGGCAACAGGGGCAGGAGTAGATTGCTTTTCGGTCTTTGTAGTTCTTACCATTCTATGGAAGTATATACTATAATATGTTTCTTTTTTAAGTGGTTTAACGCAAATATATATTTATTGTTTATATTGACTGGATAGAAGATGATATTCCTAAATATTTTCCTAAATATTTTCAATGGAAAAATTTATGTTTTGATTTTTTCCAATAAAGTTCCATAAATATGAAGAAATACTAAATCTAAATTCCTGTCTATTTCCATACGAAGATTAGAAACTTTTTGTGTTGATGTTAATTTTTCTTGTAAAAGTTGAAGTGCATCATTTCGTAATTTATCATAAATTATATTTTCAAAACCTTTTCTTCCAAATATGTTAGCAATACCTGTAACAACACCACGTGCAGCATTAACTGCAATCGATTCGCTTAAATGAATAACGCCAATTTCTTTGAATCTATTATCACTATTAGGTTCTGTTGATATTTGATTAGTTTTGAATACATAATTTGAAATATCGTTTCCATCACCAGCTTTTGTAGTTTTTCTGTATTTTTTGTAAGTTTTTACTAAATGTTTTTTATTTCGCTTATTGTAAGTTTTCATATAATATAATTGTATATATTTTACATACAATTATATTTGTTCCCGTTAATAAACTACTGACTCATATAACCATGGCATGCTACGTCGTGCATCATGTGAAACAAGTGTTAATACAGATAATACATGTAATGCCCCAATTTTTTGATATTCGGTATCAATACCAGTATATATCATATTTTCAATAACATATAAACATATAGCTTTACAATCATCTCTATTTGTAGTATCTAAATGAAGTGAATTGTATGATGTATTTACAAAAGGGTCATGTAATCTACAAATTCTTCGTTTAGTTTCATGTGATAGTTGTCCTCGGTGATTCCAAATATCAAATAAATATCTATAAAAACGAATATAATCTCTTCTTTCTAAATTATTAAACCAATTGGGGTCAGTATAATTGCCTAATATATCAATTTCCATGAATACTTCTTGAATGCGCATATAAACAGGTTTTTCTCTAATACGTTGCATTTTATTATGTAATTCAATATTAGGATTGGATTGAACAACATTGGATATAATTCGGTTTTGAGGTTGAATAGAAGTATGTGATTGTGTAGAATGTTGTAGTATTTGTTCATTTTTTTTTTCATTAAATACACGTGGAAACAATATATTTGTTAATTTATAAACAGTGAATATATCATTCATAATTTTGAAATCAACTTTTTCACGATTATATGGATTTATTATTTTGCCTTTTTGTTTGAACAATGTAATCAAGGATGAAATATTGAAACCATATATGAATTTTTTATCATCTTCATAACTGTAAAATTCATCATATGGAATACTGTCTAACAAGTCTAATGTATAGAAATCGGTTTCATTAACACACAATTTTTTATTTTTAAATGCATCCCCTTTCATTTTAAATAATTTGCGAACAATATATCCCCTGAATATTTTTTGTATATGTAGGCAATGAATTGAAGATTTGAAATGGTTGTGTATTCTTTCAATAAGTTGTGGTTTATTACCTGAAACATGTAAATTGTTTTCACGAGCTATTATTTTCAATTCAGGAATCTTGAAATTTTTGAGAACAATAGAATTCTTGAAATAATTATTATAATATATATTCATACCATTGTGTTGTTCAATAGGTTTAGAAAATATGTTCATTATATATTATATATACATAAATAAATTTTATATAGGTTAAAAGAAATTTATATTGCATGTAACCATGTAAAATAATAAAAGTAAATTATATATAAAATATGAAAAAGATTGCTATATTATTTACAGGACAATCAAGAACAAACAGTTTATCAAATAATGAATATGTAACAGAAATGATAACAAATAGTTATGATAAATATTTTTTTACAGAGAATTTTAAACAAACATATGAGTATGATATATTTATATGCACTGATGATATAAATTTAGGAAAAACACTTGAATTTTTTGGTAAAGAAAAAGTGAAAAATATATATTTTATGAATATGCAAAAATTTCTATATTCAATAAACAATGAAATATATAAATTTGACGTTATATTGAATAATTACAAAAAATTACATTTGGGAGAAAACAAATTTCATGAAAATGGCCTGCATCAATTTTATAAATGTTATGTTGCATTTTGTTTATTATCAAACTATAATGAATATGATTATATAATAAGAAGTAGATTGGATATTGAATTTGTTACAGATGTTCAAAGTCAAATAGAATATTTAGAAAAAAATGAACATGCAAAAATAATAGCATCATGGGATGCATTTGCAATAGGAAAACCGGAAATAATGGAAGAATATTTATGTATTGTATTGAAATATGGGATAAACGATTTTAGTAAAAGTAATCATGATTTCAAAAAAAATATAATTAGTATAGAAAAATACAATGAAAGAAAATATAATAGGTATGAGTGGAAAAATTCACCAGAAATTCAATTGTTTGAATGTTTATTTGAATATTGTAGTAAAAATAATTATATAATAGATGATACTATAATAGGAATGAATAATATGACAACCATAATTAGATATAATAACGGAATATTCATAAAAGAAATATTCGAAAATGTGTAATTTACAATAAAAAGTATTTCAAAAAAATATATTTAACTGCATTTATGATGTTTTCCAATTTATATTTTGCAGAAAATTGATTTAAAGATAAGAGAGTATATATATTACAGTCGTATAACATATACACATACACATTTTAAAATGGCATCTACTACTTCTCTTGTTTTATCAGTTAATGATTGGGTTCCATCCTCAATTAAATATATGCAACCAAAAGTGAATGACCGTGGTGGTAAATCAATAAGTATTGTTAGCAAACAAACAAATCGTTCATTACATATTTCAACTCCATTGTTGATGACATGGGGAATTTCCGATTTTGTGGATGAAAAGGGAGAATCCGATGGTAAATACAGTATGTCTTTGAATTTCCCAAACAGTGAATATGTAACAAAAGCAACCACTGACTTTTTACAAAAATTAAAAGATTTTGAAAATCAAATATTAGATGATGCAGTAATAAACAGTGAATTATGGTGGGGTGAAGAAATGTCTCGTGAAGTTGCTAAACATACATTCTTCCCATTTATTAAATATTCTAAAAATAAAGATACAAAAAAGATTGACTTATCAAAACCACCATCTATTCGTGCAAAAGTTCCAAACTATAATGGAAAATGGGGAGTTGAGATATATGATACACAATCCAATTTATTATTCCCATGTGACAATCAAAATGTAACACCACTTGATTTTATTCCAAAACAAAGTAACGTAGCATGTGTATTACAATGTGGTGGAATTTGGATTGGTGGAAAAGGATGGGGTTTAACATGGAAACTCATTCAATGTATTGTAAAACCACGTGAAGTAATCAGTGTGTATGGCAAATGCCAAATCAAACTATCAGATGAGGAACGCACAACTATTGAAAAACAAGAATTAAAAGATGATGTTGATTTGGAATCCGAGCCAGACACAGTATTTCAAAAACCATCAGTAGTAAGCACCGAAGTTCCTGACAGTGACAACGAAGAAGAAACACCTGCACCTGCACCAGTTTCAGAAGAACCAAAGCCAATTGTCAAGAAAGTGGTTAAGAAGGCACCAGAACCAGTCGCAGCACCAGTTGCAGTAGAAGCCGAATCAGCGGGCGAACCAGCAAAGAAAAAAATTATCAAGAAAAAAGTATAAAATAATATAAAACAATAAAAATGTTTTGAAGTTGTAAATATAAACAAAAAAATCTAAAAATATTTATTACACAAAAATAAATATTTTTTAACGTAGAACCTTTTCATCTTTATTATCGTGTTGTATATTTTTAGAATATTGATTTATTTTTTGGATAGTAGTTTCGCTGTTTTCTAAACAATTTGTAATTTTTTCTTTTACAAACATTTTATTGAGTTCTTTTAATCTTTCATTTTCTCTATTGTTAATATCTCTTATAATTTCATTTTTGTTCATTTTTTTTAATCCACGATAAGAATCAAACGAGTTGGATTCAATATCATAATCAATTATAAATTTATTGTCAAATCTTTTTGGTGTATTTAATCTATTATATTTTTTATTTGAATTTACATATTTGTTATCATTTCTTTCTTTGATATCTTCTTCATCCAATATAATTGGCTGACCAGATATATCATATGCAAAATATTCTTTAATATTGACATTCCATGGGTTTTTGGTGCGTTTATCATTGGGAGTCAAACCGTCTAAATACCAATATCTATCACTTTTATTGATTCTTTTCAAATTGTCTTCAAAAAAACAATGAAAACACAAATATATCAATTCTGTAAAATAATTAACGTTCTCAATACTTTCTTTTTGAGAATATTTATTTATTTCTTGTTGTAATAGTTTATATTCAACCAATTTATTTTCCACATCATTTTCAGTAGATAAAGGCATATAATAAATTTCTTCAAATTTCGCACCAAATTCATCGTATTTTTTAGAAGATTCGTAATTCAACAATGCCTTTTCTTTCAATTTGAAAAAAGTGTTTATTATAGAAAGTAAAAAAGATATAAATAGCATAATAAACAATTGTTTTTCGGTTAAATAAGTAGTTTGTGTTCCCGTTTGTCCAGCGGTCAATGCGGTGAAAAGAGTAATAGTAAAATTGATAGGAGTAGATATATAATTCCAGAATGCAGCACTTATGTATTTTTTCCATGCCTGTGTGCCAATACGTAAATTCAAACTGCCTTGTAATGTAAGCATTGTTCCCCATTGTGGTGAATAGTTGTGTATCCTGTTATGACTTATATCTACTATAATATTACTTGCATCTATTTTTATAATATCACTATTTGCATCCATTTTCATTAAATTATTACTTGCATCAATAATTATATTGTTCAAAATTGGCATATACAAAAATGTAGAATTTATTTTGTGTAATTATACAAAATAAAATCAAAAATAAGGTATTACACCGATTGGTGGATAATATGGATTATAATAAGGTGAATAATATAGGGTATAATACGGAACACTCTAAATAGATGGCACCCTTCAAAATTGGTAAGCATTTATATATATGAAAAAATATGTTTATGTTGTTTCACCGATAAAAAATATACAATATATACACATATACAATTTGTTACATAACCTTCAAGAAAATTCATACAATTGTGCTCCATTGATTGTTGGAAATGTTCTGTATGATGAACAATATCCAATATATTCTTCATCCAAATTCCTTTTTTCAATACCATGTTCTTGATTATAATAGTGAAATCCATTGATTACAGCGCCATATCCATATGGATATTCAATATTTGCATGATGGTTCCAATCATTATTATTTTTGATAATAATAACGTAGTTTTTTTCATATACAATTTTATTATTTTTGATAACAGGTTTGAAATAATATGAATATTCATATAAATAATAATCAATAACATCCGTTTGAAGAATATCATTTGTAAATTCAATATAATTGGTATATACATTCAAAGTTTTTATAATACCATCTTCATCCATTATTTGAATAATATTTTCTTTTGTTGGTTTATATATTTTTTTAATTAACGTGTTTTTTATTTTTTGTATAGTTGAAGAATTCTTATTTACTTTCATCAATAAATTATTATCTTTATAATGATGCACCCATATTGATTCTTCTGTTTCTAAAAAGTCAAATACTGTATCAATTATATCTCTTGGTAAATTCTTGTATAACATTTTAAATTTTATTATATTATTCAAATATGAAAAAAGTATATCAATTTTTTGCAGAATTGATATACTTTTTGTTTTTTTATTTTTACACAGGATGATGATACATTTGTGATTCAATATCAATATTGATAAATATAAGAATTTTCATCAACATATTTTTTAGCATTCCAATAATGCATTTCATCATAATAAATTTGATATACACCCCCTTTTTCAAAATGTTGATATATTTCTTTTTCAGTTTCAGTTATATTATTATTCATTGCAAAATGGACAATAGCCTTCTTGTTCTCAATAACAATATCATATATATTACCAATTTTGCAATGTTCTATGATATACCATAAATCTCCTTTACTCATTTCATTATTGAAATTTTTAATTTCTATACTTGGTGGTTTGTAATACATTTTAACACGTTGATTCATTTTGTTTGTTATACAACTGATATAATAAATATGTTTTTCAATTTTCTACATTTTACTTGGTATAATTTTATTTTTCAATGTATTGGCAGACCTTTCCATAATATATTGCCCACATGGACCACAATGGTCTTCATTGGATAAGTCTATTTTTTGGTTTATTTTTTTGTTACAATGCTCTATATTCCATCTACCCAATGGTTTTGGAATATCTTTTATGATAAGTTGTTTTATTCTATTCAATATAGATAACATACTAATATATGTATATTATGTTTATGTATTTTTCCTAAATATTCTATGAAAGTTGAGAACAAGTTTCTCAAAAACATCATTTTATAAAAGTGTTTTCCTAAATAATTTCATTTGTTTATTCTAAAAATCTCTAAATATTCCGCAGAAGGTTGAGAACAAGGTTCTCAAAAACATCATTTTATAAAAGTGTTTTCCTAAATAATTTCATTTGTTTATTCTAAAAATTCCTAAATATTCCGCAGAAGTTGAGAACCTGGTTCTCAAAAACATCATTTTATAAAAGTGTTTTCCTAAATAATTTCATTTGTTTATTCTAAAAATCTCTAAATATTCCGCAGAAGTTGAGAACCTGGTTCTCAAAAACATCATTTTATAAAAGTGTTTTTCCTAAATAAAAATGTTTATTTATCCTAAAAATTCCTAAATATTCCGCAGAAGTTGAGAACCTGGTTCTCAAAAACATCATTTTATAAAAGTGTTTTCCTAAATAATTTCATTTGTTTATTCTAAAAATTCCTAAATATTCCGCAGAAGTTGAGAACCTGGTTCTCAAAAACATCATTTTATAAAAGTGTTTTTCCTAAATAAAAATGTTTATTTATCCTAAAAATCCCTAAATATTCCGCAGAAGGTTGAGAACCTGGTTCTCAAAAACATCATTTTATAAAAGTGTTTTTCCTAAATAAAAATGTTTATTTATCCTAAAAATCCCTAAATATTCCGCAGAAGGTTGAGAACCTGGTTCTCAAAAACATCATTTTATAAAAGTGTTTTCCTAAATAAAAATGTTTATTTATCCTAAAAATCCCTAAATATTCCGCAGAAGGTTGAGAACCTGGTTCTCAAAAACATCATTTTATAAAAGTGTTTTCCTAAATAAAAATGTTTATTTATCCTAAAAATCCCTAAATATTCCGCAGAAGGTTGAGAACCTGGTTCTCAAAAACATCATTTCACAAAATTATTTTTCCTAAATAAAATCAATTATTATTTACAAGAATTTCCTAAATAATAATTTTGAAAATTGAGAACAAAGAAAAATGCTAAATATCAATATGAAGATAAACAATAATATTTGATTTTTTGGAAACATCAAAAATATTGTCTAAATTCATAATAGAAATACCTTGATTTTGCAGTATAATAGTTTGTTGTTCTTTGAATTTAAGTTTTTCAATAAAAATAGAGAAAACGTTTTTTCCTAAATTGAATTCAAAAGTATTTTTCCCCCAAATATCTTGTATATGTATATTCAAATCAACATAAATATTATTATGAGAATCAATGCTAATATGCTCTGGTAAAATAGGAATGCATTTAACATACATATCACAACCAATGTTATCATATATTAATTCATGATGCCATAAAGGAATATAATAAACCTGACCATTTTCAGTGAATTTATATAAATTGTTCTCAAACAAATCATCAATAAAAGGGTTTAATATGATACATTTATTTGTTTTTGCAGAAATAATATCTTCAAATTTTTTGAAAAAGTCATCAGAAAAATGGAAAATATCTTTATATTTCAAAAAGAAATCATAAATTTTCAAGAGTATTTTTTTATCCAATTTTTCTAATAATTCACATGCTTTGTTCTCATAACAATTTGCAATTTTGCTAACAATAACATAAAATATTCTACATTTGATATCTTGATATTGAATATCATTACCAAGTATATTATTCAAGAAGGAGAACAAAGTTTTCGTATATTCATTATTGACAATGTTGTCAAAAGGGTTGATGAAATCTTCTTGTTCAGTATTATCTAAATATTTCAATAAATATTCATATGCATTTCTTATATTATTGAATTTATCGGCAGCATCGGCAGTATTATTTTTATCAGGATGATATTGTAATGCTTTTCTTCTATATTGTCTTTTAAGTATTTCAATAGTGAGTTCTTCATATATTTCTAATAAAATACATGCATAATTATAATTCATTTAATGATTTTGGTTATGATATAATAAAATATATTCTCTAAATGATAAATAGGTCTATAATTATTATTGAAATATTTCAAGTTTAAGAACAATCGGTGTAATATATTATAAATATCATGAACCGGAACTTTATCATGTTGAATGAAATAAGAGAGAACATGCCAAACACATTCAGTAGTATCTAAATTATAAATCAATATATCATATAAATCATCTCTAAATTTGATAAAAGTAATGTTCTCCATGTTTTCCATATCATTGATTATATTATTACATATGGTATTGAAATTATCATTTGGAATATCTTTTGTATTATGAATAATATTGAAAGACCGAATTTCTTTTGTATTGATGATATAGGATGTATCAATATCTTTCAAAATATTGTTTTGTTGAGAAGAAATAGAAGGAGTGTTTTTATAATTGTATATTCGTTTGATAAAATCGGTATGATTATTTTGTTGGTTTGCAATAGTATTGTATAGAGATTTATCGGGACGTTTGACAGAGATTATTTTACAAGAATGGATGATATTATTGGGTATAAAACTGACGTGTTCAGTTAAAAGTATAAATTTGATTTGAATAAGAGAACTTGGATGATTATATTGTTGCATATAGCTATAAAATATTTCTAATAATTCATTGTGTATCATATGAAAATTTTTACAAACAATAATTCCAATTTTGTCGGGTTTAACAGAAACAATATCAACGATTTGGAAGAATATATCGTGCATAAGTAATTTTGAATTACAACCGAGTAAGGCAGTATCAATTTCATAATGAATATCACTGATGTGATAAATATAAGTTTGTTTTTCATTTTGTAATGTAATTTTTTTTTCATATTTCAATTCACTTGGACTATATTTTTTAAGGAAGTAGAGAACTTGTGAATATTTTCCAACGCCACTTGGTCCATAAACAATCAAATTATCAAATTGATGAAGAGAAGAAGGGAAAGAATTTTGTATATTCAATAATTCTGTATGAAAATTATTGTTCTCAACAGAATGAATATATTCTTCATAATTTGTTTCGTAGAATTTCATATATATAGTAGAGAAGACGATAATAATATTTATACGAATTTCATTACAAATATCAAATTAACGAACGAGTTATTTTAACCAAATCATTACCATTATATACGAGATATGCAGAAGTGCCAAGTGAATATATAACCAATAAAATTTTAATACTTTCAATTATTTTTTCAAGTAATGAAGATTTATCACTGATAATGGTAGTTATATTGAAAATAGGTTTAACATTGGATATTAAAACATAAAAAATTAAAATTATCATGCATACAATAACAGAAGTGAATAAATGTCTGTACAAATGAATTTTACGTCTATTTTCATGAGACAATAAAATTTTTTTTCTATTTTTAGAATATGAATAAATCCGTGCAATAGATAGAATAAAAAGAGAAGAAGAAACAATATTTAAAATGAGTATAACAATAAAAATGATAAAGAACATGTCTTTATCACCCAATTTGATGTAGATATCTTTAATCGAAAAGATAGTAGCAAATATATTTACAACATATAGCAAACCATATCCAATGAATTCAGTATTTTTTTGAAATATACAATAAAAAGAAATGATATATATAACAAAAAACATCAAATAGTAAGAAACCGGAGTCATTCTGGTTGTTTTACTAATGAATGAGCCGATAATTTGATTAACAGACATATATGCATTATTATTATCATCCATAGTATAATATAATATTATATATTTATGTAAGTAGAAACAATCCATTCAATAAATTCTTGTGCATCACAACTGGCGTAATTATTTTTATATTTACCAATTTTGAAAAAGGCAGGTTTTTTCATAGTATTGTTTTGATAGTATATGTATGGTCCAAATTTACCTTTACGAATACTGAAATCGCAGTTAAGAATACGTAAAGTGTTTTTACTTTGGATTTGTGGAGGTTTTCTATGTTTATCTCCATCGGGTTCATCGTTTGTATTTACATTATCATTATTTGTAAATAAATGAAGAACATCGTCAATAACAATAAGATTTAAAGGTTTATTGATATTTTTGATACTTTTTTTGTTATCGCCCCATTGAATATAAGGACCATATTTACCAGTTTTTAAAAAAACATCGGTATCTTGAAATTTTCCTAAACAATCATTTTTGATTTCAATTAATTCATCAATAGTATATTCTCTATTTTGTAATTTGGCAATATCAATTTTGATATTTGGATTGACGGTTTTGTATTCCATTTCACCATTACCAAGAGGTTTTCGTAAAGATGCTCCGAATTTATGAAAAAGAAGTTCATATTCATCATTAATTTTATATATTTGTTTTTTCATATTTTTAAGAGGTTTAATGCATTCTTCAATTTCGTGTTTGCATTTAGCACAAATAGAAAACCAATGTTCATTTTCATGTAAACAATTATTTTCTATTTTATCTAAATATTCTTCAATTTCACGTGTATAATCATAAGAAAATAAATGGTCAAAATGTTTAATAAGGAATTCAACAGCTAATATACCGATGGGTTGTATAACGAGTTTATTTTTTTCATTGCCAAAAATTTTTTCGATTTTATTAATTTGAATAGTTTTATCGTTGAGTTTGTATTCATTAAATTCAATAAGTTCTCCTGGTAAATCTTTTTTTTTGACATAGCCACGTTCTTGAATAGTATCAATCAATAATGAGAATGTAGAAGGTCGTCCAATACCTAAATCTTCTAATTTTTTGATTAAACTGGATTCATTATAATAAGTATGTTTATTTTGGACAGAAATATTACTAAAAATAGAATTGTATTGAAGAGGAGAACGTTTGTTCATAATAGATTGAAAATAGAATAATTGACCAATTTCATTATTTTGTGAATCGGTGATAGTATCATTTTTATCACAAATTTTTTTCCATCCTAAAAAGATAGGAATTTCAATAGTATATTTATATTTATAAGAATCAGGAGCGGAAATGAATGCATCAATGTTGTTGTATATAGCATCTGGCATACAACTTTGAAGAGTATTATTCCAAATAAGTTTATATAAAGTAGCCAATTTACCATCTAAACCGAGAATGAATTGTTTATCAAGATAGGTGACACGAATAGCTTCATGAGGATTATTATCATTGGTATTTTTGATTTTAGAAAAGTCACCTAAATATTTTTCGTCGTTCCATTTATTTAAAATGAAAGTTTTGGCTTTTTCTAAAAATTCGGTGGAATATTTTTTGTTTTCAGTTCGTATATAGGTTATATGTCCAGCTTGATATAATTGTTGGCATAATTCCATTGTTTCTTTTGGAGAATAATGTAAAATTTGAGATGCAGTTTGTAATAGACAAGAAGTATTGAAAGGTTCAGGCGCATGTTTTTTAGTTTCTTTTGAATCGCCTAAATCTAAAAAATGTTGAAATTCTTTTGATTTTTCAAGAAATTGAAAAACTTTATCTTCATTATCAAAGGTATGATTTAAAATAAAAGGAATATTTTTGTTGAAAAAAGATGCATGAATTTTGTAGTGAATATCAAAAGAGTTTGTATTGTTGAGTTCATTTTCATAAATTAATCGTAATGCAGGAGTTTGGCATCTGCCAGCAGAGAGACCAGAATCATTTTTATTATTGTGAATGAATTTCCATAGAAGAGGAGAAACAAGGTGTCCAATGATTAAATCAATCATAGTTCTGGCATGTTGAGAATATGGTATAAACGAAGTAAAATCCTGCCAATTATTGAAAGCATATGTGAGTGCAGAATGAGAAATTTCTTTAAAAATGAAACGTTTATAAATATTGAAAGAGCGTAATATATGATATGCAATGGCATCACCTTCGCGGTCAAAATCAGTAGCAATAAAAACATTATCAGGATGGAAAAGAGAGATAGCATATTTTAAGAAAGCAAAATGTTGAAAAGACGAAGGTTTGATATGTAAAGTAGAAGAGAAGTCGTTGTGAATATGTTTTAAAGAAGGAATAAAGAAAAGATGGCCGAAAGAGGGAATACATTTGAATTGAGGACCTAAAAGAGATTCAATAGTAGAACATTTAGACGGAGATTCAACAATAATTAAATATTTAGCAGAACCTAATTTGAAATTTTCAATAGTAAATTTAGTATTTTTGAAAAGTTTCTTTTTTTTACTTTTATCTTGAATGCAATCAAAATTGAAAAGAATAGACATTGATATAGATAATAAAAAAATTTTATATCAATGTAAAAAATAATAAAAAATACGGTCCCGGGGCGAACATTCCGCGAACATTCCGCCCGGGGCGTGGCGTGGCTGGTTTATATAAAAAATTACGCAAAAATGTATGTCAGTGATGGCCGGTATAGAAGAACATTTCGTCCCGGGAGAACATTCCGCGAACATTCCGCCCGGGGTTGTAATTTTTTATGTAAAATATTCAATTTTAGACTTATCAATTTTATCATAAATAGTATCTAAACCACAACAAACAAAGTGTCCCCATAGAGGAACGTAAGTTTTGATTTTATTATCATTAAAAAACATAGATGATAATGCAAAGGTGCTTCTTGATAAAATAACAACTTTACCCATTGTTAAAAGATACAAATCTGAATTTTCATCAGTTGATTTGAAAACTTCATAATCATAATTTAAATAAGAAGTATCTGAAACAGGTGAAGTAACCAAAACAACTTTGTAATTAATAAATTCATTTTTTGCTTTATTAATGATATAATCCAATTTTTCTTTTGATAAAGGAGCTTGTCTGTTATATCCATCAGGAAAATGAACAACACATCTTTCGTTATTTTTAATTTTGTTTTTGTAATGATTAGCACAAACTGAACCATCGTAATCAGGGCGGTTTGCAACATCGTCTAATCTTAAATGAACAAATATAGTGTTATCTACATCAAAAGGAATATTATAGCATGAACTAAAAATCTTGAAATCATCTTTCAAATCATTGTAAATATTATTGTAAAAAAAAGTAACAAAATCAAGTTTTATATTTTTCAATACGTCGCTTGTAGTAGTTACATAATCAAATACATCTGTAAAAAAATATTCTTGTTGATATAGTAGATTATTTGTTTGATTTTTATGTAATTCATCATTGTATTTTTCAATATAATTGAATAAAGTTTTTACAAAAACTGAATTATAATAATTATATTGTTGTTTGTCTTTACTAAACTTAATGAGATATTTATTGTTATATGCGAATAATATTTGTGCTAAATAATTTGTAATATTTGCACCCAATCTATCGGTCATATCAAATAAATAGAAATACATATTATATTATATAATATATAATATAATAAATCTAGATATACGAGATAGTATTCCGCCCCGGGAGAACATTCCGCGAACATTCCGCCCCGGGTCCGCGTAGCGGTTATTGTGTATATTTTACAGCAGTTATCAATGCATTTTGATAATGTTTCATAAATCTGTTTGGGTTCATTACAGTATCATTAAATTTCTTCCCAATAGTTTGTTTGTATTCATCTATTTTATTTGGATTATTTACCAAGTATTTCACTATATCAATATATTGTTCATTCGTATATGCAATTAGTTCGGTTAGTCCCATACAACTTAATAAAGATGCAGATACATTATGACTGTGATGGTTTTTATTATACAGTGTAACAATTGGTAATGAATTGAACAACGCATTACATGAAGTAGTTGTTCCCGAATATGGAAACGTATCCAACAATATATCAAATTTTCCAAATAGATTTATATATTCTTTTGGCATGAGTTTATTCATTAATATTATACGACTACTGGGAACATTTAATTTTGTTGTATAATATTTAATATATTCATCATTATCACAATATACTTCTTCTAATTTAATCAATATTTTTACATGAGGACATTCTTTTAATATAGTTGCCCAAGTAGCTAATGTATGTTTTGAATTTTTTATTTCTTTGTTTATAGCAGCTAATATAATTGTATTATCTGTTTTTCTCGGTTTCATTGGAACAATTTGGTATATACTTTTGTATAACAGAAAACATGTAGGTAATCTTATTAATTTTTCACTATATTTTTGTGTTGTTTCTACATGGTCAGCAACATCATCTGTAATACGATATTGTATAGATTTCATACCAGTTGTATTTGGGTATCCTAAATATGTCATTTGAACCGGTGCAGGATGATATGCAAATATACCTAATCTATTATTTACAGTATGTCCATCTAAATCTATTAAAATATTAATATTATGAGAATGTATCAATTTCGCTGCATCCATATCATTTAGATGTTTTATGTGTATAAATTTACAATTCAAATTTTTATACAAATCCACACTATCGTATTGATTTGCAAATAAATAAATTTCAAATTGTGACAAATCATGGTTTTGTATAATTGGAATAATAAAATTACCAATTACGTGATATACAAAATTTCCAGAAACATAACCAATACGAATTTTACTATTATTATTTGTATTGAATGAGAACATCGGTTTATCTGGATAATATATGTGAATTTTTTCATATTTATGGATAAGCGTATTATTGTCTGGATAATCAAAATCTTCATAACATAATGAATTACTATATGACAGCATTTTATCTTCCATACTTAAATCAAATTTCAATGCAAGTTCTGCTGCTTTATTTGTGTATTTAAGTGCATTATCCACATCGCCCAATGCATAATAAACATAACCAACATCATGATAATTACTCCATTTATCATATTTATCTTCTTTTGAAACACATACTTGTGATGAAAACATTTTAATCGCTTTTAATGTATAATTTAATCCAGTTCTATAACGAAATTGTTGAAAAAGGGATTGTGCATATTTAGCAAGGAATTTTTTATCATTGAATAAAGAATCATGAAAAGTAAGAGGTAGAGAATATATTGGTATACCATTATCAATACATAATTGAATCAATGCAATTATATTTTTCATATATAATGGTTTAATACTATGAATATGAATATGATAAAATATTGCAAAAAAAGGATTGTTCTTAAAATTATTTGCAATATGTAATAAATTATCTACATCATCTGGATATAATAAATAAAGTTTGTAATATATGTCAGCAATAAAAAAAGAATCATTAGAACCGTTTGTTATAGATTCGGCACAAGAATATATAATACGTTTTTTTTCAAATCTTTCTTGAATATTGTTAAACAATGAAAGAAATAAATCATTGAATTGTTTATACTCCATAATAAATATAATTGTTCCAATCCATTAAATATATTTCAACATAATATATTTATTATCACTGTTCCTGGATAAAAAATCATAAAAAAATGTATCATCATTGGAGATTTTGATTTGTTTGAATACAGGTTGAATATTCGTGAAATATAATGAAATAATTCCCTGGTCATTGGTAATACTAATAGGATATTCAACTAATAAATTGAGAAGATTATCAAAAGTATCATTTTGTATTATTTTAGTATCATATAGCATCATGCCAGTTTGGAAATAATCAACATCTAAATTATATTTTTCATTGAGTATTGGAAAATATTGTTCATTATTTTTATCAAATTGACTAATCAATTTGGATTCATATACATGGTATGAACCAGAATGTGCTAATAAAGTATTTTCAGTAATTTCATTCAATATTGGAGTTACATCTGAAAAAATAGTCATTCCACAGTCTAAATAAAAAATGTAATTCCATTTTTTGAAAAAAGGTGAAAAAAGATGAAGTTTATGAAATTGGAATCGTTTGATAAACCAATGAGAACTTCGTTGCATTTTTTCTTGAATTTCTAAAAATTCATTGGAAAACTGTATATTTGGAAAATGTTGTATAATGATATTATTATTTTTTATAAATTCATCATTGAATAAATCGTCATTGTTCAAATCATCACCAATAACTAAACAAATATCACCAGTAAAATTACCAGAATTTATAAGAAGATTACATGTATATTTGAATTTTGTAATAAAAGATTTATTGGAAAGAAAAACGGCACAAATATTGGAATTCATATATATATATTATATACATTTTTTTGTAAAATAAATTAAATATCGTCAATAGGAATATCATCATCATCATTAGTATTTGATGTATTAATGAATACATGATTTGACGTTTGTTCATCAAGAGATTCGTTATTGAAAAGAAAGTCATTATCATGATTTTCGTAATTAGGAATAATAGAGAGAAGAGAAGGATAATTGTGTAAAAGATGAAAATGAGAATCGTTATAAATATGTAACAAATCACAATTTTTAGGAATATTTTCCCAATCGCGTAATCCAACTAGAACAATTGAATGAACAGAAACAAGATTGTTGCGTTTAGAGCGTCCGCGAAATTTGGACCGAATATGACAAATAAGAGAGATATTATTTTGTGTAGTGACAGAACACATACCATTACCTAGCATTTTAGTAACAACAGCGAATTGTTCAAGGTGATTATCGGGTAACCTTAACCGAGAGTCGTGGTCATCATTTGTAGAAAGTTTTCGTGCAAGTGACTTAGCACCTTTACCGCCATTTGTATTTTTAACCATTTTAGATAATATTTGTTTGAATATAAAATAAAGTGAAAAAAGGGAATCAATTTTGTGAAAAGAAACCCCATTTTCATAGAATAAATAGGTAATAGTATGGAGAGAGTTTAAAATAGAATAGTGGTTTGAGAAGAAGGGTCAAATTTGCCAATAAGAGAATGAGAATGAAAGTCATAAAGATTGAAAAGATTGTCGATCAAGAATTGAGAATTGTCGGGCAAAGTAATAATGTTG